AGAAGCATATTTATTGATTATATCAGCGTATTTGCCATTGTAGCTCCCCCCAGAGGTAGGAGCCGAACTTGCTACTGATTCAGTAGCGTCAGATGTTTTGGTTGTAGTCGTGACTTTATATGAAACAAGTTTACTTGGGTCGGCTATCCCTTGTTCGAGTAATTTTGCCTTTTGTTCTAATAGTTTATTTTCCTCAATGATCGATTTGCGATAGGCAGCAGATCCCTGTTCTAAACTCTTTTGCTTATTATGTAGGGAGTCTATGGCAGCTTCAACATTTTTAAGCTTCTTTTGAAGATCAGTTAAGACTTCGTTCGTCTCGCTGTATGATTGATTCGACTTGTCATTAGATTTAGTCGCATCTTTTGTGGCTTTGTCGCCATTTTCTATCATTTGATTGGTGTCAGAACTAATACTCTTCCAAGTCTGTAGTGTTGCAATTAACTCTGTTAATTTTTCTTTTTCATAGGTTAGGTCAGCCTGTTTCCCACCAGCAGATCTAACAGCGCCTATTCTGGATTCAGTCTTGATATCTTCTAATGGATCTTTTCCAGCAATGTCTGAATAGTCTTCTTTCATCTGGTCAATGAGTTTTTGTCTCGCGCTCATTTCTAATTCAACAGTAGCTATTCTTTTCATGGAGGCTTCAATAGCTATTTCTGTTTTCTTTATTTCAGCATTGATAAACTCTGTTTTCTCTTCCTTTTTTGCTTTAATGAATTTCAAAATAGAATCTTTACTAAGACCAGTAATCTTAATGAAGTCACCATATTTTTCATTCATTTTCTTGATTGTGTCAGCAGAAAGAGTATTCTTCTTGGCGAGTTCAGATTGAGCTTTATTTAAAAGTTCAACTTCTTCTTTTGAATTGGTTGCCCAAACTGAGAGCTCATCAAGCTTCTTAGACATTTCACTAACTTTTTGTCCTGTTTGATCGGCAGAAATGCCTAAACCATCTACAGCATCTTCAGTATTCTCAACGCCTTCGACTACAGGAGCGTAATCGACTTGTGAAATAGCAGCGCCCATATTTCTATATGATTCAGCAGTTAAGTTAGCAACACCCGGCAGAGACTCTAAAAGTTTCATCCCTTGAGCAGCGTTTTTTATATTTCCGCTTTGAACGGATTCAAAAACTTTGCTTAGATTGTTCTTGATCTGATCAGCAGGTATTTTACTATCAGCAGCAGCGGTAGCATATATGTCAAGAAACTTGCGAGTCATTCCATTAATTTTGACATTATTTCTTTCCTGCTCATCAATGTATTCTTGACCAGCATTCTTCAATATTAATGCCTTTTTATTTGTGTTTTCCTGCAACTTAGTGTTTGCTTCGTCATATGCTTTTGTTTCAGCTTCAAGAGCTTCTGCCGCTCTTTGTGCAAATCTACTATTAACATCATAGTAAGAGTCATTTGGATCTGTATTTGCTAAAACTTTTTGTCGAAGTGCATATTCTTCTTCTGCTTTTTTCTTTCGTTCGGCAAGTTTACTGACTTCATCTTTATACTTGGCAATATTGCCTTCGATCTCTTTTGCATTGGCAGCATAAGCTACTTCAGCTCGTTTGTTTTCAATTGCGATCTCATCTTCCATCAAAGAGAGCTTTGCTTTAATGGCCTCACTATTTTCATTAATAGCTTTAGTTTGACCATCTATTCCCTGAACAGTAATACCATACTTAGAAGAAAGCTCACTTTCAATTTGTGCTAATTTGGTTTTTTCGTCGAAATTGAGAGATGTCTTTTTGGAAAGGGTATCATACTCTTCTTGAAGTTGCTTGAGATTAGCTAAATCATACTTCTTCTCATTGAGTGCTTCAGTTTTGTCTGTGAAGTCTTCAGTAGCTTGCGTTGCCGAGGAAAATAAACCAATTATGCCTTCCAAAGCCCACCCAATTGCTGCAAAAGCAGCTCCTACACCTGTAGCAACGAGCAAACCACGCAAAGCCACCTTGGCAATATTTGCTGCTCCAGCCATGCCCATTAAGGAAATTTTAGATGCAATTGTAGATAGAGATAGTCCACGCAGTCCTGCTGATGCACTGCCTGTTTGAATTGTAATTCCAAATAACGAAGCGATTGTCTTAGTCATTTCTACAATTAACATTTTGAAACCTATATGAAGTCCAAGTAGAGCAACACTTGCCAGTCCGAAGATAACTGGGAGTGCACCGACTGCATCAACTACACCTGCAACACCGTTTAGCATGGAGGCAAGGAGGGAGGTAAGTGTGATGATTGTATCTGAGATAATTGCATCACCAAAGGCGAGTGACATAGTTTCCCATGCAGTTTTCATTTTTTGGATTCGTGCTTCAAGTGATTGCATATATTTCTCATTTTCTCGTGTAGCTGAACCTTGAGAGCGGATAGCTGTTTCAGTGGCTTGAACAGATATATCATAGTTGTCGAGCAAGGCAATGAAACGCGACAGCTGGTAACGCAAAACTGTTACTTTCAGGCATAAAACGCCTTACTGACTATACTTAAAAAAGTATAGCGGGGAAGGNCGCAAAACTGTTACTTTCAGGCATAAAACGCCTTACTGACTATACTTAAAAAAGTATAGCGGGGAAGGTTCTTCCAAAAGTGTCTTTACACTTGACCTTCCCTCTCTATGTTTCCATAGATGTTCAGACTATAACATCTTCTTTTTACAAAGAAGGTCAACGTTTAGTCGTTACGGTTGAAACGTTTGTGAGAGGTTTGAAAATTTTATGTAGTTTATTTAAATCTTTTCTGTAAAGAGCGATTAGTTTGATGTCGTTATCTTTACATATGTCAATTTTTTGATTCATCTTTTCCTTGTAACTTTCTCTTTCTGGCATACCAAAGTACTCTATAATACTTCCATCTTCCAGTACCCAATCGGATCTCTTTCTTCCACATCTATCATCGTCAACAAAGTCTGCGTATGGTACTTCTTTCTCAAAAGAAATGTTGTTTTCTATGAAAAATTCAGTTATTGTGAGTTCCGCATAGGATAAGCAAACTGTACCATCAGAAGCACTATGAAAACCGCAGTTTCCAAAAGTGTTTATAGGATTTGGAGTTAAATTTGCTTCTGAGCAAGCATTGTTGTATGAACCAAAGTATCTAAAGAAAGTCATAGGAGAGGGGATGTCTTCATCGGCCAATATCTCATCCGCTGTTGGAGTATGCCCAAGTTTTTCTGCAAGTGTTTTTAAGCTAGTAATTAGTTCGTCATTTGAGAACTGAACATTTGTTATGCTCTTTTTTAAGCCCAAGTTTACAGCCTGACAAATAATCGCAGTGAGACTTCTGTTTTGAAAGTGTTTACTTTTCAAAATTCGGTTGGGAGTATTATGATACTTGTCTTTTAGTAGTTCATTCTCTTCCTCAGACCATCGTTCTCGTGAAACTATACCCATTTTGCTAGCTTTTGTGTGAATCGCTGACTCAGTTCTAGAAGGGAAGAACTTTTTAACAAATTCTTTTGTGGGCATTGAACTGTAGTATTTTCTAATATACTCCAATTCTTCAGATGAGTAGTGATAATTCTCTCTTTTTATTTTCAACTTTGATGCCATTCGAATGATTTCCTCTTTGGGGAATCTATTAATCTCGAACAGAAGAGTTTCCCAAGGCTCTGTAGGGTAAAGACTCTCTAGTATGTTTATTTCATTTTGAGTCCATTTTTTATTAAATCTAGGTACATTGTATTTATCAAGTATTTTGTAAAAGTTTTTTATATTGTATTTTTCACATATATCTTTTGGCTTAATTCCACTTTTATAGTCTTCGATGATACTAAGTTCAATATCTTTATGTATGTAAATCATTCTCCAATGCTAATTGTCTCTCTCACAAGACGCCTTACCTCGGTATTGCCTTCGACATGACTCGCTAAGGTGTCCACCGATATGGTTGACTTTGCATAAATCAATCACTTGATTATGGGGCCGTTATGTTAACCCGCCAGCTGTACTGCCGTATATTGTTGTTGCTCTTTAGATAATCCAGTCCATTTACCCGCCAGATCGTCCATAATGTCTGAAACATCTCTGACATCGCCGTTCATTTCTCGCATTGAGACACCAACGCCATTTAGTACTTCCTCTGATTTTGCCATTGATGTCATACGGGAATATATGCTTTTTAAACTGTTACCCACTACTGCACCGCTTTCGCGCGTTGCAGTAGTAATTGCTGTTGTATTTCCGAGGAGAGTCTCCATAGAAACACCGAAGGTATTCGCGGATGAACCTGCTTTTGTCATAGACAATGCTAAGTTTTGAGTTGTGATTGCGAAGTTGTTATCGCTATATCTGTTACTTTCAGACATTTGCTGTCCTACTGACTACGATGCTCGTAGCGGAAGCACTTCTTCCAAAAGTGTCTTTACACTTGAGTGCTTCTCTCTGTATTGCTACAGAGTGCAGACTGTCGCTTCATCCACTGAATAGTGGAGCCTTTTCACTCAGTCGTTCAGGCTGTATTTAAACTTGCCCCTTGTTATCCCAGTGGGAGATCCAAGTCAATCAGAAAAGGTTTGTCTACATGCATTACTGCATGAGGAGACCGATGTTAATCTCATTTAACTTATTCGCAATTTCAATACTTTTCCCAGCTTCAACATTGAAGATTGTCATAGCTGCTGTTAACGTATCTACTGATTCTTGAGGTGTTAATTCAGATATGTTCTGTAATAGCGTTGATGTCTTTGCAAGATTCATAGTTTGATCTTCATCGAATCCCATACGAGCAAAACCAATAGCATTCTCGTTGACTTCTGTGATACTTCGACCTAACTCATTAGCCAATTGTATGCTTCGACTCAACATACCTTCAAAATCCGTTGATTCATCCATTACACGTTTTAGTTGAGTCATTTGACTATCTACTTGAATAATGACATTGGTCATATCTTTCAATGCTCTGATGGTCAAGTAAATGGATGATGTAGCACCTGTCCACAGTGCTACTTTGGATGCAGCACTCGCAAAGCGCTCTCCAAGTGTCTTAGCTTCATTTCCTGCTAATTTTGCTTGAGAAGTTATCTGTGTTAGTTTAGTTTGCAACTCGGTCAATGCATTCTTATAATTGCTAACCTTTGATATATTCCCTAACTGAGCATTTAGCGCGGTTAACTCTGCTACCGCCGAAGCGTTACCTTTAAATTTAGTTTGAGCTGCTGCAATTTTTGCTTCCATATCTGCAACAGCTTTTTTCCTATTTAAATTCTCAGTCATTGCCGCTGCATGTGCTTTATCTAATGCATCACGATCACGAGCAATTTTTTGCTCCTCAGCAAACCGAGTACGTAATTGAGCAAGAAACTGTTGATTACGCTGTTCTTCTTCTTTTAGATTCTTGTCAGCCAACGCCTTACGCGTAGCATATTCTTGTTGAGCTGCTTGTTCGCGCTGCTTATTTATCGCTTGCTCTTTTTGTAAAGCATCTTGTTGTTGTTTGAGATAATCTGTTATCTGGCTATAATTCTTAACATTTTCATCTCGATCTACATTGACACTAACTTGTTGACCAGCCTGATTTTTATATGTATTTGTCGTACTATTGATTTCGCCAAGTTTGTTCTTATTGGCTCTGGTTCTTGCTAGTGTATATCCATCTAATTCTTTCTCAAGTTGTTGAAGGGTTTTCTTTTGTTCTGAATATGCCTCGGTTTCTTCATTTATCTTTTTGGTGGTCTGCGTGATGATTGAGCCGTTGGCTAATTGTTTTTGTGTTACTTTCTCTATAGAGCCATCCAACATTTTGGTTGTCTTAACTGATTCATTGACTACCTTTTGTTGTTGTTCTAATGCTGTATTTAAAACTTTTGTAGCTGCTATAAAGTCATTCATTGACTTAACAAATGATTTATCGATATCCACTTTCAAATTTAAAGATTTGAGAGAGGGGTGGCTGGCTAAAGCCTTGATATCATTGTTTATGTTCTTAATGGAGCTACCCACGTTGATGGATGAATCTATGAGGATACGTAAATCCGTGTTCATATTACTTAAATCACTTCCTTTTTGCTTCTAATATCTAAAGAGAAATAAAAAAGAAGCGATTCAAATGATCGCTTCCCAATGTTACTCATATTCAATTTGTTCAACCAGTTCACAGACCATATCATAAACGTCTGCTTCATCACCCTTAAATGTAGAAGGGGAATGATTGAGGACACTATCTTTAATGGACAATAACATTTCTCTGTTGTTGATATCCTGTGGAACCTCATATGCTTCATTCATTAACTCATTGATATCGGCTACACGCTTCACATTATCTTTGATTAGATAATCACCGTTCTCCTTAATTGGTTGATTATTTTCATCATGCGCTATGTATTGCTTATTGATCACAACAGTTTCGTCTAAAACTGTTTGGAGTTTATCTATCAGTAAATTCTTAAAGCGTGTTCTCATACGAGAATCTTTCCGTTCCAACTCAAGCGAGTGGAGGAAGACAATTAATTTCTCAAGTTGATGATTGTATATTTTCATTATTTGCTCCCTATATGTTCAAATGAAATGGTAATTTTACAGTGATTAAATTAGAAAATTTGATTTTTCTCATCTTCAAAATCGCGCAAATCATAAATCGATGTTGTTGAGATATCATTGTGATGTGCTACAAATTTAGACACCAAATTAATGTCAACACCTGTCTCCAACAGATATGTGATACATGAATTCTTAAATATATGTACGTTAACTCTTCGCTCTAAAATGTCTGATAGCGTATTGGAACAAAAGTCATCTGCCCATGCTGCTGACATAGGTTTGATCTCATTACCGTATTTAGTGGTGAAAATGTGCTCGCTGTCATAACCACGAGTGTCGATCCATTTCTGAATATGGGGAATTACATCAAGGGGAAACATGTACTGTAAAGGTTTACCATCTATAGATTTACCCTTACCCCTAACTGTATGAGAGGTTACATAGTTCTGTCCTTCAGGGATTCTATAATCTAGAATTTCGGTTTTGAACTGGATAATCTCTGAACGTCTTGCCCCAACTCTAAACGCTGTCGCAAGCCATGCCATACCTAGCCAATTTTCATCTTCTTCAAGGACGCTCATTAACATGTCATATTCATCTTTAGTTACTTTGACTTTTTCATAGACACGGTTTTTTGCGATAGGAGGGAGACCACGAGTGAAATTTCTAAACTGTTTATAATTCTCTTCTTCTTCGGCAATGATGTTCTCAATGTGGTTACAGAGACTGGAGATGACAGATTTACGGAGTCCTATTGCCGAGGAAGACATTTTTCTATTGTCGCGTATGTAACTGAGGTATCTTAAAAAATCGCGTTTTGTGATCTTATAGAAAGGCTTGTTGTTCATGGAGTTTACCATGTACCATCCAAACTGACGTATCACACTTGTATATTGCTTTCGTGATGCGGGGGAGAGATCTTGTACTGAAACGAACTCTTCAGCGATTACCCTATAGTCTTCGTTAACTTGAAGCCACATTTCCTCTGTTACTTCTGCTTGTTTCTTGGCTGGTTCTCGCAATGTGTTTTGCTTAACTTCTTTTTTACTCATTTAACATCATCCTTATGTATATTGATCGTAACTTTCCAATGCCATAATCAACACGCTCCCTGTGTTTTATTATTTCAAATTAATTCCTTGGCGTTTTAAGCCTCTATACATAGCCGCTTTGTGAGCACCAGTATTCCTCAACTCTTCTCGTGTTGCCTCAGTAAATGGACGCGGAACACCTGCATACTCAAATCCGTATAGGTAATTTTGACCTGACTCCACGATTTCAGCAACATTCCTATCTCCATCTGAACGAATATTCTCAACTACTAAAGTTGTTTCATTGATCAATTCAGATTTCATACTTTCCTCACTACCCAATAATCCTGTACGAGAATACATGGTAGGCTCATACACGTCATAGACTTCTTCTTTTACTTTTTCTTTCTGAACTTGTTTAACTGTCTTAGCAACATCATTACTCAATGCTTGTCCAATAGGCTGATTTAGCTTTTGTAGAAACTTAACTAAATCCTGTTGAGTCTTAACTTGCATCAGTTAATTCCTTAGCTTGTGCAACTGAAGCAACAGCCATTTCAGCAATTACTTTAGCTGCTTGTTGTTGAGCTACTTTAAATCTATCTTCAAGTTTCTTCAATTCTTCTTTTGGGAAAGAGTTAATAACTTCCATAGTGATGCCATTGTCTAGAAACTTTCTTGAAATGGCGGTTAGGCTGTCAATGTTCATCTTCTTAGGGAATGGTAAATCAGAGAATGTCTTCATCACCAAAATGTTAAATAGACTCAAAGTATCTCTGATCAGGTTATCATCAATCTCAGTGCGAGATCTCAACTCATCTACAATGGCAATATATTCTGTTACCACATCCTCCATTAGTGATTCACGAAAATATGTATGTACATTTACTTCGTGATTATCGGGAGTTACATAGATTGTTTTTCGCTGGTTATTTTTACTGTCAATAGCATTAAGTTTGGCTAGAGTTAATTTATTTGATTTTGCCATTTTTTCATCTCCCTATGGTTTATGACCATGATAAGCTTTAATTACTTGTTCCGCTCTCAGATCATAGTTGTGATATTTGTATACATACTGTTGAGCTTTTTTGGCTTTCTGACTCCTTTGTCTGTCAGTCATACTCAATACTTCATCAACCATCAATATCATCTCATCAGTATTCTTGGGTAGATAAACATGATCATGGAATAGATATTGCTGAGCAGGGGTGAAAGGGGAAACTAGAATACCTCCACCAATTCCTAAACTTTCCGCAGGTCTCATTGATGTTTGTGTAATTGACTTATCATCTAAATTTTGTCCCAGAATTATCTTGCTAGAGGAATATAAGTAAGGAAGATCTTCGTATGCACCATACCCCTTATAGGCTGAAGGATGGTTCAGCAAATTTACTTCACGGTTCGAATCCATCCACCACTCATTGCCAAAGATACTCACATCGTAGCCACGTTCTACAACTGGCATAATAAAGTTGCGAGTTTGCTCAAATCTACGTTCATAGTTATTAGCAATAAGCACAATATCTCTTTGTATACCTGAATCGACTCGTTTGTGAAAATCAGGATTACATCCAAACAACATTAACTCAGCTTGCTTGCCTTTGTTCCAGTAATTGGGGAGACACTCAGCGGTTGTTGTGAAAATATAGTCAGCATAATCAGACCAGTAATCGCCTATCCAATGGTCAAAAGGAGTATCCTCAATAGAATAAAACACATGAAATATTCCTTTTTCTTTTGTGTGCTCAAATATACCTTCAGCAAAGTTTGCAAAACATTCAGAAAACACAATGTCTACATGATTGTTTTCTATGTAATCTTTGAATAATTCAACTTGAGTTTCTTTATCTTTGTCCCACAACTGATACTTGCCATCCATAATCTGTACTTCGTGTCCAAGATTTTTAAATCCTGAAGAAATCCCGTATTTGATGAGGGAACTGTTATTTGTGAATAAAACCTTAAGACCCAATCACAACACCACTTTTCAGTGTATATTCCTCAATTGCTTTCTCAATTTGCTTGAACCGTACTTCCCAAGTGTTTTCGGAAGCAACTCGTTTAGCTTCTTCCTTAAATCCTTTTTCTTTAGATTTAGCAATTGCTTCATCAACTCTAGCCAGAAACTCTTCATCACTTTTTGCAGTAAGTACTGCTGATGGATAAAGGTCTGTCTCATGCCATTTTGTTGCTACAGTAATTGCTCCAGCAGCCAAGTGTTCATACATCTTAACTGGAGAGGCCGATTGAGTAATATTCGTTTTTGTATTAAAGGGGATAAGACATACATCTGCATGAGCGTAATAATTGTATAACTCATCATGTTTCTTACACCCTAAATTAATTACATTTGATGGGCACTGTTTACCAAACTCCAGTCCAACAAATACAGTAGGATATTTTTCTGCTACCTTCTTGATCAAATATGTGCTTGTCCATGAACCAAGAGCTCCAACAAAGGCAACAATAGGGCCATCAATATCTTCATACTCCTTAGGTTTCATGGAAGGTTTATTGATGTATTCAGATGGTGCAGCGTTACGTACTAGGTGTACATTGTCATGCATTTTACTTCGAATATCATATAACCGCTGACTTGATGTAAGCATTATATCCGCACTGTCTACGGCAAACTTCTCATATTGCTCCCAATCTGGAAACTCATCAATACTGTCGTAAATTTTAATCTTCGCATTTACCCTGTCGAAGTGTTCTGCTGACTTAGCCCACGTAGCATAAGCCACATCGATCTTGTACTTACCATGCTTCACATCTTTCATGAAGGATTCAAAGTTATGAATTACGAAAATATTAGTTTCGACTTCTTCAATTGGTCTGTCTGTTTGAGTGTTGTTGCAAAAGTAAACTGTCCAACCGTTACGAGCGAACTGAGATAAGATTTGTTGTGGTCGTTGACGGAGGAACGAAAAATCAAGAACCGGAAAGTATAGTATTGTTTTTTGTTTCATTCATAAACTCCCTTAATTGTTGTTCAGACATAATATGTTGACTGTAGGCAAACAAATCACAAAAAAGCTCAAAGCCATGCTCTTGAGCCATCTTACAGAAATATGCGTCTTCGCCTTGTGGATGAAATCCGTATTTTATAGACTTATAGACTGATTTATCCAATAAAATGACTGCTCCAGTTAAATCCACTCGTTGCAATTTAGAGCAGAGTAGGGTGGGGGCAGTCTTTACATAATAGTTAGTTATATGTCGATATTGCCCTTTATCATCCAACTTCATAATGTTTGGATATAAGTATGGTTTATCTTTATTGGTCAAATATCCATTATAAATCAATCCTGATATAATCTTTTTTCCATGCTTGAGTAACTTAGTAATAACATCAGGTTTTACAAGGATATCTGTATCGATAAACATCAATTTATCGGTTCGAACTTTGCTCATAATGTAATTCTTTAAGTTGCTCAAACTCTTATATATGTATTTATTTCTTACATTGAATTCACGTTCATCTTGGGGTGAATTGGTGTTGATTACATCAATTCTAATGTTATTGTATAGACCCTTATTGTCTTTTTTAAATTCTGTCAGTAATTCAAATGTTCTGTCTAAACTATCATTAACAACGAAATGTAGATCGATTAAAGATTTGGGATAATTGATCTCAAAAATCTTCAACAAATACTGTGGAAGTATCCATTCTCTATTTCGAACTGGTGCAGCTATTGTAATTGTCTTCATGTTTACTCCTAGAAAAAAATAGGGCTAAGCCAATTAGACTCAGCCCGTATGTACTTTAATCTTCCAACAAATCAATGATAACCATTGCAGTTGATTTTGTATCCTTCAAAACTTCACATGTAAAAGTGAATGGTTGCGGATCTCCAGTAGAAGCCATACCGATAGAGAATCCCGGCAGAACTTTTAGTTTAGGAACAGTGTATAGTGCTTCAACATCTTTTCCATCTTCATTTCTCCACATAGTCGTTCCTTCCAACAGGTAAGTTCCGGGGAACACGTCTGAGGCAACGGTCATGCTTTGAGTAGTGTCAGGAGCACTGTAGTAATAATCAGCAATCACTTTCTCGCCTACAGCCAATCCCGTAAGAGTAATTTCTTGTGTGACAGGTGTTGCAGAAATCAACTTTTCACCCATAGACGTTCCATCTACTGTGCGATAGAAGAACACTGGTTTAGTTGTCAAAGGCTCTTTCTCTAGAGTTAGCGTATCCAATTCTTCAACTGTAATTACTTCTTTCTTATGTACAGCTTTAACACCTTTTTTGAATTCTGAACCTGTAAGCACCCCTAGAGATTCCTTGGAGATCAATGCATCCTCCATATTAAGTGTTACATCTTTCTCAGAGTCCCAACCGATACGCTTTGGATGTCCTTTGCCTCCGCGAGCATATACTGTCGAGCCTTGGAACTCAAACGTAGAAGTCGTAAGACTCTCAAGGTATACTTTTGGTTCTCCTGTTGATGGGTCTTTCAATACTACGTCCATAATTTCGCGTGAACCATATTGAGTCATATATTAATTCCTCCGTTTTTATAATTAGTTATTTAACACCGGAAATCCAGTGTGTTAATTTGATATTCTTTGAGTCGGCTCCATGGAGAAGTGCTTGGACGTTGACTGCGTATTCATCTATCATTCTCATACGATTAAATTGGTCATTGAATTGAAAAAAGTTTAAATCAAATGCATTAAATATGTTTATACCATTTGCATTTGAACATAGAATTGAAATAAGATCCTGAAGTGATAAACTATTTTCCGCATCCTGCTCTTTCTTCAACTGTTTTAATTTATTTTTTCTTGCCAATATCTTATCTCTAAGTGCTCTAACTCGATCGTTAAGTGGATTAAAGTCGTCATAACTTTCTGAGGCATAACAATTTTGAATTTTGACTATCTCGCTGATTTGATCTAAAATATTGAATTCATAATTCCTATCCGCAATTATTAATGAGTTTTGTCCTTGGGATAAAGATACATTTATCCCTAAGAAATATGAGAAGGAGGTAAGATATTCGACTATTAAATCACTTCCGTCTGTTTGAAGTAGAAAGAAGATGAGAGGATAATCAAATTCACTAAAATCTACATCTACAAATATATCCTCTTTTTGTAAGGAAATTAGTCTCAGTTTTTGATTGAACTGGTCATATCCTAGATCAATGATCTCATTAAGTGTCTTCGGCTTTATTGTTAAGCCATCAAGCACAATGGATTGATTCGCCAGAGTCTTCAATTTCACATATTCTTTATCCATCACTGAAAATCACGGACTTTAAAAGTAATATAGGAGCCATGATAGTCAGTATTTACACTTAAAGCATCCATCTCGCAAAACTCAACTTTGCCAATTCCAAGACCACGCTCATTATTAAACAATTCATCTAACTTCATGATTATGTAATCCGTTCTAAGACATCCGTAATCCGTCCTAAATAAATCTTGATGCGTGAAAACATTAAATTTAATTAGACCACTTCTAAAAACATTCTTGATAGGAAGATACCTTTCAAACGAAATAGCTATGTATGTTTTCTTTTTCTCAGATGTTTTGGGAATAAATCTATGCGGAAAAATTCTATCGAATAAAACATCTTCTGGAATAACATCTGGTTTATCAAGAAAGTTCATTTCGTTGTAAGTTAGAGCTTTAAGTATTTCCTGACTGGAAAAAATCTTATCTAAAACAATGAGCTTATCTTCTGCTAGGTTTTTAAATCCTGACACGTGAACACCTCCTCAGAGGTTAGGTAACCCGATAATCCCGTACAATTTGATAGCTCAAGAATCCACTCACGTCAACTGAACGAGTATCATCAAAAGTCGAAATTACGTTCTTTAGTTGATCTAATGTCTGTGGAACAGTACGATGCACTTCTTCCCCCAGACTGTTTCTGGCAATCGCTACGTACAGTCCACCGTTTGCTTCAAGATGTCCCAGTTCATAAGTGATGCTGATGCATTTGAGTGTTTCGATTGCTGATGCTTTACTATACTTAGTCTTATCAAAAGCCATCTTCAGCTTGTTGTCTGTACCAATTGAATAGGCGAATTCATATTGAGAATTGATCGCTACATCCAAGTCTACTTCGACGATTTCCACAGTAGGTGTAGCGCTGATTACAATGTCACCGTCAATACCAGATGAATGTTGACGCGAGTAGGGGAGAGCAGAGAACGTAATCCATGCGTTATTCAAACCCTCTGTGTAATTCTCTGGTTTCAGTTCACCAAAGCGAACAATACTTTGACCCATGAACACACTCCTTATATTAGTGATTTAATTTTTATTTCTTTCTGTCCCGAAGACAGTCCATTAGCATTTTTGACATGCAAAATAACAGCACCTAATTTACGGATACTATTTGCTTTGACTGTGCATGTATTTGCTATGGGATCTTGCGAGGATATTGATGCGAGGAGAGTAGGGGACCCATCCAAATTTGTTAATGAAAATGAACTTTCATCAGAAATTTTTAATCCATTATTGAAGAAACTAGCCACATATGTAGACTCGCGGTTAAAGTAAATATCATTTGCTCCGTCTATTGTAGCGTCATAGTCATAATGGATGGTGGGGGCTACATAAATATTCAGTTGTTTTTCAATTCCATATGCTGAAATAGTTATAGTTACTTCGCCTGACTCATGAATAGTAATAATTCCTTGTTCATCAACACCGACCAAATCAGTATTCGAACTTGAGTATTCAAGAAGAGGGTCAACTATTTCAGATCCGCTTCTCATTACTTTTACATTGATTCTTGCAGATTGATTGATACTCAGTGATAGTGGATTGTCATTAAGGATATGTAATTCATATTTACCTAACTTGTGGTAGTCAGCAATACCCAATTCAAGATTGTCTTTGACTGGATCAATTTGATCTGACTGTAGACTCAAATTTACCAATCCATCATCAGACATATAATCTGTATCAATCACCTTGAATGCTTCACTTCCAATAATGAAACGTGTGTCACGTTGTATTAATTGTGTTTCATTATTTTTACTTACTACAATTTGTCTTCGTCCCGCAGGTAAATTCATTATCTTATCTTCTTCAGTTCCGAAATTCGAACGGGCGTTAAAGTAAAGAATAGATGGGAAGGTTTGAATAAATCCATCTTGATTAATCCATTTAAGATCAAAATTACATTTTTCAATCTTGCCTTTTTGATAGAGTGAATTATCTTCAATGTGGAGACATATCCATTGATCGCCAGTTCCTTGAGTAATTCTATCTCCAGCTTGGATTGTTAACCCCGGATACATGATTATAGATTTTATAGTTGGGACTTTACCGTTTGTTACTATGTGTACAGGAGAAGTTTCTGTTGAATCATTGAGGTTAATTTCTTCATACGAGAGTGAATTGAAAAAATCATTATTGATTATGTTAACATTCTGCTGCTTTTTATGTTGTGGGACGGAAGAAGGGATACTCTTAATTCGAGCATTTAAACTTTTGTAAGCAATAATTGCACCTACTTCCACTCATATGAAGAGTAAGAGTATTGAACAATAAGGTTATTTACACGTTCTTGGATATTATCTCTTAAGTCCATTTTTGCTTTTAAGTTATTTGACTCAGCATATCTTTTGAAATCTGAGTTATTTAAAGCTAATCTCATTTCTAAAACATTATTAACTTCCTTATCCATCCATTCTACCTTCATCATTTCGGCAAGAATCTCTTCTTCTAATTCAGAAAGATTGATGTTAAAACACTTGTTAGTTTCATCTCTATCAAGTAGATTCTTTCTACAGTGAGTAAATTTTGCTATAGATGATTTTAAAAAGCTGAAAATATAATCTTCATATGTGTCAGTTGATTCTCTAAACAATTCATCCAACATATAATCTTGAATTTTCGTGCTGAAGCGTTCATAGATATTTACAAATGGAGTCATTTAAACACGCCCATCTTAATTTTGCTCTTGGTTTGCCAGCTCAATCAAACTATTCCCAATGTAATCATCGATAGCTTTGATTTTATTGAAATCCCCAAATCGATTATCTTGAGATTTGATTCCCTGAATATATCGTTGAATAAAAGTCTCTTTTTGAACCTTAGTCAAACCTTTTAAAACAGACATCATTTCAACGGTTGGCAAATCAACCAACTTATCAAGCCGCTCTCTGTTTAAAATATTTTCATAATCTGAATCAAGATAGAGAGCTTTCACGACATTCTTATTCAAGATGAAGAATGCTCCATTACGAGTTAACTCAGGATGATTATAGTAAATAGCTCGCAGTTCTTCGTATGTTACGGATCGCGTAGCACCAAACTCTGGAAGGTAGAGTGGTTGAGGAGAGTTACCTTTTAAGTTCAACCCACCTTCAATCAGACTTACAATCTTAACTAATTGATTTGAGTTGATATTCAATTCTTCTTCAATGTCGTAATATTCGTCTTTTACTTTTTCGACAGTTGTAGGGACTGATTGGGTCGTAACTTTATCTTCAAGCAATTGTTTGACCATAGCTCTTAACTCTTCAATCTCGGTAGACATTTTTTCTTTTTCTAAAGAACTTTCATCTGCAACCTCTTTTGCAGGTTCAGCATTAACTGTCTTTCTCGGTGCCGCCATAAATTAAAACACTCCCTTTGTAAATATAAAATAGGGGTACTTTATATAAGCACCCCTTTAATTTAAATAGTATTACGCCAGCGAGTTCCACATAGCATAACGACCACTGGTCACAATTTTAACATCCCAACGTTGTTGGATTGTATAATCCACAGACAAGTCTGCATTTTGAGACGCTTGTGACTCAATAATTTGTGTGTTACCTTCGAAGCCGATTTTAACAATCTTTTGTACAGCAGAAGAAAGAATCAAAAGTGTTTCTTCATCAATTGCAAAGTCGTCTGTGTTTGGAATCAAGCGTTGCTCCAGTTCGAATAGATCAGTTCCTTGAAAATTAGTCAGGTATCCATTCGTATTGTATTTATCACCAAGACCAAATTTGAAGTACTGATCAGCAGGAACAACTTTGGACAGTGCAAGTTTGGAGCCAAATGCAGTAGAAGTTCCTCCACCATTAGCTGCGACCACTCGTTGTGTCAGTCGGTTAAATTTGTCTTGTGCAAACGCTCCTGTTTCTTTATATCCAGCGCCCAAAGTTGGGTAACTATCAATAATTGCATTGTATACATCAACGGTAATTTGAGTTTCAACCGAACGTACAACTCGTGTAACAAATTCGCCCCAGTTTACTTTACCAGAAACAATTCGATACCAATCTTCGCCTACTGTAATAGTGTGGTTTACTGGAGTAAGAACTACATCGCTACCAAGCAAACGTTGACGTGTCCCTTTTCGTTTACCATTGGAAGCCGTTGATACAACAAACAGATCACTATTTGGCACATTAAATACCAAATTATCTCCCCAACCAACAGACTTTACATCTGCAAATTGATTAAAATTATCAAGAACTGTTTCAGGCACTACGATATCAAGCATCTCAGAAATCAAGGAGAACATTGTCCATTTAACAGTGGGATGAGATTGGAGAGCAGTTTCATTGAACTGATGTTCAGAAGGAAGATTTGCGTATTTGATAGCCGTAGAAGTCAGATTTTTAGAAAACAGGTCTTGTTTTTCTTGAAGGGAGAGGGTCCCAGCATACTGGCGAAGTTTACTTTTTTCAGACTCGCTTGTAGAGTTTTCATATCGATAATGACGGAAAAGTTCCACACCAGCCTGTACGATGTCTTTTTGTTGCTCATCCATTTTGCTATATCTTGCAGAAAAATATGGTTTCATTGATTGTTATCTCCTTGGATTATAATATTGGTTAAATTAAACAGAACGCACAACAAGCAATTTAGTAGCGGGGATACGGCGACTGCCGACGGAAATAGTTGTTTTATCTACAACTTGCATGGCTACAAGAGTGTTTCCTGTCAGATCGTCTGCGGCAGCAGGTTTCAGTGCTCCATTTACTGGTACAACATATTTACCTTTTGCAGTAACACCAGTAATACCGTCATCAGTAATGGTGAAATCGTCGCCAACTTTTAAATGGAATGCGGTAGCTGGTCGGTTGGCGGAATTAGTAAACAGAGTGACATCTGTAAGGTCGATACGAAGCCCATTTACTTCAATGAGTTCCGGCGAACGAACCAACAAAACATCTTCTTTGGTAACATCCGTGGGTGTAGCTGCAACATACAAATCTGGTTGACCTGCAACTTGACCAGTAATAACAACAAAACTTCCATTAGGCATATCTACCGAATTTTTTACATTTTTAACGTAGGCATCAACATTAGTTCCCGCCATAGTACCAAGATTAACAATCTGCATTTATAAATCTCCTTTAATATGTATAATTATTGTTTAAGACGAGACCAAACATCTTTATTTTTTGTTTCTTCTGGTTTTTCGTCTGATTCAGTATGAAGAGTTCCCATTTGACTGAAGTCAGTTTTAACGTTCTTGTTGGTTTCGGAAATACGATCATATGCAAATGATTTAATATCGCGCTCAAATTCAGATACTGAATCATAAGAAGATGATTTTTCACGCCACTCGTTTAGCTCTTCACTGGAGAAAGCGCGCGCGATTTTTGAGAAGATTACTTCAATTTGCTCAGCTTTCTTTTTATCTTCAGTGTTTCTTTGGTATTCTTTGAGTTGCTCCATTGCAGCATTAAGACCTGAAATCTCATTTTCCTTTTGAGACAATTGTTCTTGAACCTTGCTAAATTTATCATTCAATTCAATATAATCATTTTGCTTAGTAGATATTTCTTCCTTCAATTCATTAACAATTTGAACTGCATAATTTTTATGCTCGTCTACAATCGAATTAGTAAAATTGATTTCGGCTTCTTCAGAAACTCCGTTATCCCAATCTGTGGGAACATACTTGATCTTTGTTGCAGACTCAAATTCAAAAGAAACATTATCTCCATTTTTTGAATATGGAACACGCACGTCTTGATAGTTGTTCATGCGGTCTACAGCATATACATTCTGCTCATCAAAGTCACGCATACGGTATCTTGCCACTTCAATATCTTCGTCATACCAGTTTTTTGTCGTATATTTAAGCTCCGAAAGTTTTCGGCTTAATTCGTCACTCAACTGGCTCACTGTAAGATTGAAGGAGGTAGCGATATCTTGTTTTGTTTTCAATTCTTCGTTCTCCTTTTTTTTTTGTTCATTTTCTTCTTTAATGGAAAAACTATTTTTGAATTTCTCCATCATTGTATTGACTACGTTAGTGAATTCAGAAATATCAGTTGATGAGAATTGTAATTCTATCGTTGAATTTTGCATCGCTGGCTGAACATTTTCACCAAGCCCACAAGCACCATAGAACTGAAATTTCGTAAAGTGGAAGCAGTTATCCTCACCCCATTCACCTTCAAACTCTTCAGATAACTCCATTGATTGGCCTTTAATTAAATCTCTACTCATAATATCAGTAGAATCATCAAATTTAGTCCATAGAAGCGCTTCGACGGTCAAGAAGGTTCTAGTTTCGCCATCGTCACAAAGTCTGTCTTCAAAAGCAGCATTGTTTGACTCGGGAATAATACCGATTGCTTTGCCTAAGTATTTTGTAGTAACTTCGCCATCTTTTCGTACTAAGATTTCACGATGATCAGAGAAGTCGCTCTTTCCTGTCGATCTATTATTCTCAATATAGGCTAATACAGGAGTATTACTGAGAGAGGGAATTGCGTCTTCAATGGCTTCTCTGGAGAAGTATGATCCATTGTGATTTTTCCCTGTGTGACAAAGCCAAATTTTTACTTTTTGAAATCTAATGTCTATTTCTTCTGACTCATATGTATTTATAGATTGAAATAGTATAGGCACATTTCTTGAAACTGTATTTTGCAATTAATTATCACCCCCCTTCATTGTTAAATGTCCAAGTTAGAGTCGTTGTCTCGTGTTTTTTCTCCGCTATCGGTAAGATTAGATTTTTGCGGAGCACCAACTTCATTTCCCGACTGGACATGAGAAGAGGAGAGAGGACGCATTCTATCTTTTAGGTCAATTGAGTCTTCGAGGTTAATTAAATTGGAGAATTCTTGAGGAGTTTTTCCCATTGAAGTGGCAACATACGTCACAGGAGCTCCATATTGCGCGGCTTTTATGGCACGATCAAATCTTTCTTGTTGATCAAATCTAGTACCTTCAAGGTGACACTTGAACCTGTATCTACCTGTTATTTGGCGAAGTTGAAAATTAATGAATCGTTCAAATTGCCTGTATATTCTATATACAAACATTTCATCTGTCTTTATAGAGGCAGCCAATCCAGAGCCGTTTAATTGCTTTTCACCGAACAGAACAGGGGATGTACCGGAGGTCTCCCAGAATTCACTATTACCCAATCCTACAATACTGTCTTTACTGTCAGCTTGCTTGAAGTCTAGAGCTTCTGTTTCTAAGGGAGTGGTTACAACCTTTACGCCTTGCGGAACTGCTGACTGCATGAGGGCAGAGAATTGACCAGCGGTGTCAGCCATGATTGCAAAATTATCTTTTTGGTTTCCGCTTTTACCTGTACCATCCTTGTGCATTGGAATTTTGTTTACAAGTAACTTCCATACATCTAATGATGTTTTCGTCTTTAGTAATTCCTTGTAGTTAACAATTTCAATACTGTCTAAGAACAGTCCCATCAATGGAGGAGAGACACCAGCATGGGTATCATCAAATTTAAAAGTCCAAGCTTTTGCAGGATCAAGTTTCTGCCAATAGCTGTATCGCCCATTTGAATATCCAGACTTATTCTTTGAATAATCTTTTTCTCCAATAAAATTGCTGTAGTATTCTCGAAAGTCGGGATGAAAATCATCTAAGTTGACACCCGGATTCAAAAAGTATGTCATATTGAAAGCGAATTGATATCCTAGTTCGTTCCTAGACCAAATCTTACAATAGTTACTCGGTAGTTCTTGTAGGCGTATGCCATGTTCACTTTCACGCATATAATAATATTTAACATCTTCCAAAATCATACTTTCTGCAATTTTTGGTAACTCAGAAGAAAGGTCGAAATCCTCAATCCATTGGAGTGCTTTATTATATGATTTTTTAAATGCCTTACTTTTCATATCTTCAGCATCTGCATTAGTTGGCTCTAAATAATGATCATATGTAAGTATCTCAGACATGTAGATTACTAGTTTCTTAAACTGCATGATAAAATTAAACAAATACTGGGATAAATCCTTTAGTTCACGTTCATGATTTTTTGGATCTGACAGCATTTTCTTAACACTGTCACGATTAAACTTTGCTGGAGACATATTCATATCTTTTAAAATTTGGTTTTGCCAAACGGGACTAATCATGGATGGATTGTTCATACTGGAAAACAAAACTTGTATGAACTTTTTTGCATATTCTTCATTGAATACAAACGACTCTTCTTGTGTATCTTTTTGCTGATCCGGTTTCTTAGTAGCACTTTTCATTTTTCACCTACTTCCATTACAACATCTTTAAGTGAAGAAATAATCAAGATAGTTCAATTCAACTTCATCCTTCTTCACGTCTTCATATGTTTTTAAGTAATACAGGACATACGCAAGAGCTGCCCATATATCCTTTTCAGTCTTTTTGACTACTTGATCAACACCTAGTTTACCGCCTTGTTTTTGTACCAGTTTAAGATTGGCAACTTGGTCAATCAATTGGTCAGTTTGAAAGTGTGCAGCTTTAATCTGATTAATATCTGATTCCTTCTCTTTGGTTCCTTTTTGTGTTTTGCTATTTAAATCAAGCATTTTTTCTGGAACTAAAAGTTTTAGTCTCCCACTTTCCACAAAGTCGATAAAGTTTGTGATAATATCTGTTTGTATTCCCTGTGCTTTTAAGCTAAACACTTTCAATAATCCAACACCATCTTGAGGGGTTTCATCGGTGTTAACTGTATCCCAACTGTCAAATGGATCTGTCTGGAGAGGGTCGTATGTTTCTTTCATTAACTCCTCAACAACACCCTGTCCAATACCGTTAGCATCAACAACTGTAACGGAACCATCATAGTGTTTATCAAGTCTCTTAAGGAACATGGCTTGATCGTTAAAGTTTGTTCCGTTGGGGGGAATGAATATATTTGATACTGTTACATGCTTAATTGTGCCATTACTATTTCTTTCTACCTCAACAATGACAAAAGCAGATTTATTGTTGTTGTTTGACTGGGAGCGCGCAATATCTGCTCCAATAAAATATTCTCTGTTTTTTTTCGGTGTGATCGACGCTCTGCCCACTGTTCGCAATTCCATTAATTTGTTTATATTAACTAGTGCACCATCACTTACACCACACCATCTTGATTCATAGTTCTGAGCAAATGATATGGCACTCGTAGTTGGATCATCTTTCTTAGCAAGTATCTGAGTTCTAGTTTCGCCTCGACCATAGTGACAAGGAAGCTCCCAACTTGCACCTAAGACCATTTTTCCCTTTAAATCAGCCATATCATCGATCATGTTACTTAATCGAATGAATTCATCGCTGCCTCGATATCCGCTTGTAGTGAGGTAATTTATCATACCGTTCAACTCATATGGATTGATTGCAGATAATTTACCTATGGTTCTACGTGGCACGTTTACTACGGGCTCTAAGGCATCTTTAAAGAGAGTGTTATTTAACAACGCAGATTCTTCTACGTTCAATCTTCTTCTACGTTGACCTTTTGAGTTCTGAGCATTAGCAAGAACACTATATATAGCTCCAGAAGTGAATATGACCTCAACTTGATCTTTTGAAAAACTGGATTTTACTATTTCATTGTTCATGAGAGGAAACCATTTTATGATCTCATTGTGCTTTTCTTCACTTATAGAAGAGGCATTTTCTCTGGTTTGAGCGCTCATAGCTATAGTTATATCCGGGAAGAAAATGCAAGTGTGATAAATGCTCATCAATTCAATCATCGTCTTACCAAAACCACGGGGAAATACGCCATATGTACTTACAAATCTACTCATAGATCTTAAAAATACTCTCTGATCTAAATCTAGCCTCATGCCGCCTTTTTCTGGCGTGATTAAGTCATAAAATAAGTCAGGGAACCATTTACTCCATTGGACAAACTCGACCCATTTGCTTAGATTTTTATCAAATGAATTACTTTTCTTGTCGTCGATCTTTACAGGAGAGTTAAATTCAGCGTTGGTTCCAACTCTAGAGCTTTTCTTAGTATGCTTGAAATTATCACTCTGAAAATTATTGTAATTAGCCATGACCTGATTCATCCTTGTTCAAATCACTCATCTGGCTCTCATAGTCCATTTTTCTCTTGTCATAAAAATCATAAATCTCTTTGTACTCACATGAAGGAAGTCCCTTGATGTCTCGGACATAGTTAATGTAGCACCATAAAGTAACATCTACCTTATCTTTTGGTTGCTCAATGAATGAAGGGAGCAGTCCCATTATTTCGTGATTTTCTTCAACTATCCTAGCTAATTGCCCAAACCCGTCGAGACCCCCAGACAAGTCTGCTTTGCTCATTTGTGATGGTTTGAGTTTTCCAGCTTCTGCTACATCTTTTACCATTGCAGCCCATTCTTTAGCACCCTTTAAATCTCCACTTGATTTTGCCAGTGTTTCTTTGACTTTATTTACACAAAATTCTCTAAAGTATTCCTCATGCATAGTAGTCAAGAGTTGAAAGCTGGACTTTAGTTGCTGGTACTTATTTTCAAATAGTATGTATTCATCATCTGGATACCCATAACCATATTTGTCTTTTAGTTCGCTTATATCATATTCACTGCTAATATTTATCTGGTTGTTTGTTCCCTGTTCTTGGGTATCTTCAGTTAGTACTGAGTCATTCCATGTTAAATCCTTGAATTTCTTAAGTTGAATTGTTTTTATGTATAAACCAAAAGTATCTTGTCTTTTTAATGTTGCTTCTTCGATTGCTGATTCCCAAATAGACGCAATGAAGGGTCTATTCATTTGTAACAATGCATCTTTTACGGTTTGCATGTTAGAATAATCTATATTCTTTTTCAGGCATGGTTTACAAACGCCAAATCTGCCATCCGCATCAAACTTACTACCTGAAACATAAAAGTCTGTTACATTTTTATCTCGTTCACATGTGTTACAATATTTTTTTTCTTTGATCGATTTACTATCCATAAATCACCTTCCTAAACATGCTCCTTAATAAAAAACCATGGGGTAGGAGGGAGCGTCCGGTTTAAAGAACCTTATGGCAGGATCTCCCCATGTAAAAATAAATAAGAAAAAACCCGATTTATTTGAATAATCAGGTGTTCGATTTATGTATTCTTTTAAAGTTTAATCTTGTATGTGCATTCAATATCTGAGCCATCTAAAACTATGTATTTTTGCATTGGTGTAGCATAGTAACGCTTAGAAATTGCATAATCATCAACGCCCATAAGACTTCCATTAACAATTACTTCTGTTTTTCCAAACTCTTTTTCATAGTTATGATGAATATGGCCTGAGTAGATGTATTTAGGAACAAATCCTAAGAGCTGAGGGAGGTTTTTCGCTGAAGTGTAAGCCGAATCGAGATCGCCGTGGACGAAGGCGTGTTTTTCTCCTGCAATATCTTCAATATATATACCATCCGTATCTTTGACAATTTCAATGTTCTTGAAGTCTCTCAATCGCGTTTCTAAGAACCAAGGAATTAGATACTCTAAGTTCTCTCGGAAAATTGAGTCATGCTTATTTGAAATTAATCTACTATGATTGCCGATAATGTTAATGAATTTAACTTTACGATGATGTAGGGAAATTTCCGCAAGTGCTTCCGCTACACTTTCAGCGGCTATTTGAATCTGATTAATCACATCTTCACCTGACTGGACTCTGGCAGACACATGGATTGCTCCGTGAATTATGTCACCGAGGTTAGCAACAATAATTTCATCAATATCGTTTCTCTTACTGTATTCCAGTGTTTTACCAACGAGAGTAGATAGTCTCGATCTAAAAATATCGATATTGTATGTATTTAGACTGTTCTTAAACTCACTTCCAATGTGCCAATCACTCCACAAAGAGATACCCTTTTTATTGGTTACTTGTATGGATAGGGAGGATGGAGGCAGGAGTGGCTTCAATCTTTCTAAATCTAGTACAGCTTCTTTAATGATATTTTGTAGGTTTTCGAAACGAGCCTCTTTAAAGATTAATTGATTATACTCGCGTTTTTGATCACGAAGTTTAACGGTTTCTTTCTTCAACTCCAATGTAGCATCTCGAACCTCTTCAGCTACTTCATTGTTTGCAAATTTCTCAAGAATCACAGGTTTCCATTCCAAATAGCTTTTGTATTTTTTGCGCCATCTAGACTCTGTATAGTCTTCCTCAGATTCTTCATTTAACAGAATGGCAGCTTGGGCCCAAGTCAATTCATACAATTCCAGATTGTCGCCTAGACGAATATGATAGTCTGTAATAGTTTCATTTGCGCTTCTTTTTGCTGTTGTAGGAGTCATCAATTCACTCCTTTGGCTGAACTGGAAGATCTTCATTGATGGAAATTGTTACATTTTTACCATCATAGAATTTAAGTTCACTCAATAGGTCATACGTTTTAAGTCCATTTTTATCTTCTTCAGTGATTTCCATAGTTTCTGTGTTCAGGAAACCTTTAAATTTAATAGAGTTATTTCGCTTTGCCATATTATATTGCCCCCAAAATTATTTTATTGTAATAGAAAGAGGAGAGGACAGAGGAAATATCTCGTCCTACCCTATATATTTTTATATGTATTATTTTATCGTTAAAAGTATATAAAATTACTCTTTTACAGCGTTTTTCAGAGCAGTAGCTGGTTTGAAGGCTGGAGCTTTACTAGCTGGAATATCCATCTCTTCTCCAGTTTGCGGATTCCGTCCTTTGCGCGCTGCACGATCACGAACCTCAAAATTACCAAATCCGAAAAGTTGAACTTTTTCACCTTTAGCGAGTGCTTCTGTGATTGTTTGAAGCGTTTCATTAATTGCTTTTTCTACGCCTTTTTTTGTCAAACCTGTTTTCTCTACTACCACGTTAGTCAAATCTGTTTTATTCATTTATAAATCTCCCTTGTAATTGTTTTTTTTGTTTTTGGTGAAAGTATGCCATTTAAAACTTCTGTTACTTGTCATTAAGCCGTGAATTAGCATACCTCCCCTAAAACACCTATCTAAAATACACTCAATTTTATTGAAACCCTTATGTATCAAGGGTTTTCATTTTTCAGCCAATTTTCGTTTCCGACTTTTTATTATTTTTATTCCTATAAGTTAAATTTCTCTCTTTTTTCTTCTCATTGTCCACGATTTTTCCACAGGCTTCACAATATTTCTTAGAGTTGTTACTTTTCTTTCTATTATTATCAATTACGGTATTACATCTTTCACATAGTTTGATTCTTGAGACAAGATTTTTTTTGAGATTATCTACAATTATATCTCCGAAACTTGACCATAATGTTGTTTTGTATCCAGAGTTTGAACCATTATATAGATACTCGATTAAAACATCAGTAACAAAATAGGGATCGCTATGTATTTGTAACAATTCATTTCTTATGTACACATAAACGGGGAGGTGGTCAGTGTTATTTATATCACCACTTTTCTGCCTCGATGAAAGCATCCACTTAGTGTCATTTAAATCTCTATACTTGTTTAACACTGCATCATACATCTCATCTTTACCTCTGCTCTGGCTCATTAAGGTTCTATAATCAAACTCATACATATCAGAGACAGATTTAAATCTAATTCGAACATCTGGAAACATATTTTTCAGCCTATTAACCGTTGTTGTGTTGCTCCAAGATTCAGTAATTCTTTTTGCTTTCTTATTTTTTCTGTCTTGTGGTTTAAGTCTATACTTTTCGTAAGTAAAGAAGTGAGGCATCTTCATTTTATTAAATGGTTTAAACATTGTCTTGATGTGTTTTGGTCGAACTGGTTTATAATTTGTTTTCGCTGCATCAATCTCAAAGTTATTTTCCATAGTTCTGATTTTAACTAGATCTACATCTACTGAGTCACTGTTCCATAACTTAGTGATGTCGTTACTGATAATGCCAATATTTCCGCTGAAAGCTCTTTTTAAATTTTTCTTGATGCTATCTCTACTGATTTTCTCTGCTGGGGCCTTCTTCATATCATAGTAGAGAGGTACGATTCCCTCCATATTCCTTTCAGCCACTTTTACTAATGTTTTATCGTTACTTACTGTCACTTTATCCCCGTCACAATCAAACATTAAGATTTTGCTAATAGGGTCGTGAATAGATGTATGAACGCTTTTACTAACAAACCATTTTCGGGTTACATCATCAACTACATTAGATCTAACCGCATGTTCTTTATAAAGATGCGGGCTTCTCAAGCAATCGACTCTCTCACTGTCAGGTATTGAAACACATGAGACTTCACCATCTAACAACAATCCCCTTGGATTTTTATTCCCATTAAACAAATACTCACAAAAAGCATACAGATCGGGGGCAATGAAAGTATAACATCCATCGACTTTGATTTTTCCTGTATATACTTTCCTCATTAAACTAGCCTTGGCTTCCTTAAGTTTAGTTTTTACGTGAGGATCTAATAAGAGCTCTGGATATATATATAATGATTGCTGGAGATTGTTCTTATCTTCGAACTTCCCCTTTGTTGCCCCTAACAGATTGAGCATTTCGTCAGGGTTGCTTACTGTTTCTTGGATGTCATTTCGAGTAGCCGACACAAGTTGGTCTAACTCTTCTTCGGAAATTAGAGTTAGTGTTTGCAACATTTGATAACAAAGTCGAGCAGAGCTTAATTCGTCTTCTTCAGTGTTAGTTACACTAGCATGACAGTTATATTTCTTGTAGAGTGACTTATACTCATCCCAACTTTGATAGTATTTCCACATCTTAAACTGAGACTTAGTGAAAATAACTTCTATCTTATCTTTAATAATGTCATGTTTCTTACCGTATATATCAGCTACAATTCTATTGTGCTCCCCCACAAATTTATCATAAGGGAAGGGAACGAGTAAGCCTTTAACCCAAGGCAGACGAACCATAAATGCTTTCTTGCTCTTCTTGGGTAAAATCATTCCGCAGCCATCTGTGTGGCAAATTGGCACATCCATTTTTCTTCGACGAACTGTATATTTGACATCATCGACGAAATCCACGGTAGTATTGATTGAAGTTTCAAAATCTTCTACAACGATTGAGCGATCAATATTAAATTTGCCCCATAGATCAGTTGCGCTCGAACATAATGCTAAGTAGGCCAAGTATTTATTAATGCTAACACCATATAGCCTTTTGTTGTTTTTACCAGTGTCAAAGTGATTATTGATTCGCTCTTCAGTAAGACCACACATTAGAGTCAGTTTGACTTTTTCCCAAGTTTCCTTTTTCATAAAGACGGTTTTCTTAGTTCTAATTTGTCCAGCAGACGCAGTAAATGGAACATACTCCTCACCATTTAGAGTAAACCCATTTTCTACTAGACTGTCAAATACACTGTAGTAATGAGTTTCGACAATAATTACGTCCTCGTATGTCTGATTTTCTAATAAACCAAGTGTACGAGTGAGTGAAGACTCAAAAAGAGATACTTTGTTATTGATAGACAAACTATTTGGATTTAAGTTTCGCTTTAGATTAACGTTTGAATCTATAACTGCTCGAAAACTAGTTTCTAACTCCTTGACCTTGTCTTTTTCGTTGTTCAGTTTTGCTCGGTTGATTTCTTTTCGCAATAACCTTTCTTTTAATGTAAAGAAGGCGCTCGTATCAACGCTATATATGTATACTTGCTTTTCCAGTGCCATTCAAACATCCTTTACTATATGTATTATTTGTTTGTAATACTCTTATACCAGAAATATTCATTATCCAAAACATCTATGTATTCAACACAATCATTTATTCCATCTCGCATCCAATCTGACACCATCTTCGTTTCATATGTATCTACTTCAAATCCATCATAGTATCGATCCTCCCAAGTGATAGTTGAGTGATTTCCTTTATTGTGTTTGTTTTTCAAATTGCTGCTCCTCTATGTATGTTTTATATTTGGTGTTCATCACCATGTACTCATATTAAGATTTATCGTTTAATTTGTCAATACATATATTTACTCTTTAAATGAATTAGTGTATACTGAAATTACAGGAGGGATACACAAATGGAAAACGTAAAGGTAGTGAGACTTCACAGTGGTTCAGTATATGATGATATGACAAATTTTTTTAGAAAATATAATAGCATACATACACAAAAAAATTATGAACGTTCACTAAGGAATTTTTTTATGTGGTTTATTGGAAAGGAAATTGAGGTTGTTCAAAAAGATGATCTCAAAATCAGAAATGCGGATATGATCGGGTTTCAAAATTATCTTAAGGAGCACCCTGTTGAATATTCCAATACGACGATAAACAATATTTTAGCAGCCGTTCAAAGTTTCTATGAATTTTTAGAAATTAACGAATATAAAGTGAATTCAATAGTTACTAAAGTAAAAGTACTTCCCGATGACTCTGAACGATGTGGGGCTCTATACTATGATGAAGCTGAGAAGATGGTGTCCATACTTAGATTGGATAAAGTTAAAGGACTAGAGAAGGCAGTGTTTGTAAGATTGGCCTATACAACAAGTTTTCGTAAAAGCACATTGCTTTCAATTAAATATTCGGATATTAAGTTAGATGATAATAGAGGATATTACTATATAAATGTGGTAGGTAAAGGTGGTAAGAAGCATGTCGTTCCAATTTCTAAAAATTTGTACGAAGAACTATTGTCTATTAAAGAGTTAAATTACTATAAAAGATACAAAGATAATAAGATTTTTCATTTATCTACTAAAACCATACAAAAAATGATAGATGGCTTAAAAGAGAAAATGAGTATTGATCCAGAGCGCAACATTAAATTTCATAGTTTGCGAAATGTTGCTGCTGGATTTGGAACACTGGAAGAAGCAAAAAAACATTTAAATCATTCAAATATAGCAACTACTGAAACTTATTACAGACACATTAACGAGGACTTGTCGAATAGTATTAGTTTAAGGATGGAAGAGAAGATAGATGATTCTATATTGGAGAAATTAACAAAAGAAGAATTGATTGAACTACTATTAAACCAAACCTACGGAACACTAACTCAAATTAAAAAGGAGGCTAAAGAGAAGTTACTGAATAGGAGAGAAATGATTATTTAATTAAAATGTAATTGGCTCAACTAAAAACAAAAGTATAGAACATCAAATTAAGCCTATCGGATAAAAAATGTCCAGTAGGTTTTTTTGTATTCAATGATAGCATTACGATTGAATGTTAATCGTCAATTTAGGATGTAAGGTAGAAATTACAGTTGTACCAAGGGGAAGTGAGATTGGGGGTATGTTGGAGAAGTTTAATCATGTGTGTGTATCATAAAAACGTTGACGTATCATAGGAAAATAGGTGATGAGAGGTTGTGGAATGGCTCAAATAGTGTGGTTACAGAATTGTAATGAATTGAGAAGTATAGATATAAGAAGGGGAAAATTGGACGAGTACGATTGAGATTGTGATTAAAATTTGGCGAAAATCGAGAATAAAGTTACAAATAGATTACAATAATATGGAAAATATATGGGAGGGGATGAAATATAAATCATGGTGTGGAAGCGGAAGTGCTAGGCCACTATTTTCCAATTCGTCCTCTTTTCTGGATTTAAAATAGCCCCCCATACCCTTGCTAGATACTACACAAGATATATTGTGTGGCATCTAGAGCATACAAGCACATTCGTTTAAACGATCCAATAAGCTGCTGAATTGTCAAGTTATTTCTAAAAAAAATATTCAAAAAGCTCAAAATTTCTGAAAAATTCATTACACACACCATATACCCTATGGGGGTATAATATAATCGCTGGGTAACAGACTTTGCATAAATCATGACTTATATCAAATTAAATTGTACACTATCTAATTGTTGTTCATTATATTTATCATCATCTACTCACATTCTCATCATCCTAATATGTCTCCTTACCAACTCACTCAGTATACTCACCACTATCTTATCCATCTCACCTATACTATTACTATCACATACACTATACCATTGCACTATCTCACTCTATACTATTCTCATTTCAATTTTCATCTTTTCAATCTCTAATCCTACTTTTCATTTCCAATATTCCATTTACCTATTCATCTTCCCTATATCCAATACCACTTACCAATCTTAGTATCAATTTAAGAATAAAAACATGTACAATTTTAATTTAAAATGGTATAATATTATTAAGAAGTTGATACAGGGGGTGAATACATGATACCAGAACCACTATCCAATGATACATTGCTTACACTTATACCTCAACTAGCATCACAAGGCAATATAGCACTATCATCACATGCTGAAATAAGACTTAATCAGCCTGATAGGAATTTCACCTATGAACGATTACTATTCATACTACGGCATCCTAAGAGTATTACAAGTGAATGGGATGAAGAGAGGAAGCGATACAAGTATAAGGTACAAGGTTACAACAAGCGTCATGCAATAGTTAGCCTTATCATAAGCAATACATATATCAAGGTAGTCACGGTGTTCTAACTGTGGCTACTGATTCACCTATTTAAATTACATACGATTGGGGTATAATACAATATGATTACATATGGCAACGGAGTAGCCAACACAATAAATGAGGAGGTAACATATATGAGCAGCTTTAATGAGGCTTACAACAATGATAAACAATACAAAGAGTCATTGATCAGTAGTACAATAACACCAGATAAACAAGAAGCATATATTAATGCAGTGGACTATACTATTGATGATTTAATTGGTGTAATGGAAGCTTATAAACATGGATCTATTACAGATGAGAAAGAAGCACAAGAACAGATTAGAGTATTCTTGGAAGAATATACTGTTAAACTATTTAATATCACTAAAGGGAAATGATTTTTTATTTCTCTTTTAAGTATAAATATAATATTTAAATAATAAAACAATTTACGATTCCACTCTAGAAATAGGGTTTTACATATAAGAGACTAATACATTTAAAATTGAAAGGATGAAAAAGCATTACAATTAAAGTTGTTGATTCAATGATGGGCGCAGGTAAGACAAGCGCAGCTATAAACCTAATGAACAATGTGGATGAAAATAAATATATTTATATTACTCCATACTTAGATGAGGTTGTTCGTATTAAGCAGTCTTGTGTAGCGAGAAAATTCTATGAGCCAAAAGTTTACACAAGTGAAGGGGAAGTATATTTCAAACTTGATTCTTTACATAAACTTTTAACTGAAGGAAAAGATATTGTAACTACTCATGCTTTATTTAAGTTGGCTACGGATGAGACTAGAGAGTTGATCTATAATGAGGGTTACACATTAGTACTGGATGAAGCATTGGAAGTTATCCAAGAGTTAAGCGTGTCACCAGATGATACTAAGATGCTATTAAAAGAATGGATGAAAGTAACGGACAGTGGTTTAATTCAATGGGACACTGCCAAAGAAGATAAGCAGGGTACTTATAATGGTAAATTTCAGTTAGTGAGAAGATATGCTCTAAACAATAATTTAGTCATTCATAATGGGGTAATACTGTTATGGAACTTTCCTCCTAACATTTTTGGTCTGTTTAAAGAAACATATATCCTAACCTATTTGTTCAGATCACAATTACAGAAATATTACTTTGACATTCATGGTGTTAGTTATGAGTACTGGTCTGTTGAAAGAATAGAGAATAGATATCAATTTACAAATAAGTGTCATCTATCAGAAACAAAAACTAAAGAAATTATCAGAAACAAAATAAATATATATGATGGGATCTTAAATAAAATAGGTGAGGGTAATTATTCACTATCTAAGTCATGGTACTTGAACAAGAAGCATTTACACAAACAACTTAAGAACAACACTTTAAACTATTTCAGTAATATAATGAATTCAAAATCTGATAAAAATATGTGGACTACATACAAAGACTTCAAACCAAAGATTAGTGGGAAAGGTTATACTAAGGGATACGTTTCAGTAAATGAACGAAGCACAAATAAATATCAAAACAAAAATGTCTTAGTTTATACTGTGAATAGATTCCTTAGTCCAATTTTAGAAGGATATTTCAAAAGTATGAATATAAAAGTAGACCAAGAAATGTTTGCCTTATCAGAACTAATCCAATGGATCTGGAGAAGTGCAATCAGAAATAATCAACGAATTGATATATACCTACCATCAGAAAGAATGAGAAGATTATTAGTGTCATGGCTGAATGATGAATTATAATCTATTGCTTCAAAAGCAATAAACTCTTCAAAAAACCCGCATAAACACTGGGGAAAATGGACCTAAGTCTTAAAAGAAAAGTATTAAAAAAATATATTTAAAATAGTACAATATATACATAATTGTTTGAGATAATAATAGGTGGCGAGATCCATTCCGTTTCACTCCATGGCTGTCGCTCACCTTCATCCACAACTTACGTTGTGTCTGTCATTTATATTATTCTTTCCTTTGACTAACTCTAAAAAAGTTGGTCTATTTGTCATTAAGAATAAAAATATGTATTGCAATATAATGATTTGTCATATATAATGAATATATAAGGTAAAGGAAAACGAAACAAGGAGCTGAAAACAAATGAGTCAATCTAAACTTGCAGTACTGAAGTCACAATGGGCACGTAAGCAAGCACTGAAAAGTAAAACAATCGTAGGCGCATTGATCCTTCGTTAATATAAAGAATAAAAATAATTAAAGGTGGTAATTAAAATGGTTGATAACATGAATAAAGAAGAATTAGAAATGGCTATTTTGGAAAACGATATTGTTGATGTCATGGATTTACCGGATGATATTAGTGTGGATGAGCTTCGATCAATTGTGAGAGAGTGGATACTAAATGGAGACGAAACTCATGAGAGCTGCAAATAAAATTAATAAAGAGTCCATGAAAGTGGCCTTTCACATAGATAAATTGATAATAAAAGGAGGAGATCACATGGTGCGAATCTATTACATAAGTCCAGTACATAAAACTAATCCATACACAGCGTTTAAGCAATCTCAGCAAAGAGTAAACTCACAAAACCAACCCAAACGTTCATCAGCAGGGTTATCTTTCAGCCAACACCTTGAGCTTGTTGAATCTTTAATTAAACAATAAAAATAATAAAAAAGAATTGGATGTGTGATAAAATGAAGAAGATTACAATGGTGCTGATGGTACTTGTATTAAGTTTGATGGTGACTAGTGCAGCTTTTGCTAATGCCAATGAGGCAGCTCCTAAACAGGCCATAATGAAGATTGAAAAGGTATATTACATGAAGGGCAGCGGTTATTATGTTGCTCATACCACTAAGGATAAAGATGGACACTTCTGGGTGTTACAAGTTACTGATATCTCTACACCTAAAGAAGATAAAGCATTTAGTCAGGTGCTACGTAAACAGTATAATGGCAAACAGGTTGTGGTAACTTATGTTGAACCATTTGATGAGGACGAAGAAGTAGAGATCTGGGATGTTAAAATTAAATAGATGTTATTCATGAGATTCCTTAAAGGAGTCTCTTTTCTGTTATTAAGAGTAAAGATATGTATTGACAATATAGTATAGTGAGCGTATTATATAAATATAAGGAACAGGGAATACATAGGAAACATTGTACTGGAACCATTTAAAATACTCATATCATATAGATTTATAATTCTTATAACAGAGGAGGTAAGCAAATTGGATAACATGACAATTACTAGTGCTATTGAAGTGAATACGGAGTTTTTAGACTGTTTGTACAATAAGCGTACTAATCTCATCGAAGATCTTTCATCAGAGTCTACCAATACAGACACTAGTGAGGAGCTTTCGAAGGTTAACGACCTCATCGAATATTGGGAAGGCTTTCTGTGTCAGTTGCAGGAACGTCTAGGAGTCGAGGAAGAGAAAAAAGACAGCCAAGACACGAAGGGGGTTGCACTTGAAGTCGATCCGCTTGTAGATGTCATACGGTTTACAGAGGTACAGTACGCTGCGAAGCATGATCGTCGCATTATCATTAAACGAGTGTTAGAAAAACTTTCCGCAGCAGGCGACATCATTTCGTCAGATCTAACACATTCTTTATATGGATACACAAATCACTCGCTGTCAGGTACGGTTCAGGGTACGAATGGGACATTCCATTTATCAATTGTTCGAGCTGGAGGTGTCAATCTCAAACGATCTCACCACCGCATCACAGTAAATAAAGTAATTGAATAAATGGATACATCAATTAATAGATCAAGTTGGACAATTTAATGTAAAAGAGTGATTTTATAAAGACAATAAGGAGTTGATAACATGATCGATTCAAAAATTATGATGCTGATACACAATGAAAAGGAAGAAATAAAAGCGAAACAGCGTCATTTGCTTATAAAGTACGGATTTGGAAAACATTCAAGAGATATCAAAAAGCAAACATCAGAAGCCTTTTTTAAAATGGCCAATGAAAGCAAGGAAGATTTAGATAAATTTGTTGGATTGGAAAAAGAATATGTATCCTGTAATAGTAAGTTAATCAGTATGGGGATGAGCAAAAAAGAAGTATTGGAATCCAGATAAAATTCTTGTTTTACATAGACAAAGGAGGAATGAATCTTGCGATTTAATGGTGTTGAACTAACAGAAGAGACGATTAAGATCACAAGAAAATTATTCGCCAACATTGCGCTGGAGTGCATCGAGGAAGTTAAAAATGGAAAGGTAATAGTAAATGATCCAGAATCATATTTTGCATGGCGTAAAGAAGAAGTAAAGGATGCAATGGGTGGCAAAATTGATTACACATTAACTTTCTTGCAACGTGCATATTATATACAGACTGGTGAAACAATCGCTTTGTTGAATTAATATAATAATAAAATAATACAAAATTTATATATAAATAAGGAGAGTGAATTCATGAAAAAGGTACTAGAGTACATCCACGTAACTTATCACTACGAATCCAGAGAAGAGCGAGATGAACATGTTGCCCAAATGGAGGCTGAAGGATGGGAGGGCAGCGGTCAAATTAAAGAGACAGCATCATTGCACACTGGTGAATCTGTCTACTGTGGGAAATTCGTGAAATACAATCCATTTATAAAATAATACATAGGAGTGATCAGTATGAAATACACATTCGAAAACTGGATTCAAACAGAGTATTGGGAGGGTGCATTGATCACTTCTCCAACAGGATTAGAGTACTTAACGAATGGAGTTTCAAAATGGGAGCCAAACGCAAACAGAAAGTATAGAGTTGTTGACAACATTAGCAATAAAGTTGACTTCAAGAGTCGATGGAATATGTATTCGCCATATGATCATATTGAGGGAGTGAAATAGTTTATGAAAGATGAATTGGTCATTACATTGAAATCAACCAATAGCTCTACAGATATTATAGACTTTGTAACAGAAGTAAACAAAACGAACAACCTGTCTGCACTCGTGTTATCAAGATCGGAAAATAGCAATCAAATTGAAATAGAGATTTATAAAATCAATTCTTAATCATCGTCATATAATGAATTTGTTGAGAGATTAAAAAGTATAAATTATGTTCAGATAGTAAATTTAGCTTTTGAATTAAAATGATATCAATATAGAAAAAGGAGTTGTTTGTGTGGCAGTTGAAGAAGGCCATGACTTAGCCAAGAAGATTATTTATTGGGCTAACCGAGGATTAGAAATTAGTTACGATATTATTAATCAGATTGAAAATGGACACCAAAAAGATGTTGAATCTGGACACTCGCCACTCCACACGTTCACTGTTTATGTCTTCAGTAAGGAGCAAGAGGACTATGTTTATACACTAAGCCATGACGATCCAATTGAGGCACTGAAAGACGGTGTAGCCTATTGCGAAGACAAGTTTAAAGACTATGTCTATTGACGCAAATATGTTATCAAAAGTTTGATATTAATTGAAGGAGTGGTCTGGATGAACGACAATCAAATGTTGACCGTACTTGAGCAAGAGGGTTTCGAAGTCGCAAACGAAACTGAAGTTATTTGGAAACAGGCTCATGAGATTGGTTACGTATGGGATGAAGTGGATCAGAAATGGATTAAAGTTTAACAATGCATGAATATACAGGATTCAAATTATAACACTCGCATTTTGTGATACTTTCATTCAGCAGTATGCATAAATAGTTGATTTGGAGTAGTTGAGACAATGGTAGAGTCTATATGAAATGCTTATTTCAATTAAAGCGATATAAGCACTAATTGGAAATATAATGTATACTAAAATAAATACATATCAAAGCAAAGGAAGATTCTATTTGAGGCGCATTTATCTAAGATTTTTAATGTTAGTTTCTTCATCTTTTATTATTTATGGGATCGTGGTGATTTTCGCTGGGATTACAGTCTCCCCGTTCTTCTCAGCAGTAATAACAATTCTTTCTTTTATTGTTTCACTCATGGTTCTCCTTTTTACCTTATTGAAAAAGGTGACCTCAAAAATGCATAAAAGCGTAGTTGTATTTGCTATTCTATTAATGCTTGCAGTAATTGCAAAGCTTCTTTATCTACTATTTACACGCAAGCTTGATGAAGAGCTTGATTTAAATCTATTATCAAACTATTCAACTATTGTGGCCTTTGGAGTATCACTTATTCCCCTAGTTCTTGACGGAAGCAATAATAGCGGAAGACAAATGTATGTATCTTTGAGTGGTGATAAGAAAGTTATATTAAGGAAACAAAAGTTTTGAACAGATGTATGTAAAACCAGTCTTTCTTAGAGATATACTATAAGATTATAAGGGTTAGATTGAGAACAGAAAGTGTGGTAAATTAATACTGTCAAAACCATGTTAAAGGGACATCTATCCATAGGAGGGATTGAAATTAACAAAATTGAGAGTACATATTTAAAAGTTGAAGAAATGGCTAAGTCGGAAGGTTTGGAAGTGAAGCGTTTCCCAGAAATATCTAACGATGTCGTATTGGTAGGTAACCTAATTTTGGTATGGTTATCAAACCTACACTGGAGAAATATAACTACAAGTGGAGCAAATCCAGCAGATAGGGATTATGGAGGAACAGTATCGTTGGAAAACCTATTTCAATCTATTAGGCTTGAAAAAGAAACATTTGAAAGAAATAGAACAGCACCGTATTCAATAACCAGATTTATGATGACAGAAGAACATATGAAGAACAAAATAAGAGAAATAATCTACAAAAAATGAATGCAAGAGCCCAACAGGCTCTTTTTTATTTAGTTAAAACAAGACTTTTACCATCAATAACGATAAAATAATACTTGTATATGTATTTTTATTGTTGTATAATTAGATTCAGATAGAGATGATAATACATAAAGAGGTGTTAGGATTGAGTGCAAGAGATTTACTGAAAAGTTTGAAGGAAGACTATTTAATGAATGACAACTTAAACTGGGAAGAAAGAATGAACATTAAGAATAGGATTGCTACAATTGAAGACAGGTTGGGTATTCCATTGAACTTTAGGTTCATGAGATAATAAAAGAAATGTAAGACCAAAAACACTTGAATGGGAGATGACTTATAAATGACTATTAAAAAAGTAAGAACATTCATCACCAACGGCAAAGGAAGATGGGCTGAGTTCCCGTTGACCAGTGAAGACAAAGCTGAAATCCAAAATCACTTTGATGAAAATTACGAAACATTGCGTGTAAGTCCAACTTTAACATACTATTTAGACGATGAATTTAAGCGAAGTATTGAAGTTAACGTTAGAGACTTTACTTTAGACCAAATGAATGAATTAGCAGAAGCAATTCAATATTATACTGAGAAGAAAAGAAAGAATGCCTATCTAAAGAAAATGGAACGTTTTGGTGATTTGAAAATAGGTAGAAATTAAGACCAAATGAAATTTTAATTTGATCAAGAAGGAGCAATCAGATGAATAGAACGAACTATCATTTGACAATCAAAGAAAACAACCAAGATTTCTACTTCCATAAAGAATTCATTTCTACTGGCGATATAGTTAAGATCGGTGGATATAGAACTGTAGTGATTCATAAACAATATGACAGTCCGTATACTGAACTAACTGCCTCATTGGTTAATGAGGGTGAGACGATAATTAGAAATGATGAATTAAGGTAGTCAAGATACTATGAAATGTTACACTTACATAACAAAATAAAAAACACTGGATGTTTTATAGTCCAGTGTGAAGCTTACATGAAAAAGATATTGACTTTTAAGAATAAATATATTAACATTATATAGTACCCTCTGATCATTCGCAGTGAACAGAGGGCGGGCCTTACAAAGACAATAATATTGTGGCAAAACTTCACCACTGAATCTATACTACCATATTCTGTATATCGTTTCAATATAGTTTATGGTTTTATCATAGATATCATGTGGTGAAGGAGGTTGATATGCATGGAAAACAAGAGACTCGCAACAATCAATTTGGTATGTATTACTGTGTTAGTTTTAACTCTATCTGTTTCTTTTAAAGTAGTACCAGTCAACTTTGTAGAGCAGTTAATAACTTTGTTTAGTTTAATTTAAGAGTAAAAATAGGTATATAGTTCATATAATATAAGTACATAAAAAAAGGAGTCTGCGATTAAGCAGCTCCTTTTTTATTTCTTTTTAATAACTAAATACACGGAAACTATAAGCAATATTGTAGCTAAAATTAGAACTACATACACGTATTCAATCTTAGACGTAGTTATGTATAATATGTATCCTAGTAGTGCAAGACAATTTCCAATTACCCAAAACAAAGTACTCTTACTCATAAAGCATCAGTAAACATAGTGTACTGCTCCTCCTAAAGTACTAGTTCATGCAATAGGATTATTCTAGTTCAGTATGATACTTTTATCAAGGATTTTCATTGTTAAATGAAATTAAACACAATAAGAATAAAAATATGTATTGTAATTATAGTGTTATGATGCTATGATTAGATCAGGAAGTAAGAAACGATGTACCAGCAAAAGAAACAATGTGCTGTAACGATACATAAGACTAAGTGAAACAACGATTTTACATAGAAATGGAGGGATACACGATGCAGATAAACAAGAGAAGAGAAGAACTTACAGAAGACGAGATTGTGGAGATTTACGACAATTATGTTGAATGGGGCTACCATAAAGGAGAAGAACCGTTTGGCTTTGAAGATTGGTATCAAGATACGTTCGGCAATGAGAGTTGATCAAAACAGTATTTCAAAAGGAGGAATAAGAGTGAAAAACCTGAAAGATGTAGCGAATGTTATTTTTAATATGAACAATGGAGAATCGTTTGATTTTGAGGTAGTCATTGGTGATACTACATATTATGTTGGTGCAAAATGTATTCATGTAATGGATCTGGATAGAGTAATTGTTGCAGCTTACGGACGAAATGAGCGCGATGTATTGATTAGTGCATTCGATTCTAAAGATGAAATTCATCATAAGCTTGTCAAGGCATTCCAATGAGAGCAGGATTTTAAATAGAAAGGAGGAGTTGAGAGATAACTACCTTAATGATAGTTTTAGCTATTTTGATTCTTGCCTTGTTACTTATAACTATCGATTGGATGATTCATTTATCAATGACGTTGGATGGTTCAATTAAGTCTGGTTGGGCCAGTTATTCAACTTTTATAAAATGGTTCCACAATTATGAGTGGAAGGGCGATAATGTTTTCAGAGGTAGCCTGTGGAATAGAGAAATGAAATGTACATATCATGCAGGGATAATTAAATTTGAGGATGTTGGTATGAAAATAAACGACCCTTTTAGCTATTTCCTTGTACGTATATACACTAGAAAATACATCAAGAACCATAACAAAAATAATGTTTTCAGCTTTCAAAATGAATTGATTAAGAGAAAACCAAAAAGAGAAGGCTATAATGTAAGTCTTCCTAGTGGAGAAGTGATCTATGTATCTATGGAAGAGATATATGGGAAGGTTTTAGAATGAAACAGTTATTTTACAGGATATGATTGGTATCGCACACATGTTCCTCTATTAGTTTACGTGATATAATAGTTGTTGAATGCATTTAATAGGGGGAGATACATATTTCATGGTTATTTGATCGGCAGCTTTCTAAGAAAAAATTAGAACCAAAGCTAATAGACAAAGTTTTTGAAATATACGAAAACGTCGAAGCGTATGGAATGCATCCCAGGGAAGGTCAAGAAAATATGTCATTAGATATTGTAGAGGCTTTTACTGACGATAGCAATCTAATAATAGAAGCAGGGGTAGGAATTGGTAAATCATTTGCATATTTGATACCTTCATTATTAATTAATGAGAGACTTAGAAAGCCTATTATTATAGCAACTTCTTCAATACAACTGTCCGAACAAATTTATGACGATGTATACACAATTGCACATCGATTAGGTTTTGATGAGGTTAGAGCTGTAATCGGTAAGGGAATGGCCAATTATTCATGTCAAGAGCGCACTGAGAGAATAATCGAAATGGGTTTAATTAAAGAAGGAGAACATTTTTTTGAAAGCTTAGTGACACAAATTTCATCCGGAAAAATTAAGCAACGGAGTGACATATCTTTTGGTGTGTCAGATAAGGACTGGAATAGAGTCTCTGTAAATAATTGCACTTACGAAAAATGCACTTACAGGAATACCTGTGAGTTCTATAAAATGAGGACTTTAATAAAAACTGATGCTAGGGTAGTTGATTTTATTGTAGTGAACCAAGATTTACTAATTAGAGATTTGATTCGAAAATATGAAACCGGAAAAGGTTTTATGACTGACAGCAACGTATTAACAATAATTGATGAAGCTCACAATTTCGAAGAGAAGGTTAGAAGTGCTTTAACATTAAAATTTAATCTTTCAGATTCAAAAAAATCTATAAGAAATATATCAAGATTACTCGATTCAAGAGGTGTTTACACCCACTTACGGAGTATAGACATGCTTGTTTATGAGCTTGAAAATATATTTAAAACAGTTAAGGATCAGATTGATAGTTATGTATCATCAGAGTCTGAGAGGTATTCAATATCAACTATCAACTCAGTTGATTTCCAGGCACTTATTGAACATACTAAAGAACTTATCACATCAATGTCTCTGATTGATACAGGTAAAAAAGAGAGACAGATTGATGACTCATTGCAAGAATTGAGAGATTTCCATACGCTTTTTTCCATCTTAGGAAATGTTAAGTCTGATTATCTCATTTGGTCTCAAAAAGCGAACAAAAATACTGTTGAACTTAGTTATTGCCCAAAAAATATAAAAGATGTACTGACAGATAGATTATTCTCAGGCCGAAACTCAGTTATCCTTACTTCGGCTACGATTTGTCAATCTGGCTCATCTCTTGAAGAAAGATATGATTACATTACAAAGGCATTAGGATTCAAGGGAGTACTGGGAGAACAACAATTCTCGCCTTATAAGTATGAAGAAAATGCTCTAATGTACGTTACCAATGACATGCCTATGTACAGAGTGAAAAATGAGGACAATAAAGAGGTTTTTCTAAAGGCCGCTACTGATAAAATTGTAAAACTTTGCAATTTGACTAACGGCAGAACACTGGTCTTATTCTCTGCAAAGGAAGATCTAAAGCTTGTAATCGAAAACTTATCAAAGATTAAAGTTAACTGGCGGATTATTGTGCAAAAAGAGGGATCTTCTCAAGATTCTGCAATCACTGAATTTAAAGAAAGTAATGGTGTGCTTTTTGGAACAGGGATCTTTTGGGAAGGGATTAATATCTCTGGATCAGATTTATCTCAGGTAATTATAGTGAGACTTCCATTTCCAGTTCCAAGTGACCCTATTACTGAACATAAGATCAATAATTCTAAAGATCCAATGAATGAAATATTTCTTCCAGAAATGCTAATTAAATTGCGCCAAGGGACAGGTCGCCTAATTAGGACTGAGACTGATACAGGCATCATTAGCATTTTGGATTCACGTTTAAGCGAGGGTAGCAATAAGCCATACAGAAAGTCTGTATTAAGTTCGTTACCATTTAAAACGTACACAGAAGACTTCAATATGGTGGAGAAGTTTGTTTCAGAAAAAGTAATTCCTAAATTAGAACAGCATTAATTATATATAGCGACCAATTTTGATTACTGAGTTGGTCGCTAAAATCATATAAAAGTCTGATTTTATACTGACATATAAATTCATATTGTTAAATTTGGGAAATCAGCATATAATTCTTTAGACCTACTTAATGAGTCATGCCCACAACCGATGTGGATTTGTAGAGGTGAAAGAATGAAATTTAATCTTAAACGATGCTTTATCATTATTTTGTCTATTATCATGTTTTTTCCATCCCACTACGTCGACGCAGCTTCTACTGCCAGTGTTAAAACAAAAGTACTAAACTATAAAGGACAAAAGTATATCCAACTTACGGGTGGTAACAAAAAAGCAACAGATAAGATCAATAAAATACTAAAAACTCACGCATTAACGGCAGTTCAATTAGACACAGAATTAAAAAAACAATCAAAACAAAATTTTTATAAAACATCTCCAAGTACTAAATTCAATAAAAATGAGAGACTATCTATAGTCTATACTGATAGCGCCTTTATGGGCGGCGTTCATGAAATATATTCAACATTTACATACAACTTCAATTTAAGTAATGGCAATGTTATTACTTTGGGGGATGTAGCAAAAAGTACAGCCCAAATAAGTAACTTAGTTGTTTCGATAAGTGCAGGTTTAAGTATACAAAAGCGTGCAGGTATAGAAATATATGATGAAAGTATAGACAACTATCCAATTGGCCCCGATTCCACATTTTTCTTCTATGATGGTGGTATTGTTGTTCGATTTAGTCCCTACGAGGTTGCCCCATTTTCGGAGGGGTTCATAGATGTGAAAGTCCCATATACTGCTCTAAACGCTACTCCCTTCACATCAAGCAACAATACGCCTCTTGTTCCTACTGTTCCAGTTACATCGGACACTATAGAAACTAAAATAGACGATGATTTCGAAGGTTACGAAGAGGGGAATTTATATGAACTTGCCAATGGACAGATCTGGAAACAGGTTGATTATAAATATTCCTACAGATATTCGTACAGACCTGATGTTATTATCTACAGGGACGGATCTAGGTACTATATGAAAGTTGATGGAATGACGGACAAAGTACAAGTTGAGAGAATTAAATAGTAGGATATAGGCACGGTTCACATTGAGCTGTGTCTTCTTTTTATGAAAGATTAATTTTACCCATATGAATCTCCAGTGTTAGAATATATGTATACAGACAACTTAGAACATACTGGATGGTGAATGCAATGAGTAAACCTCTTGTCAAATGTTTGAGAGATGGTTGTGAGAATTGCAGAAACGAAAATGCTCCTATGGGACTGTGCTATCCATGTAGGGAGTATCTGATTGACACTGCAAGAATAATTAGAAACTCAACCAAAAAAGCAACACACAAGACTAAAATGGATTTAATGCAGTATGGCTACAGTATTTGCAGTGTCAAAAGTTGTAGGGCAAGATCGTTTATGAGAAACAGATGTAAAAAGCACTATATTGAATTCATGAGCAAAAACACTAATTAGTAATCAAGTTTGTATATTAGACACAGTTATTCATTGGCTGTGTCTTTATTTTGAGAAACACTGTATATTGTGTTACAATCAAACTGTGTAATCAATATGTAGTGAATGGGGGTGATTATATGAGAAAGTTTTATCCAGTCTTCGGAGTTTTGTGTTTAGTATATCCTATTATGTCATGGATCTTGTACATAGCATATAGTAACAGTCCAAAGCAAACAGATTATATGGGTACACCTATCGATAACAGCTTAAACAACTGGCTTTATACAACAGCGTACGATTACTTTGTTAACGGTGGAGTTGTGGTATTGTTTTTAGTAGCAGCGGGAGTATTTTTCTATCTAAGTATAAAAGACAAATATCAGTTTTAGGTTGTGAGATAACAGGGGATGCATTAAAGCATCTCTTTTTCATCATTTAAGAATAAATATATGTATACATTAATTAAAATATGTGATAGTATAAGGTTATCAAATAGATGAGGTGATTGTCGTGTACAAGGTTCTTGTAATTGAAAAGATACTTGATAAAATTGAATACAATACATATGGATTTCCTACAGAAGAACAGCAGCAACTTTTCAAATCCCTTTGTGAAGAGGATGAGAATATCATAGTAATCGCTCCACCTATCACTGTGGCAGTTTAAATGAAACTATAATTTCATAAGGAGTTGATCTTTAATGGCCGAATCAAAGTGGCAGGGCGATTATAAATATAAAGGATTTATCATTTGGAATGCATCAGAGAAGGACTGGGTAGTAGAACCAGAGTGGTCAATTGAGGGGATTGAAAATTTTAAACACCAACTTCCACAACTTGAAACCATCGCGAAAGCAAAGAAATGGATTAGAGAAATCGGAGTACATTTAAAAGAAGACGATTTCTTGAAGGACAAGACGGAGATGGGAAGGGAACATATAATGCTTAAAGCACTGAATGCAATTGATACACATGGAATAGCTGTTGAAGAGGTCAGCCACGAAGAGCTGATTGAGTACATAGCTGAGTTAAAAGAGATAGCGTATAAAGCATTGGTTGATGTGGGCGATAGAACTGAATAAAATGATCCTTTCACCCAAATAAATTAACTAGAGGAGAAATAAATTATGAATCGTGAAAATATTGAACTAGTGACTAAGTATCTAGAATTCGAAAAAATGTTTCCTCCATTTATCCGTGATATGGAGACTGGTCTATGTACAACAGAAGTAGCAAGCGGTTGGGAATGGTGCTTTGATCCAGCACAGGCAATTGTTCTTGAGAAGATAGATGGAACGAATGTGAAAATTATTGTTGATGGAGTTAAGCTTGAAATCTATGCAAGAAATCAAAAACATAAGGGTTATGTGAAGACTGAACTTAACGATCCTCAATATAAATACATCAACGAAGCTGTTGTTAATCGAGTTTCTAAGAGATCAAAGAAATTTAAAGATGGTGAATATTATGGAGAGGCTATTGGCGTGAATATTCAAGGAAATAAATATGGCTTAGATCGAAATATGTGGTATACGTTTGAACCTCATAAGGATGGAGTAAGTGTTTATAAGGATTTTCCACAAACAGACGATTATGATATGTGGAAAGAATGGATTCTTAGTCTCAAGTCACTACTAAATCCAGATGTTGAGGCAGAAGGAGTAGTATTCCTTAATCGAAGCAATGGTAAGATGGCTAAACTGAGAAAAGATATGTTTTCAACTAACTATAAGCATAGATAATGAAATGAATATTTTATAAGGAGTGAGGGTGGAATGGAACTAGTCTTATCTGACTCAGAGCGAGAGATGGTTAGGCAGAGTTTACTTGATACCATAGTTAATTCACCTAATTTTAACCCAACAGAAAAAGAGTGTATGGAGGATGTTTATCATCGTATAGTAGATTATGAGAATCAAATTTAAAGTATATGAAAAGATTATTTCATTAAAACGAAAAAGGAGAATTTATAATGAAGCAAGATATGAATTGGATGAAAGTGGAGCACACCTTGAGATTTTATGAGTGTGAAGTTGATAATTTTATCAGCACAGATTTTTCTATATTAAGTGATATAAAATCGAATATTATAGCTTTAATTGGATGCAAGTACATGGGTGACAGTAACATTACCTTTAAAGTAAACATGCTTTCTGAACTAAAAGAGAACATTGGATTATTACAGAGTAATTACCCTTCCTCCACTCATAGACTAAAAGAAGTGATGGAATTTGCAAAGTGTATGTAAAAGGATTCTTTCACAAAGACTAATGAGGGGTTGATTACATTGGAATATAATTGTCGTATTCTTTGCACTATGTCTGTAAGCTGTGAAGTTGATGGTGAGAAGTACACTATTAATGAAAATGATGTATTGCACGTACAGTCCCAATCTATTGATAAACAGAAATGGTTTGTTTTTATTCCATCAATTAGTAAGTATGATTGGATTGAGAAATATCACTTTGATTTCTTAATTGATAAAAATGTTACATATCCCAAATACTTTGGTGAATTTAAATTGCCTGTGATTAGTGAGAACATTCATTCATATACATGCATTCAACCAAGTGGTTACGTTACATGGGTTTCAAAATTAGATGCGGTAACAGTTCAGGATTATAATGAAGCACAAAAGATCAATTGTGACGAAATCCGTTTCAGATAAGGGGAAGCGATGGACTATATTAAATTATTGTCATCAAAATACAATCTGATTCTAAGTTGGTCTAGATATGGTGTGACTGTTCTGGAGGGTGATGAGTTGCATATCCAACTTATCGAACCACATCACAGGACAGACTTTCAATACTGTATGAGAGCTGAATTCCCAGAGACATTCGATAGATGGGGTGTAGCATTGTTTGAAGAGGAATTCTTAAACGATGGGGGATTCTTGCAAGCAATAGAGGCACTTGATACTTTTATAAGTGATAAAATAAATATCGTTAAAGAAAAGCTATCAAAAGGTGCAAGACTGGAATAAAAGAAGTATTTTAAAAGGAGTGGTCACATAGTGTCTGAAGTGGTTGCAAGATGCATTAAGGAAATTTCGAGAGTAATGCCCCCAATAAGGGGTATGCATAAGGAACTGGCTGAACAAATGAAGAAAGAGTATAAAGTTGAAGTCAACGACATAGTCCATGTTGATGTAAGTGAAAATATCTATTTCTTCTATCTAAATCATGAAAAAGTTAATATGGATTACACAGAGCTGAAGGATCATTTCGTGATTGTTTGGGAAAGAGGCTGTTACAACACATGTATTAGAGAAGGACAGGCTTGTAAAAAGATTGGACACTTTATCCCACACGATACTACAAATAGAGATAGAGCCGCTTCAAACTGCTGTCAGTTGGGGTGGGAAATTGGACGAGCTGAATGCAGGATGTTTGAGTAAAATAAGTCTTTTATAATCATTTAAACAATAAAAATACGAAAAGAGGAAATTATTAATGAATACTTATAACCTGATAGCAAATGGAGAAGTTGTAGATTCTATTAAAGAAGAGGGACGTTGCAAAGATACTATGGCTTATGTGCTCATGGATCGTGTTTATGCTCTCACAAGTCAATTAAGACAACACATCAACGTAGTTGTACAAGAAACAGGAAAAGAGCACTATTACAATGTTTAAGCATGGGAGACGCTTTGCAGATGGGACACTATGGGTTATGAATCGGAGCGGAAAATGGATTACCCTTAAAGAAGCAGCACAAATACATAGATATAAGTGAGCAACTAAAGAGGTGACTAACAATCGCCTCTTTTAAGAATGAAAATATATATTGTAAAAGTAATAATATGATGATATAATTCATATATAAGGAAACAGCGTACTCGAAACAGTAACTTAGTATTGTAAATGAGAAAAACTATATCTCTATGTGAGGTGAAAACATAATGAATATTCCTGTAATGGATATAGAAATTAAGGAAGTAAAGATGATAAGTGTAGATGAAGTACAGTATATTGTAAGATCAGGCAATAACGGTTCAATACAAAAAGTATCAACAGAAAATGGTGAGTACCGCATACTTAGTGAAACAGAATTTGTTAAGTATCTAACAGATACAGGACAATTAAAGGTTTCTGATGGTGGGGTTGCTGTAAACCTAAAGAAAGTCAAAAGAATTGATCCAATGAACAGAAAGCTTGTGTTCAGTGAGGGTAAAGAGGCATCGGTATCTACGGCTAGATTCAAAGAAATTGAAGAAGAGATAATGAATCTTACCTAGTTATCTTTATTATGTCGCCGTATAATAGTATTGTAGATTGCGGCGACATGTTATACATATGGTTGTGAAAGGTTTATTTCATACAAACAGAGGAGGGATAAGAATGTTTTATTATTGGTATTTGTTGGGGGGAATCTATACATTGGTGAGTTCAATTGTTGCCCTTAAGAATAGAGAATATTCTAAAGCTGGATCATTTGCCTTAACTGCTGGTATTCTTATTATTTTAGTACTTACAACTCCAACATTTCTAGATGGATTATGAATATAAACATTAACAGAACGGAGGAAAAATAGATGAAAACCAAGATTTCTTTATTGTATAAGAGTGGAGCGGAAAGAAATTATCAGACAGACTTCGGACTTGATGACAAGGTAACTATTGAAATTATGGCAGAGCATGCTAAAGACTTTGTATATGCAGCGATTAATAAAGCCTTTAGAACTGGAGTGAATGAATTCATTGAATTTGTTACTGTAGACAGTGAGACAGTATTGGTGAATGTTCATGATTTGGCTGAAATTAATTTTAAAGTGGTTAACTAATGTTAGAAGATAATCAAATAACTATTTTATAAGCAATTTAGGAGGAGGATATTATGATTAAACTACCATGTGTATTCCCTAAAGATGAAAACAGAGGGATGGGAGACAAGGTGTTTTTCTTTGAGGTAGCAAAAGAGAATGATGATTTTGTACGAGTATACGAATTTGAAGAAGACGAAAAATACACTATTATGCTCCACAAATCAAAGATACGAGAAATCGATAGAGATATGTATGAATTCAAACTCGGAAACTTTTACCTGAAAGATAAATTTAGTCAGTTTTAATCAAATGACTGTTTCATTCCCAAAAAACAGCTAAGAGGAGTCTGTCTAATGAGAATCTTGGATATTGATCTTGATTTATTTTTATATGCGTATGATGGCTTATCACACGATAGAGAAGATAACAACAATGTTCCTTTTGAGGAAGAGAGAGTTAGACAATTCTTGGAGAAAAGATGCGGACTGTCGAAAGAAAAACCAATTGAGGGCGTATTGGTTCAACAACATCATGAGGCGTTCTTATACTGGGAAGAATTAGTGGAAGCTCAGCGATTGACTGTCCCATTCGAGGTTGTACATGCCGATATGCATTCAGATCTTTATACAATGAGCTATACTTACATTCTAGGGGAATTAATGCATGAAAGTGTCGGGAATAGAGTGGGTAAGATGGATAAATCGAAACTACATTTTAGCAATTATCTTGTTTTCGCTCTTGCATGTGGGTGGATAAACCATTTAACTTATGTTACTCATTATGATTGGGATGATAACGACGGGTTAAGTGACATCTATTTTAGAGATTTTAATCCAGAATCAGGACTTTTGCATTTAGCTGCATATAATCCTAGTGAGATATCAAGTTACTCTAATTTTACTGAGAACAAAATTAAATCAGATAAGAATCGTCTAAATATACCATTTAATACTATTGATATGGACGATTATCAAAATACCGTTGAATTTGATTTTGTTGTGCTCTGCCGATCAAAAGAATACACGCCTGAAGAGTCTGATAAACTTATCCCAGTCATAATGGAATACATTAAGGTTATATAAAATGGCTGTATTACTATCTTGAGAGTGAGGTAAATGAATGGAGTACGCTGTGTACTATAAGTCTCAGGAGAATAATTCAAAGATAATGCATAAAGAATTACCTAATGAGTTAAAAAGCAGATACACTAAAAGTGCCAAATACATCTATAAAGTATTTTATCAAGTATATACAGGAGAAGATGAGAATCTGGAGAAATCCATCACGATAACAAGCGATAAGGAACTAAATATCGACGAATTATCAGACAAAATCGCCGCTATTTATGATAACGAAAGTGAGTTTAATGATTATCGTCTATATCAACTTGTTGCGATTCTTGTAGAAGCCGCATACACAAATTATTAGCATTTCTATATCCAGCAAGAATCAATGAAAGATGTGTTTTACAGAATGAAATATAAAGGAGCAATGATAAATGAGTGATCAACCAGAGACGCTTGAAGATCTCATCAAGGAAATGGATAGAAATAGTGAGCGTTACGATTTTCCAGATGAGTACTTATTAGAACATGAATACGCAATGCCATCAATTGGCGAATTTACATACGGAACTTCATATACTCCAACTGCATGGGCTCTACCGTACCTGAAAGAGCTCCTAGAACTAAGAAAGCAAACTAAGCAATAAATCCCCATTAAAGGTGGTGCGACCATGACAGATAAGATTAACCTATACGTAGACGACCTCAGAGACTGTCCAGATGGCTTTGTGGTCGCTCGTACATACTATGAAGCAATACATATACTTGAGACCAAAGAGGTGGCTATTCTTACATTAGACCACGATCTAGGTGAGGATGTAGATGGTAAAGAGCTACCCAATGGATATGAATTGGTGAAGTACTTATGTGAGCATGGATTGAGGGCCGATAAGATCTACATACATACTGATAATCCTGTAGGACGACAGAACATGTACGAGACTCTGTTAGCAGCTCAACGCAGAGAGTTTATTGATGAGGATATTGAGATATATCATTATCCAATAACGGTGAATAAGTATTCTGGGGAGTAACGAGAGGAGTAATACGATGAAAGTTAAATATGTTCATGATAGACGTGATGAGGAGTTTACACTGGGGAAGAAATACGATTTCCAAGTTAAGGAGTACGGTATTGAGATTGTAGATGATCTCAATGATCAGCATGTGATTGCAACTAAAAACAATAAATACAAGCGGTATGAACATGACGAATTTTTTATGTTTAGATTTGAATTTTGTGATTAAGTAAAAGGCATGTTTCATTTAGAAAAAAGGAGCTGACTAATTATGAGCGTTAAAGTGCCTAAGAAAATAATTGTTTTGGCTGATTCTGTATATAGTCACTTACTTTCTGCAAGAGCAGCAGAAGCAAAGATAATGGAGTGGTTGAGATCAAAGGGTTATGAACCGAATGATAGTGATGTTTTTGGGATGCTCTCTAATGCCGAATACGGAGGAAAAGACTTTGCTGAAGCTCTTGAGGATGCAATTGAATGCGGTGAACTGGAGAAGATAGACTAAAAACATAATGAAATGCAAGTTTGATTAAAACTTAGAAGGAGAGGAATTGTGTTGTGGAAAACTGGAGGCTAAGCAAAGAAGAATATAAAATACTTCTCTCATACATAGGCTGTGGCGATATTCCTAATGCTGATATTTTAGTTTTCGGCAATGAAGAGGGGACAGGCGGGTATAGTGTAACAGAGAATGTAAAAGCCAGAACGCAGTTAATTTTAGCTGGTGGGGATGTTAGCAATTACAGTATTGAGGCTAGCAATTGGCGAGAGGGATTTTTTTATCCAGATTCAGATCAACTTCTTGCAACTCATGAGAATAAACGGACGAAAGATTTTACTGCTGGTGTATTTAATGCTGCCATTGCAAGGCTTTGTCTAGCCCATGAACGAAGCTCAAGCAACAATTGGTTTCAAGGTGCTACTAATGTACTGGCATATGAAGCAATCAAAGAGTACATTGGTAGAAGACTTTATAAGCCAAGAGCTGAGGGAATTCAAACTGCTTTAATTGACTGGAGGCCACTCCCTAGGCTAACAGAGAGAATCTGGCCGATTGAATATGGAGCCGTTGCAGCATCACCTGAAGACAAGCCAAATCAAGATAATCCCTATTTAGCAGTTTTCAATAAACCTAAAGGCAGATTCAATCCCAAAAAGTATACCACTTCAAGTTTTAGTGACTTCAAAGAAGATATGAATTTTAGAGCAAGTATAATAAAAAATGCTTTAATAAAATCGAAAGCACAAATTCTTCTTGGGATTGGTGGAGCGGGTGGCTTTAAAAAGGATGCTCTTGAAGTAATGTTTGGAAAAGATATTTTTTCAACAATACCTTTTACATGTGATATGAGAAACAGCAAGGGACAGTTACAAAAAGCGTTTAAAGCAGAAGTACCATTAGATAACAAGACCTTGTATATTTTCTTAATACCATTTCCTTCTGCTGGACAAGGGTTTTCATCTCAAGAAAATGCCTTGGGTATGCTGGAGGAACTTTCAAACAATTATTTGGAACCAATTTTGATGAAGACTAAATAAAATGTAGATTTCACATAGATTAAATAACAAAACCCACCAATTAAATGGCGGGTTTTTTGTTGTGTTCAAATAATCCTAGTTCTGATGCTTTAGCAATTAGAGCTGCAAGAGCGTCTCTATTTTGACTCGCATCTAGAGACATCTCAGAGCGCCTAGAATCGATTTCTGATGATACATCCTGTATCTTTACCTTGATGAGCCGTATCTGAGCTTCAGACAATATTAGATCCTGTTTAAGTGCTTGAAGGTATTCAACAATGTATTCAATATTAAGAGTAAATGGAGGAGATTTTATCGAAGAGCGTTTATTGCTTAATTTTCTATGTTTGGCTTCTATAATCTCTTCAATGTATTTTTGTCTAAGGTAAGAGTTCCATCTAAAACCACAGGCGGCGGCTGTGCGATCAAGCTCTAGGCCTACATCATAAAATGCTTTTAATTGTGTTTCTCCAGTAGTTATATAGTTTAATACAATAGTAGCTAGTAATTTATCCTCATCAGCATTCCAACTATCTTTTCTTATCATGTTTTCACCTCAGATTACTTTTAATTACATATATATCCTATTTGTCAATAGAATATACCTTGTTTTGGAAATATTTAACCCCCCGACTAAAAATGCTTGACAGAACATAAGTTCCCTATTGTTATATGAAGTTCAATCTATTATAATAATAAATATACAGATGACAAACAAATATAAACAATAAATATAATGAAAATGCGGAGTGTGATATCATGGCAGTGGCTATGGATCGAATTATGAATAAAGAAGTTAAACGACTTGATATGTGGAATGCTAATTTAGGAAGAAATAAAGGTAGTGTACAAAGCGGAGAAAGACCAGTAGTTGTTTTGGGGAATGATAAAGGAAATAAATTTAGTCCAGTGGTTATTGTGGCTCCAGTTACAAGCAAAGTAAAAAAGCCAATGCCAACTCATGTTAGAGTAGAGGCAAATGAGATTGAACTTTATGACGACAGTATTATTCTATTAGAGCAGATAATGACAATATCCAAAGATCAATTAGAGTTTAAAATTGCTACTCTTCCAGAAAAATTTCAACAGCCAATAAGTAAAGCATTGTCAATATCTTTACAAATGTAATCTATTACTTATGTAGTTTAATTAGCTCGTTTAAATTGGTAATATTTAATGCCTCACATATAGAAGCTAAATTACTTAAAGGGATTTGTTTGACCTTATTATTACATAAATCATTAATAGTAGAATGTCTAATTCCTGTTAGCCTAGACAGCTCTCTTTTAGATATATCTTTTGAAGCAAGAATTTGCTCTAGCGTGATCTCAAACCACCAATTAGTATTAGAACTTGACATGTAAAAAGTCTCCTTTTATAATAATAGAAGTAAGGTGGAACGAAAATCGTTCCAATATTTTTGCATAGCAAAAGACTCCCAAAACAATGGGAGTATTCATGAATCTTCATTTTAACATGTTAATTATCGTAGTAACAGAGGGGCTTAGTTTGTATGAAGAGGTATTGTTTAATGAAGTTGGTAAAATATGATTCAAATTCGAAGCTAGAGACGTGGAAGTTTTTAGGCATTGGAACAAACAAACCTCATGAACTAAACAATTTCATGTTTAATGGTTATAGAATTTATGATAATGAGAACAATACAATAATAAAAACTAATTTAAATCTAAAACAATGGATTAAAGATAATGAGAAGCCTCAAGTATTATGAGGCTTTTTTTGCTATATAAACGTTTTGCAATAGCAATAAAATTGTAGTAAATTAGTTATCAGAAGTTAAGTAATAGTTTTTTAGTGAGATTTAATTGTTAAAATATTATGAAGCAATAATAAAGATATATTGTTATCCCTTTAGATAATGTATTATATTTATGCTTATATGCTATAATGAATCTAAAGGAGAGTGTACATAAGTATGCAAATTGATCGAAAAGAGATTGAAATAAGAATAATTAAAAGCCTAAATTTAGTTAAGAAATCAAGAAAATCATTAAATGAATTAAATGTATTTCTTTCTGAATTAAATGTGCCTTATGGAATGGTTGAGTCTATACTAGCTAATGAGGAAATAATTTCGGAAGTGGATATTCCACTACTTGTAGGTATCTCTATTGCAGTATATAAGTTAACTAAAGATAGAGATTTACATACAGAGACCTTGTTTGGAGACAGAGAAGTTAGAGATGCTTTGGATATTCTTGGTCAAACAATAAGTGAAAAGATATACCTGCCTATCCCGCTAAATGATGTTATAAAAATAAAGTACGACAGTTTTGTAACAAAGATTTCAATAAAAGAATTAGTAAAAATGTTTGAAAGTCAGCTAATAATTTACGACTATGAAACTCAACGTGGTGCTAAATATAAGACAAATGCTTCTGGTGGTATAGTCAAAACGCCAATAGTAAATAAAGCCAGTGTAAAGCGCATTTCTAAAAAAATGGCTGATAATGATTATTTAGAAGATATGATAGTATTAAACGTATACTCAACTGAGATAGAACCAGTAACCTATCATGAAGAAACTAGAACATTGACTATAAATGATGGTGCTATTATATCTATTTTGGATGGATTCCATCGTCTTCAGGGAGCCTTGGCTGCTCTAGAGATCAATCCGAATGCTGACTTAGTTGAAATACTATCTGTGAGAACTTATGATCATGAGACAGCTCAAAAATTCTTTGGGCAAATAAACACAATTAATGTTCTTAAGACAGAAAGAAGAAAAGAGCTTGCTCAAGAAAGAATGTCAGATAAAGTGGTAGCTAACCTACAAAGAAAATCTGAAATAGGTAAACGAATAGCATCGTCATCTCAAGTTAGTATACCAGCAGGAGAGCTTACGACTTTTGATATCCTTTCATATACTATAGATAAAGTTTTTCCACTAAAAATACAGTTTGATGTTTTAGAGACTAGCGACTATTTGGTTGATTTTTTCGCATACCTTGTGGGGAAATATCCAGATGAATTCTCCTTAAAAGCTAAAGAAAGTACTAACTCTGTAATGAGACACCCTTTAATGTTTATAGGATACATTGTGCTGTCTAAATATATGCAAGAACAAGATATTAATCTTAGAGATTTAAATAAAATGATTAACCAGATCGATTTTGATGATGAAAAACTGATAGGTATGTTGAGTACTAAGGGCATAAGAGGAAATAATTTAGCGCGCAATAACTTGATAAGTTATTTTGAATCTATTTTTAGAGGTGTAAAATAAAATGAACAAGATATATTATGAGGAGTTCTACAATCCTAATCAAAAGAGCAGGTACTTAAAAGATCAAATTGAATCAACAAAAAAAGCATATAGCAGAGTATTGTTGAGAGCTGCAAAAATAGAAAACAAACTTGGAAAAGACCTATATGACTTTAATTTAGATGAAATAAAACAGTTATTGTTTATTCTAAAGGCTACTAAACTTAGTACTGTAATGCATTCAGGCAATATTATTCAAAATTATATAAGATGGGCTATTGAACAGGATCTTCGTACTGACAACATAAATCCACTTGATGCAGTTGCGTCTGGAGAATTTTATAAACAATTTTTGGACACGAGTGAGCAAACACTCTTTAGTTACACTGAAATTAAGAAAGATGTTGTTGACGAATGTATAAATTATCAAGATAAAGCGGTAATACTTGGTCTATACGAAGGAATCTATGGTAGACAATATAGTGAGCTTTTAACATTAAAAATGAAATTCTTTGAGGAAATAAATGATGATCCAGATCACTACAATGTTCGCTTGATTAATGAAACTGTTGATGGAAACAAAGAAAGAACTCTGAAGGTTACATCTGACTTGTACAATATAATGCGAATAGCAAATGACGAGGATATATACTTTAAGAATAATGGCCTTGACTTTGAAGGAATGAGAAACAACAAAAATTATCTAGTCAAGACTGACTATATAATAAGAGCTGCCGAAAACGCACGCACAAAATCTTCTGGTAATACTCCATCTGCTCCAGCGCTAATAAACAGAAGGATAGCCAGGATTGCTGAAATGTACCAGTTACCAATGTTAACTGCGACGAACATACGAAACAGTGGGATGCTAAAGTTGGCTAGTGAGTTGTATTATGAAAATGACAAAAAGTTGGGTAAGGAAGACTATGAGCAAGTGTTGAGGCAATATAATGTAGGCATAGGTAAAAATGGTGAAATCTCGTATGGAAGACTAAAGGCAGATTTTTTAAACATTGAAAATATAGAGAAGTTTTATGGAGAAGAATAAGGTTAATCCTTTATTCTTCTTTTTTTTATAAAAGTGTTTGACTTATTAATAAATGCATGTTATTCTTAGTTTATCAAATACATATATTTATTCTTAAACAGTGGGAGACAAGATGAAATGAAAAACGATCTGATTTATGCACTAATGTCTTTATTAGATGGTATTACAATTTTTATGTTCGCCTTTGGTTGTTTTAAAGTGAGTTTTCGAGATTATTGGAAGGAAATATTAGTCACAAACGTAGTTATCTCAATAGGCACTTTTTACATGAAGTCCAATGAAGCAATATCAAGTTTTATTCCCATCATATGTTTTCTGTTACTGGCTATATCACTTACATTTTACTTTCGGATAAGACCTTGGAGTAGTGTTAAGTTAGCAATTTACGGATTCGGAGCACAATTTGTTTCTCAAATGATAATAGCCATTTTAATCATGGTGGCCTCTGGATCAGGCTATACTTATACTCTTGAAAATTTCGGGATGTACATTCAATTGATAGGCGATGGTTTTCTAATAGCTCTAACGTTAATTTTGCAAAAAAGAAGAATTTGGTACACCACACTACCATATGATTATACGTTTAAAATTAAACTCAATAAAACAAATATTATCAGTTGTACTCTGGGTCTGTTGGCAGTAGTGATATTATACAATGTAAAGCAAATTGAGAATGTATACCTAGGACTGTTATTCTGGTTAATATGTCTAATCAATATTATATTCATTGATGTTGTTAAGGAAAAGAGTGAGTTGGCATGATAGATAATTATGTAAACAATATTTCACGAAAATTAGTTGATCGCTTTCCGACTGAATTGCCGCCATATGGGATCACCAGATACGGAATAAAGTTTATTGTTTCAAATATCTTACCTATCATGTTATTGTTACTTGTGGGTTTGATGTTTAACATTTATAATAATGTTTTAATCAGTATTCTGTCATTTTCTGCGCTGCGGCTTTCTTCTGGAGGATATCACAGCAAATACCCTGAGATATGTTTGATTTACTCAAGCATACTGATATTGACAATTGCGACATTCGGAAATTTATTTGAAGGTATAGAATGGATATTTTCTATAGCAGCTTTAATATTGGTGACAATCTTCGCACCATCAAATATTGAGAACCAAACAAAGATTCTTAGTAAATATTTTATATACTTAAAGTACATAGCAATTCTTACGGTACTAGTGGGAGCTTTAATAAGAGACCCCATTATCAGTTGTTCGATGTTTGCTCAAAGTCTCCTTTTGATTCGCTTGAAAGGAGGTGATAGGAATGAATAAAATTAAAATGATGAAATTTGGTATGACTGCATTTGGATTTTTGCTGACAGCTATTGCTGTAGCTGGCGTTAATACTGCAAGCTGGACATTGATTCACAATGAGCCAGTACCTGAAGAATTAAAATAATAACAATGCCCTCTGCACTAAAATGTGGAGGGCAGATTTATCAAAAGAGGTGTAATAGAATGGATCACATTATTGTCCAGAGGAAAGAGGGAAAAAAAATAAATGATGAAGCCGAATGGTTAAAGATTGTTGATATCAAATCTTCAAGTAAAGAGTTGATCAATGGCAAAAAGGAATATAAGACTGTTTTTCATACTGATGGGGGAGATTTCATTTATTGTACAAGCAATGATGCAATCATGCATTTGATGCACAAGCATCATGGATTAGTCGTTGTAGATCGTGGTAGAATGGGTAACTTATATCATGCAGAACATATTGACTATGAAAAAGGTAAGATGTTTTTTGATGTACAGGCGAACGATTACATAGAGATCATAGGAGATTCCCGAAAGAGTGTTGTAAAAGAGTATTTTAAGAAGTTATTTGGCAAGAAGTGATATCAACCTATAAGGAATAAAAATACGTAATAAAATATGTTGCCAAATGGTATATATACTTTGACTAACTCATAAATTGTTGTATAATTAGGAATACGAACACAAGTTCTATAAATGTTCTATTCGACACTTATCGACATTAAGATGGCTAACTTTCCAATATTATCTACTTGTCAAGCATTTTTAGTCGGGGGGTTAAAGTGTTTGTCAAGTGCTAAAAGATGGATTAAAATAAATACATAAGATAAATCACACCCAGTATTCATCATAAGATACGAGAGGAAATGAAAATATGAAAAACACCTTGAATATTGATAAGAAGTCGATAGGACTTATTACTATAGCTAATTTCTTTTTTCAAGACTATCGAAACAACGAAGAATTTGTACGACAGTGCAGCGGTATGAATGGGAAGCAAATTAACAGTTGGCTTATGCAGTATAGATTTCAGAAGATCTCAGAAACGCGCTACAGGTCGCAAAATGAGTTTGTAGAAGCCTACAATGTAAACCCGCCTATGGCATTGGAGCGCCTATTTCAAGAGCGCATCAATAGTGATAAGTTAAGCAAACTGAATTGCATTGATCCAATTACTATATATACTTATCACATCAAAGACCCAAATGTTAAATTTAATAGTTTTACTGGGTATTTTCTGTAGCCGGATCACCCGGCAACAAAATAAGAATAAAAATACATATTTACAAAATGATAATGTATGCATATAATGGATATATGAGGTGCTTAACACGAAAAAAGCTGATGAAGTAATAGTTTCATCAAGAAATTTTGCTTGAAAAGTGAAGCATGCGAGAGTATATGAAAGAATGACGGAGAATAAAATAACACGCTAAGCGTGATTATATAGAGGCAGCAAGTTTACTCTGAAAAGGTGGTGAAACATATGACGAGCAGATTGAGAAGTCCTCCGATGTAACTGAATTAGCCAAAGAGACATCAATCCAAAAATACATATACACAAAGGGAGATAAAATTAATTAATGGCAGATTACAAAATTAAACTCAACAATAATCATGGTGGAAAAGAATTTAATAGTGGATTTCATTTCGTTGGTAAAGTAAAACCGATCAAAGAAAAAGATAAGAATACAGATAATTGGGAAGACATTCCGTTCTATTCAACTGAAGAAGATGGGAAAAAGAAGGTATTCCAATTTATTATTGAAACTGCAATGAGTAATGAACTAAAGGTTAAAATTACAGGCAAAGAGAAGCCATTTGCATATCCATATAGCAGACAACATGGCAAGTCTGCAAAAGTAGAATGGAATAAAAGATTCAATAAAGAAGCTTATCCAGATAATACATATCATCTCATTGAGCCTGAATGGGATAGAATTGAAAAGTTTAAAGAGATCGTAGAGAAAGATTGTTGGGTGGAAGTTAAGGGGAAATATATCCCATACGAGTTTGAAGCTGAAGACGGGAAAGTAATTAAAGGAATCTCAAGACAAATCAGCTTTATCAATCCAGTTAACGATGAAGGTAAAGTAATTATCGATGGAGAAGTCAAAGAGATTAAAGTCGACAAAAACACCATTAACTATGTTTGTGATTTCCAATCACCTGACTTTATTGAAGTAAATCGATTTAATATGCAGATTGGTATCAATACCACATATCAAGATAGTGAAACTGGTGATACAAAAGTAAACGCAGTTGTCCTAACAAATGGTATGGATAGATCTGAACCAAAAGATGTTGAATTGATGGTCTATCAGAAGAAAGTAGAGCAAGGAATCTCTATGGCTGATGCATTCGCCTCTCTGAATACATATGATTTCATCGAAGTAATTGGACAGGATAATAACCGGGCGACATTTGCTTATGTAGATGTTGTGGAGGAAATTGCATCAGATGACCCGTTTAGCCAAGTTGACAGTAGCGAAAAAGTGACCCGGCAAGAACGTGTGACTAATGGAGATAAAAAAGGTTTAGAGGTACTGAGCTATGTTCAAGGTAGTATTATGCGTGAATTGCTAACCGAAGAGGAATTCAGAAAAGCAGCAGCATCAACCAACGATGACCCATTTAACAACACAAACAAATCAGATGACCCGTTTAGCCAAGTTGAGAGCGATCCATTTGCAACTGATAAGAGCGATGATCCATTTGCTTAATTGGTAATTGAGATATGGAGTGTCTTATGGCACTCCTAAACAACTAATTTAAAATAAAAAAAATAATATCAGGGAGAGATGTTTAATTTATGGGATTGAGAGACGCAGTAATTAACAATGTACCAAAGGTAGCTTTACATGGAATTCGTTCGCTTATAGTAGGAAATTATAAGTCGGGTAAAACACGACTTTGGAAAGAAGTAACCGAACTTCATTACGACAATCCTGATGACTACATGTTACTATCATTTGAAAAAGGTTGGGAAACATGGAGTTTGAAGAACGTTGTCCCTATTCATGCTAAAGGTAAAACTCCAGCAGATCAATGGGAATATTTCCGAAGTACAGTTGTAAAGGATCTTGTTGAGGAAGCAAGTACAAATAAAATTGTTAAACTTCTTGGCGTAGATACGGCTGATAAAGCTATGGCAGCAGCAGAAGAGTGGGTAATTAGAGACTTCAACAAGAGAAATGGGTCAAGATATACTTCTCTTAAAGAAATTAGTGATAAAACCTCTGATAATGGATACACACTTCTTACGGCAGAAATGAATAAACAATTCGATACATTAGAAAATTCGGGCTACGGAACGATGTCTCTCGCATGGTCTAAAGAGAGAGAAACTACTCTTCGCAATGGCAACAAATTTACATCTATTGATATGATGATGTCTGCTACTGGTAAAAAGGTGTTCGAGTCTCAGGCTAGTCTGATTTGTACGCTATATAACGATACCGTGATTTTGGACAAAGATGGAAATGAATTGGATGAAAATATCAAAGACAAAAAAGGTAAGGATAAAGCTAGTGCTTTCCATGAGACTCAGGTCATGATGCTGTTCCGTCCGAATGAATTTGTGTCCATTGGTGGTGGTCGCTATGTAAACCTACCATCCGAGCCCGTTCCTTATAGTTCTAAAGAGTTTATGCGAATCTATGAGGAGGCTGTAAAAGGCCAAATGGATGCTGAGTCAAGAAAGAATATTGTGAAGATTGAGGAAGAACAAGAAACAGTTCAGGAACAAAAAGCACAAGAATTTGCTGAAAACGAGGAAGCAAAAGCTTCAGCCGACGACTTAATCAACGCCATTCAAACAGAGGTTGATCGTTTCAGTTCTAATGATAAAACCGAAAAGATTGTGCCAAAATTTAAAGATATCCTTGGTGTTCCTAATTTCAGAACAATTACTGATACAGAGAAGCTTCAAGAAGCGCTTGATTTCGTAAAATCAATCTAATACATAGAGTTTGTGAAAGACAGATTTCATAAAGAATAGATGTCTATATGTAGATTATAACAAACTATATAGATCTACATATAGACGATAGGAGAGAATATGACCGTTAATATTGATTCTTATAAAGATGATATTGGTGAGTTAATGGAGCTTCTTGTGAACCTTAGAAAGTCAGGTCAGGCGGAGGACTATAAAACGGTGGTTGATAGTATTGGGCTAATTGTGAGTTTAATTGTGTCTAGTACTAAAAATCCTGAATTAATTAAATATAAAGAATTTTTCGATAAATTAAACCAATCTATCGAGTCAGAAATTACAGGTATTCAGAGTGAGACAAAAGAGGATATTAAAATCGGTAACATGAAAAACTATCAAAGTAAATTACGGTTAATCAAACGACTGATGAGTGTGAAGTCCAGTTTACCACTTTGCATGAAGATCGATGTAATTCAAAGTTTACCCGGATCAATAAGCGAAGAGACAAAAAAATAAATGAATAGAATTGCCGAGAGCATTAAAAATGGTACATTGTCCATCTGATCAAGTGTTCAAATGATATTTTAAGGAGGTGAAAAATATGAAATATTATCAATATTCAAAGGGATCTGAAACAGGCTATCAGGGATGGATTGAAAATGAAAACGGTGAAGCCATTGCTTTCATTAAAGATAATGGTGTTGTCATCACGCAGTGGTAAATCAATAATACATACGGCCTCACTTGAGATAGTGGGGCTTTACTATAATCAAATATCAGGAAGGTGATACGTTGGAAGTACTCCTATCTCTATTGTTGGCACTGTCCATTGGTCAGGCAGGATTAGAAAGTGCCAATCAAGCACGAGAAGCGAAAAACACGACTAAGATTGAGAGTGTTAAAAAAGTTGATAAGTCCGTTGAGGTTAAGAAAGTTGTTCAAAAGGAAGTCAAGCAAGTTAAAGCAACTGCAAGTAAAAATAGCAATGATGAGAATGATTGGATGTACTTTGAATTAACTGCATATACCAATCATGAAAATAGCACAGGGAAAAGTAAAGGTGATCCCGACTATGGTATCACAGCAAGTGGAGCTAAAACAGAAGAGGGTGTCACAATAGCTGCTGACTGGCGAGTGCTCCCTAAAGGAACTCGTGTTTACATAGATGGAGTAGGCGAAAGAACCGTCCTCGATAAAGGTGGCGCGATTAAGGGGCAAAAAATCGACGTGTACTTTGAGAGCGAAGAGGAAGCTCTGGAATTCGGACGAAAGAAGCACGTAAAAGTAAGAATTATTGAGTAGTAGAGGATGAATACATATGAAGAAGAAAATATTCTGCATTATGGCTTACTCAGGAGCTGGTAAGACTGAGATTGTAAAAGAACTTGAAAAAGACGGATATAAAATCTTGCAGTCCTATACCACAAGACCACAACGTCATAAGAATGAGTGGGGACACACATTTTGTAACGATGAAGAGTATGGGAAGTATAAAGCAAAAGATGAGATTGCCGCGTATTCTCAAATCCAAGGATACCATTACTTCGCAACGAAGAAACAACTCTTGAATTCGGATATTTACGTTGTTGACCCTGTGGGTATTAAGGATTTAAAAGAGCGCATGAAGGATGTTGAATTTGTAGTAATTTATCTGAAAGTCGATAAAGAGACACGCATGAAACGTATGCAAAAACGTGGTGACGATGTACTTAGAATTCTGTCTCGTATCAATACTGACGGAATTAAGTTTAGTAAGAAGCGTTATGACTATCAGGTTCCCAACTATGATTTTGACAAAGCAGTTAAAATTATCAGAAACATCATCAAAGTTGAATCGAAACTTTAGATGAATAGGCTTAAAACAGTTAAATACATAAGTGAAACCTCTGTGGATGAGATGGTCAAACAGATCGTCTCTAAGCAGAGTGACATTATTAAAGTAATTGATTCAGCAAAAGCAAGTAGAACTGAATACGGACTCAAGGTGCAAGAGTTAATTGAACGCCTTGAGTCACAGTAAAAGCTGTATTTCATCGGAAATATAAATTCATATAACAAGGAGAGATCGAATGAGTAAATTTAAAGCATTCATTAAAAAAGTAGCAAGTAAATTTAGTACACCAGTTAAACCGTTGGCAGCGGAAGTATTTAAGGAAGACAAGTTTAAAATGGACATTGAAGGCAATGTGAAGGCCAATAAATTACATGTAAGTTGGTATGGAGATCAGGTTGCTAAAGCCGAGACATGGTCATCTGGAGAAGTTGAAGGTCTTCCTCCACAAGAGCCACAGTTTCTAATCTGGAACAATCAGAAAACTAGTGAAATTTTGAACCAAGTAGAAGCAGATAAATTAACAAAATTGAAAAAAAAGACAAAGAACAAACGAATTAAAAAGAAATTACAGAAACGGATCGATACATATGGAAAAAATTCAATCACACGCAATTAAAGATATATGGAGAGTCAGAGAAGGTTTGCTTTTAGAAGTACATAAGTTTAAAACACTTGGTCATTGCTGGATCAGATCTAAGAAAAGCGTTAAGCAGAATAGAGGATGTAAAGGTTTAACAGAGCTTAAAGAAGATTATTGCGACAGCTACACCAAAAAGACTTTTCCAAAAGGCACATTGATCTATAACACTGTTCCAGTTGAACCAGAGATGAACAAGGACAACTTCAAGTTCGAGATTAAATCAAGTGGTGGCTCAATTTTTGGAAAGAATGCTGAAGAAATAAAAAAGATATTGAACGACATTGAGAAAGTAATTAATACATACGAATAAGCGAAATAGTTTCCATAGGGGGTAGCTAAGTATAAAAGTTCTTGAATGCTCGTCTAAAGGCGATAAACGTTATTCAGCATTTTATGCAAAGGTTAGGGCTTGGGAAAGATATGATTCAATAGAAAACCACTATCAACTGAGTAAAAGGTTTGGTGAATCTAAACCTTCTAACTGGAAGGATGCAAAAGGCAAGGAACCTACACACATGCGAATTGAACGGAAGACAATATGAATTAAGATTACTATCTCAATGGTATAAGATGTTGTGGGTTAACTACTTGGACAATAATCCAGAGCTTGTAGAATATGCGAAACAATTTGATGAATTCAATGACATCTTCAAAGGTAAAAGCTTGAATTGTCAGGCAGATGTAGTAAGACAATACATAAAAGTAGGTAGACAGTCTTTAGTGGATGATTATCAGGAATTGATGGATTTGTTCAAGAGTAAATAAAACATAGAAAGAAGGACTTATAAGTGGGAGTAGATTATTATACATGCAATAGCTGTGAGGATACATTTCCTGACTGTGGAAGCTACACTGGTTGTGAATGTGGTATGCACTGGTGTTGTGATGAATGTGCTGACACAGAGGGTTATCGAGAAGAGGAAGATGGATTCACTCCAGAGGGTAGCACTTGGGAACAAGGGACGAGCTGCAACTACTGTCGGAAAGAAGATTTTTCAGATTGTAATTTACTTGAATTTGCGATTACATTGCTCAGTATGACCCGTGAGGAATTGATTGGGAAGTATAAGGAATCTAAGAGTCAGTGAAATAAAGAATTTATTTAGAATCAAATAAGAAGAAACAAATAATTAAAGGAGAGTATTCAAATAAAAAATATTAAACTCGATAATGGGAATAAGATCAAGGTTTTTGAGAAAAAAGACTTACGAAATAAATTAGGTTTTAATGAAAAAGAAATCAAGATTGTAATGAAATACCAAAAAGATTTTCCTGAGCTTCTACAGGAACACACTGAGAAAAATTTTGTTATTGATAATCGGATTCTTTGGGAGCATCTTGGGAAACCATATGATAAATACAACCATTGGTTCAATAGAAAGGTTAGAAAGCAGGGGTGGACTGAGAACGTTGATTATATTACAAGGTGGAAAAAAATCCACCTTGTAAATGATGGATTTAAAGAACTGGAGAATCAATATTTTACTGTAGAATCTGCTAAGCACATTGCTTTATCAGAAAATAGTGCAAAAGGAAAAGAAGTTCGTTCGTATTTTATCCTATTGGAACGAGCAGTTCGCGATATGGAAAAATGGATACTAGTACGTAATCCAGAAAAAGAAGGATACAAACAACTATGTGAAGCAGTAAATAGTAATTACAAGTTAACTCATAATGGGAAAGAAGCGAATATTTTTGTCTATAGCAATGAAGCCGATATGATTAATGAGTGTCTTTTAGGAGCGAAAGCTAAGCAAATAAGATTATTTTTAGAAATAGAGGATGATAAAACAAGAGACAATTTGACAATTCAGATCAATCAAACTTTGTATGAACTACAACTTGTGGATATTGCATTGATTATAGGTCAAATAGACTTTAAACAACGCAAAAGTATGCTAGAAAACTTATGTAATACAAAATATAAGCATATCTCTTTAGCGGCAACGGAACTAGAGCAAGTTGTGTAGTTGAATAAAATTGATATTTGATCAAGAAAGGAGAGATGACATGAGTATGAATGCTACACATGTTAGCACAATGATATTTTCTGATGATCAATCAAAGGCAGAAGCGAAGATGAATGAGCTAGTCAGATTCTTACCTGAGATATCCATTGTGAAAAGAGAAAATGATCGTATTAAAACAACTGTAGGAACATTTAAGGCTAAAAAGTACTTTGAGGGTTGCAGGGGATATAGATATCAAGAAGTTTACATTGACAAGTCTTTGTCTGTAGTTTCAGATGCGGTTAATTATATTTTAACTATGTTGAGATCACCAGACTTTTATGGAGAACATGATGATAGTTATAACTGGAAAGAACATGTCCATTTCTTCTAGTAGGGGGAGTATAAAGGGGGTGAAACTGCTGAACAAGATTGTAGTCCGAGACTACCATTACAGTTGCTCTGATGGTTGCTGTAGCGAATGGGGAACAGAGTTAATTGTCAATGAAAAGTTAGTTGGTACATTTACAGATGTTGATGAGGATGTTGTAAGGAATTTACTTGAGGCGTTGAACGTAGAGTTTGAACTCGAATACATATACGATCATCAAGATTAGATGAAATCGATCATTTACTGAGAAAAGGAGTGTATGAATGAACGAGGATTTAAAGTTTCTAAAAGAGCTGCAAACAGAATTAAATACTCAAGAGAATGACTGTCAAGCAGCGCCACGTTTCTGGACGATCATGGATTATAAAAAGTCACCCGGAAATGAAGATTATGATAGTGGAGAACTACAGTATTACTTCAACGATGGTGATCATGTAGTATTTGAAGACTTTAACCACCTAAAAGAGTTCATTGAGGAACACTATGAGGAAGACATAGATGATGAGTTGAGATGGCATTTAAACAATGAAGATATTGAATATCTCTGGCAATACATAACAAACAATTTGAATGAGGATGGATATTTTGATTCGGTATTTGTGAAAGAAGAAGATTTTATTGCTCCAAATACAATGTTTCTGACTAAAGCAGAAGCAAAACGACATCTTGAGTTAAACCATTACCATTACACAAGTAAGGCACATACATATGCAATGACAGCGTGGAGAGCTCCAAAAGTAGAAAGACTGTTAAAGATTTTAAGTGAGTTAGATTTTGATTCGTTAATAGAAAATAACACTGCTACTCATAAGAAGGGAGAGTGAAAATATGAATGAAATAACACAAGAATACATAGATGACTCTATTAAAAAGGCCAATGGTATTTATGATGAGATTGTTGGAAAGGCAAAATCAAATGGTGTTATCTATGTTGAATGGGTGATGAGAACTTTCTCTGTTAATTGGTATGGAGCAAGTTATGTGATTGAACGAATGGAAGATGAAGGTCTATGTGGTTCTTGGCAAAAAGAAGGATACCGAAAGATGTTTTAGTAAAATCAGCATTTTAAAAAGAGCCCGTTAAGGCTCTCCTAATTAAATAATATGTACATGTTTCTAAAGCATTCTAATTAAAGCGGGTAAAGTAGAAATTACTACGAAAGCAATTAATGCTAAAGGGATTGCGCTAATAGTAATGGCAGCTACAGCCAGCCCTTTCAACTCAAGTGAATTTCTTGACTTCCAACCAAGAATCATTGCACCTAAGTTGAAGAACAAAGTGATAAGGAATGGCCTAAACATAAACTCGTCTGCTTTAGCTGTTCCGTATAATACCCAAATTAAAGTTATTACACCCAACAAACTGAAAATGAATGATACTACCGCTTTGTTTGTTTGATCTTTTTCTTTGGGAACACGCTTATTGTTAACTCTAGACAAACTACTCATACTTTCCTCCTATTAATCATGTAAATTTATAGGATAAATATACCATGTAGTTCGGAGGATGTATATAAAATGAAACTTTGATCAGGAAAGGTGACTAAGATATTGATCGATAAATGCATTAAGTGTGATGGCGAAATTTATGAGTCAGAATCTTTAAGTAGATGTTTGAGATGTAGAAGAGCAACTGAAAAGGAAGTACCTGCCGAGGAATACTATAAACAGAAAATTAAAATAGGATTTGTTGTTAAAGAGAAAGTTTAATAAGGGAGTTGATGTTGGTTGAGTTTTACTGCTATTGAGCGTGAGACAGTTTGTGTTTGTAATGACGAAACTAATGAGTGGGAAGTCTATAGTTGTTCTTCCAAAGTAATTACAAAGATTAAGAAAGCGGGATTGGAATTGTTGCGGGTCGATGAGCATGGAGGACATTATTTCAAAGGCGATTATGGACAGGTGTCATTCCGGGCTAAGAGTAGTGGTCGAGTATGGACTGAGGAGCAGAAACAAGCTGCTGCTGAACGGCTTAAAGAAGCTAGATCTAAGAAAGGAGAATAGATGAAAAAAGAGACTCAAGAACGAACAGAGACGCAGAGGGATAAGATTGTATCTGCATTAAAACGTGCAGGAGATTCAGGAGCAACCAACGTAGAACTAAATAAGATTGCTTTACGATACAATGCACGTATTCAAGAGTTATATGTACGTGGATACAAAATACATAGTGAAGAATTAGATGGTGGAGTTACAAAATACATATTGAAATCAGAACCAACAGAACCATTTAAGAAGCCAGATAAAGCAGTAGACATTTTAATTGAAGATATTGAGAGTAAATATAATGGAAACATTAGCGCGCGCGAATTGAACGAGTATTTAGATACACAAGGCTTCACAGTTAGACGGAAGATTGGATCGTATTGTTAAATTTCACGAAATGAGAATTTCAATTAGAAAAGGAGAACGATAAAAATGGCAAAAGAGTTGCTGTGGTCAGAAGATTCTGATTTTGTATATGGTTTAGCTAATGACTTTCTGAGTAAAGAGGAATTCATTGAAGAGGTAAAAAAGCAGTATGAGGATGGCGAGTGTGAGGTTAGTAATTTTCAAGTTCAGCCTTGCATTTACTCAGAAAAAACTATTCATGCGGATTGTCTCATCCCACTAGTCTCGGCCTATGTTAGTATTGAAAACTATTTACCGCAAGCGTTGAACATAAATTTACTGATGAAGATTAAAGAGAGGAGCTGAGTTGTTGAACGTATTTAAGCGGCTATTATTGAAGAGTAATCTATTTAGAAAGACAATACATAGAGGTAGCGAAGAAATACATAAGCAAAAACTGAACGACATTAGCAATCACTTAAGAGAAGTTAAAAATGAATTGATCAAATTGCTACCAACTCAGATGTGGCAGCGGTTTGAAGAGGAGGCTTATATTTCTGGTGGCTGTATCTACAGTCTATATCACGACAAGAAGCCTAAAGACTTTGACTTCTTCTTGGTAAATCAATCTCTCGTTAATGAGATTAGAGAATACTTTATTGAACGTGCTGGATATCATGGCAGTGATATAAGTGGTGGAACATATCATGATTTACCTTTGATTATCACAAACAATGCAATCTCCATTGGTAAGTATCAAATTATTACTCAATGGGTAGGAGATCCGCAGGATGTTATTCAGGAATTTGATTTCAGGCACAACATGTTCTATTGGAAAAATAAACGAGTATATACTTTGAGTGATTGGTCATATCTGAAAGGTAATGCGTTGGTTTACAACGAACAAAGAGCACGAGATATTGTAGGAACAATTGTACGGGTTCCGCGATTTATCCAGCGTGGAATGACTATTACACAAAAAGAGATGAGTAAAGTTTTATTGAAACTACATAGCGTAGGTTTTACTGATAAGGAAATTGAGATTTTGAATAGCAATAAAGCAGACAGACATTTTGGGTCATAAAAGGAGAAGATTAAATGACTAAGAAAATCGAAATTAAAACTCCAGTTTTTGAAAGTATTCAAGTAGGTGAACATGTGGAAGAAAAATGGGAAACAAGTGATGGACAGAAATTTGATTATGAACATCAAGCTGAGAGTTACGAATTCAATTACTGCAAAATCAAACGTAGGGGTGTGCATTTGTCAGTCGAAGATGCTGAAGTACTGGATTTTGAAAGCATTGAAGATATGAATCGATACGAAGAGGAAGGTATATATGGTGGCTACACCAAGAAATACGATAAGAGTATTATGAAGTTCCCTAATACATATGTACATTACACTTGCTATGATCCTGAGCAGGAATTCGAAATTGACGATGAAAGTGGATATTATCACAGCGAACCAGACACACACGTTCATATTGTTGGACTGGATGAATATAAAAAAATCCTAATGAGTGAAATTGAAAATCTAAAATGATATCGTGATTTCATTAAGAGAGGGGTAAGAATTTGAAAGACTTTTATTATGCTACAACAAGATGGATTGACGTGTTTCGCTGCAAAATGAAATATCCAGACTATGCTGACAATGAATACAATCAGGGAAGACTTAAGCACATTTGGGGTGTTAAGTCTTCAATAGATAATCGTTTTAAGGAAGCTAATATGTATACCTTAAATGATATAGAAGTCATTTATGATAGAAAGAACAAATTGTACTTTTTACATATGCAAACCCAACATTGTGAAAGTAGTAATGAAGAAAGAGGATATCTTCAGTCCCTGCTGTTATCATTCGAAGACTATATGGACGACAATGGTTTTAATACGAATTATCAAAAAAGATTTCTATATTCTTTGCCAAATGTTAATAGTTACGCAGAATCGATTGAAGAATTATACATAAATTTTAAGATGTATGTTAAAGGATATTGTTCTGTGTATGAAGGGGATGAATAGTATGTCAAGCACTCAATATTTAGATCAGGAAGGTTTACAGTTAAAAATAAACAATAGCAATGGCAATTTGCTGCAGTTAATTTGGAATCATGACAATGTTGAGAATGCGATGAAGCATGGGAGAGATGATGAGTTTTACGTAACAATTAAAGACAATTCACGATTTTGTGGGATAGACTTTTCCCTTGCTGATGCGATTGCTTTAAGAAATACACTAGATCATATGATTAAAAAGCTAAGCTAAGCAAATTAAATCACAATAAATAATTAGAAATAAGGAGATAAAATGAATGGCTGTATACTGTGATAGCGAATGCGAGATGGTCGGAGCACTCTGTGATTTTTGCATCTATTATAAGGACGACTATACCAATGGTAAGTTTCAAGGTGATGGATTGTGTGAGAAAAAGAACATTCGAACCGAAGCCATCTTTTCGTGTAACGATGATTTTCACTGTTTTCAAACCAATTCAGATGAAAAGTAATTCAGATCAAATCGCAATTTCACAGAGAAAAGGAGAATTGAAGTTGAATAGAGACACTACAGGTGAACTGGATAAGATTTATATAGAGATTATTAAAGAAATGGCAGAATACTCAACTATAAATAAGGCATTTAAGTTAGGTTCTGCTAACACGGGTAAGTTCTTTTATGATTTATTGATTAAAATTGAAGAAAACGGATCTAAAGAAATTCAAATTAAAGACTTAAAATGCATTATTGAGAAGGCTATGTCTGATGATGAGCTCATTCATGAGTACTTCAATAAGTTAATGAAATAGAAAATTTACAGAGAAAGGGATAATAAAATGTACGAATACACAAAAGAACATTGTATACGAGACACCAAGGAGCACATTGGTCAGGTTAGAGAATTCATGATGGAGTTTACAAAGGAATTGACTGAAAGAGCACTTGTACATGATAAATCTAAGTTAGAATCTCCCGAACTTGAGGTTTTCACTGAATACACTCCTAAACTCAAGGTGAGTACTTATGGGTCTGACGAATACAAGGTATATCTTGAAAAAATGGGTGTGGCACTTAAACATCATTATGCTAACAACTCACATCACCCTGAGCACTACCCAAGAGGAATTGCAGACATGAACCTGTTTGATATCGTAGAAATGTTCTGTGATTGGCATGCAGCAACAAGACGACATGATGATGGTAATTAAATAAAGTCCATTAGATTAAACATGGAGCGTTTTAAATATTCTCATGACCTGAAACGTATTTTTGAGAATACAGTAGCTTCACTATACAAGTACACAGTGCTCTATGGTAAAACTGATGGGACTGAAGGTGGATTTTACGCCAACAGTGTAGAGGAATTACATATGAAGATAGATGCTGAGAAGTATCTGACGGATATCGAAAAGGCAGATATTAAATACGGATTCTTCCGAGAGTTCAAAGATACTGGCTACGTAACAAAAAATATCTGCTGGGACAATTGTTTTGACGTTTATTGGATTGTTCGCAGTTAAATTTTTTGACATGGAAAATGAAAGGAGTGTAGAAATGATTAATTGGGATAACGTCATTTACTCATCAGTAGGTTCAGGAAGGCATGAGATGATATTTGATAATAACAAATTCATTATTTTCAACAGAGAAACTGGAACAAGCTTAGCTTCTGATTTTATAGATCTTGGGGAATTAAAACATGTGCTCGAAAAATATACGGAATTAATGGAGCACAATGATGAGTTACTAAAGCAAATAACTATGTAAAAGAGGACTTTCTTAGAGAATTGGAGGATGAAGTAATATGATGACAAAAGATGCCCTGAATGGTGTAACCCTAAAAATGCATACATATGATGACGAAAAAATAAAAGAGGATGCAAGACAACTTACCGACAAATATAAGGAACTATCTGAAAGCTTGTCGGATATGTCTGTGTCTGAAGGTGATTCAAATGCATTGCAATAACAATCACTGTTTGTGGAATGCATTTGATCAATGTTGCCCTGAAAGCGAAGAACTACATAATGCTGCTATTCCAAACACATTGGATTGTCCTTCGGCTATACGGAGTGATCATCAGGAAGCGATGTATCAAATTATGGATGAAGTAGATGAGATGATGATGAAACGTAATTTCAGAGAATTGATTGAGATTCGCAAGTTTTTGAGAAGTCAAAAAGGCAACAATGGTTATATTGAATTTGGAAATGGAAGCAGAATCGAACTTATTGACACACCTGATAGTGTAAGAGGGGCAAACAGCGAATATTTCTTTGGTATCGACTTAACGTCGAACGAATCTTGATCAAATGTAAATTTTACTGAGAAAAGGAGTTAATAAATTGTACTTAGAATATGATGAGGAAAGCTATCAGAGTTTCGAGAGCAGTTTTATGTCTTTGGTGAACACAGAGGTTGAAAAGAGGGTTAATGAATACCTCGATGAGTTGCACTCTTTAAGAGAAGTCAATAGGTTGAGTGAGCAAAAGATCATCGAATTAACTCAGACAAACAAGAAACCTGAACAAATGAAGTTGTTTGAGGTTCTTAAGTCTAAGATTACTTTAGATAATATTTCTGTATTGATTGCACATTTAAACCTAGAATCTAGTTCAGTTGACTTTGAGGGGATGCATAAGGATGAGATTCCCCAATGGTTTAAATTGATTGTTAAATATTATCCAGATAAAGATATCATATTTGCTCTGTTTGATCTCTTTGATATCGAATATCCACTATGGGCAAAAAGTTATAAGCTTCCGTATGACTACAATGAAAGTGAGTTAGATATGATTTTTAGCAACCTTTATAAAATGTACGTGTGTAATGGTTGTATCTTTGAGCACAATATGGGTTTTCATTTCTCCTCTGTTAGCCGCTACAAAGGGAATCTAAAGAATCTATTTGAGAAGGAATCATATGTTGAAATTCCATGGAATCTACTGTTGCAGAATCCACTACTTACTCAAGATAAATACTTCAAACTGATCTATGATTCAATATTAAACAAGAAGAGTCATTCAGAATACTTCTTTAAAATACAAGACTATCAGAATATCAGTACTAGTCAGTCTAAAGAATTGTTTAAGCTCATTCCGACGAAAAATCTTAAAGAAATCCATAAGAATTTCGTTAAGAAGAATTCATATCTTCTAAAGTTTAATACTGAGTTGTCTGAACTATTTAAAGACCAAATGACAGAAAATCAATATGGACACTTTTATTATCTAGACTTCCAATATCCTCAGCAGAAAGCGTTTATAATGCAACGAAATATCAGGATGGACAAGAAAATTGAGATGATTTGTAAATTGAACATTCCTAAAGAGGAAAAGATTAAATTTATTTCCGAGCTTGCTGATCAAACAATAGAAGACATAGAATCTGATTTTAGTAACGATACTATCTGATTGCCTCATGATGAAATATTTCAATGAAACATAGAATTTATCAAGAATAATACATATATGAGGAGAATAATGAATGAGTAAACTTTATGAGCTTGGAGAGAAGTACAGACGCTTTAATCATTTTGTTGATGCAGCTTGGGATGATGAGGATATGACTGAAGATGATTTGCAGATGTATATTGAGACACTTGAATCAATTGAAGATGAGGTTGAAGTTAAAGTTGAGAACATTGTGAAATTCATGAAGAATATCGAAGGCGATATTGAAGCTTTTAAAAACGAGGAAAAGCGACTTGAAAAGAAACGTAAGTATCTTCAGAACAAGTTTGATGGTCTAAAGAGCTACATGCAAAATACACTTGAGGTCAGTAAGATCGATAAGGTCAATGCTGGAACCTTTAAAGTAAAACTCCAAGTAAATCCACCATCAATCAATATAATTGATCCAGCGAAGATCCCAGATACGTTTAAAATTGAACAGGAGCCTAAAATTGATAGTAAGGCACTTCTTAAAGCCGTGAAAAATGGATTGGAAGTTGAAGGTGCAGTACTGGTAAATGACAAAAAACACTTGAGAATCAGTTAAATAAGAATAAATATATGTACAAATTATAAAAGTAGTGGTATGATGACTTTAACAAGTTGTTATACCACTACTTTAATTAGGAGGCGATACATAAATTGAAAGACATCAAATCAGTTGATTTAGACAAGACAATGATATTAGCTGAAGAATTGGGCATAAAAGTAACTAAGCATAGTGAAAACTTTGGATTCTATGTTGCAACAAACGGAGAACGTAAAATTTTAGATGTAATAGATTTATTCGTAGCAATCTTCCCTGAGATAGCAGATAGTAAATATAGAAAAGAGCTAGGAGGACAAGTTCATTGAACGATCATATTTTTGTTGAAATGTTAATCCAGTACATAACCGATGCAACACCTTTAGAGGAAAGTTTAGTAAGAGTCATTATTAGTCATTCATCTTTTATTGAGATGTTAAAAGAAGATGAAGAATTTGTTGGACACTATCCTCTGGAATATTGGGCGCAGCAAGTGCTTGACGAAACCGTACAAAGGATGAGATCCGCATTAGATGCTTTACAGAAGAATAATTAAGAGTAAATATACCACAAATATATTTATGTAAAAGATCTGTTTCATCAAAAATTGGAGGTAGCTATATGAGAAGAAAAGATTGGATTGTAACTGAATATGCAGCAAGACCAGCAGGTAAACCAGATCGTTGTTTTTATTGCCATAGCTTGATTGGAGAGTCACATACTTCCGAATGTGTAATTAGAAACAGAACAGTTGTTATGGATTTTACTATTAGGATGGTAATGGACGTACCGGAGTCTTGGAAGGATGAAGATGTTGAGTTTAGATACAATAAGGGATCATGGTGTGCAGACAATCTTATTGAAATGATTGTAAGAGAAGAAGATGGGTGTTTGTGTCCTCATGTTCAGGCAAAGTTCGTCAGAGAAGCAACACCAGACGACGAAGAGAAATGGGGCTTAGTTAGAGTAGATGACTTGCAATCATAGTCTAAGTAAAAGGCACGTTTCACAGGAAAGGAGAATAAGCTTTGGACTATTATTTATTACATGAAAAACAACTCGAAGAACTTGGAGACATAAAAGAAGAGATTATGTTGGAATTAGGAACAAGAGAAATTGAGTTTGAAATTAAACGAAGTCCATCTAGTGGTGAATTATTTACAAAGTTCTATGAATTATATGCCCATCAAAGAAAGGACAATGTGAAGGATTAAAATAATCGATGGTGACTTGCTTGATGCTACTGAAGATATCATTGGGCATCAAACAAATACTAAAGGTGTCTGGGGATCAGGAATCGCCAAAGCAATCAAACAGATGTACCCAGATGCTTATCCGTTTTACCAGTTGGCATGTCATGAATATGGTGATAGATTACTGGGTCTATGTTGGACTACCAAGGTAAACAATAAGAGAGTTATAGCTAATATATTTGGACAGACTACATATGGAAGAAATAGGAACGTTGTATACACAGACTATGCTGCTTTGAAGTCTGCGCTTGAGTCATTGAAGTTACGGGCAAAGAAGTTTGGTTATTCAGTTGCACTTCCATATAACATTGGTTGTGGGTTAGCTAATGGAGATTGGAAAGTTGTTTATGGAATTATTGAAGAAGTATTCAGCGATTATGAAGTGACATTGTACAGATTGTGAGGGGACAAGTTTGTATAAAAAGTATTGGGTAGAAAATGGAACACGATACTTAATGAAAGTTAGACAGTCAAGAGTATCAACGGGTCGTATGGGTGGAGTTGAGTTATATACAACAGAATACAATCTGAGTATTTTTAAGAAAATGAAGTATTGGTTTGGTTGGAAGAGTGTGTATAAAAATAAATTAGATAGCGACTATGGAATATCTCTTGAAAGTTTTAAGAAGGAGTGTATCAATGACTTCTTTGGTAGATAAGAGGGGGAGCTTAGTAGATGGAGTACATAATTAGACTTTCTGAAGACTATGAAAAGTGTGAAAAAGTGCTAAATAAATTTGGTATCGTGGCATATAGATCGCCTGTAATTAAAGGCTTAATTGGATACAGGAGTAAGCTTGATATTGAGTATTTATCAAAGAGAGACTTTATTGATCAGATTGAAATTGCACCAAAAGGGACATTTGTTGGCTATTTATAATAAGGAGTGATTAAAATGTTGACGTTGGCGGGGATTTTAGATCTGCTGACTAATGGAAATGTAGCAAAAGCAGAATACGGACTTCATGAGGAGTGGTACATAACTAGAAGGTTTGGAGACAGTGCAATTGTATATTGCAATCAGGATGGAGAGCACTTAAACGAAGTAGTTCCGCTAACTGAAAGTAATCTAGAGGCATGGTATACAATCTTGTAAAAGGTCTATTTTATTGGAAAGGAGGAGATTCATTTGTTGACACTAGAATATTACTACAATCTATCTGTTGAAGAATTAAAAGTAGTATTTGATCCATTCACAAAGGAACAATTGCTAAAATTTGCTGAGGAAACAGACACACCAGTAAAATCATATCTTTCAGAAAAGAAGATTCGAAATCACATCATTAATCAAATACATATGACTGGTATATACCGAAGGATTGCTTTCAACAAGTCAGAATGAAATTCGTGTTTGACTAACATTGGGGAGGTAGAAAATGCAGCTAATAGAAATGAAGAACGAGTATGAACAAGCAAAAATGGATTACGGGAATGTGAAAAGCAAAACGGCAAAAAAGGGCATTGGGGAAGAGATGTACAAGTTGAGACATAAGATTGACGAGGAAGCACGCCGAGTAAGTAGTAAACTTAATACAGCAGATATTAATGGTGTTCAATACGAAATTCCAAAGAGTTTCAATTATGCTCCAGACAATGAGCGGTATACATATGAAGTTAGAGATGGATGTCTTTATCAGGTTGAGGATTTAAGAAATGATCCAGATGGAAGCTTCCATTCACATCATTATGTTTGGATTCCTCAAGCAGAAAATAAATATGCTGAATTGTGTGTCAGAGTACTCGGGAGAGATAGTTATGGGGAACGATATTATTTAAGGGTTCATTATTATAAACATCCCTCAGATATGTCACCATACTTAACTAAAGATATCAGAACAGACAACTATAACTATAAGCCCTTTTATGATTATATTTTGGCGAAACTGGGGTTCAAACATAAAAAGGATAGACACGAAACAAATAAATTAGAATGGACTAAAAAGGAGGAAATTGCGAATGTTTAGTGCTGAGATAAAGGTTAACGGGAGATTTATAAAAGGGAAAATAGTAAAACAAATCGGATTCCCACATCGGCTTGTTAGCAGTATCAGTTTAACAAATAACACGTGGAGTGCTCAGGATCTTAGAAGTATCGCCAATGAATTTAATCAAGTGGCAAATGAGCTGGATAAACAAAATGGAGAATCCATAGCCATTGATGACGAAGATTTCTCAGGTAATGTTCAGTAAACAGGTAAAGTTACACCATCAAGAGGCATTGTTACAGATCACATTATTGGAGGCACTTCTATTGGAGTGATTCTAGATCGATTAAAAGGAAAAGAAATTAAGATATCAGTAATTGAATGAAATACATATTGGATTGAAAATACGAATAAGGAGTGACTTAGTAATGTTTTTCAGAATTTCAGGCTTTCGATACTCGCCGCAAAGAAATGGAGACCATTGAAGATTTATATTGGTTTGAGGAGAGTGGAGTTCATGATGCTGAAGGTAGTGGACATTATGCCAACTATATATTTAGAGCGTTTACTGGCCTTTACGATGTGTCAGGCAAGCAAAAAGTTTATCATAAAGACGTTATAGAATATGAGGGTTGGCTGTACGTAGTTGAGTGGGATTATGTGAACACAGGCTATTATTTGGCAGACTCAAAGCATTTAGAAGATCCTGAGCATGAAGAACATCTAAAAGGCTCCTGTATTACCAAGGGGACAAAGGTAGGGAATGTGTATGAAATTTCTATCTGATAAAATGAACAATTGATAAAGAAAGGTGAGGCAGGAACTCTGGTAAATTATTTAGATACTGCATTGGGATTGTTGAGTACAATGGCACTAGCATATCTTCCTATCCGTTTCGTAAGTTTTACAAATAAATCAAGATTCTCACACAGACTATACTTTTATGTGATGATGGCAACGTTTGTTTTAATTGCAGTGTTACGAAGATTCCATATCCTATAATTGAAGAGAGGTCATTAGTATAAACATCTACAAAAGAATTATGTCACAAGCACGAGCATTTAGAGTTGGAGTTCGGAATCTGATTAAATGGTTGCCGATTGTATGGACTGATAGGGACTATGATCATGATTATCTGTATCGCATTGTTCATTATAAGATGTCCAGTATGGAGAAATTCTTTAATAGTAAGAATACATATTCTGTTGAAGCTCCACAGATTGCAGAAGAAATTAAAGAAGCAAAAGATAAACTCAACAATATGATAAACAGCGTTCATTCCAATAAGGTCGATAGCTTACCGGATGGATTTATCAGTATTGAGAATCGCAAATGGCATGTGAATAGAAATAGCCCTGTTTATCAGGAATGGAAAGAGGTAAATCGTAAAGCCGAAGAGCAAGAGTTAAATGACATGAAAGAAGCATTCAAAATCATTGCTGAAAAGTCTCAAGGATGGTGGGACTAATTAAAGTATCTGGTTTAAATTTGGATTTAACTCAAAGAGACAATTGGGTTGCCGTGATTGGGTCAAGAAAAGCAAGCCCTGAAGAGTTAAAAACAGCACATAGTTTTGCCTATAATTTAGCAAGGCACGGATACATAGTTGTTTCGGGATTAGCGGAAGGTATAGATGCAGCCGCACACAAGGGAGCTATAGCTGGAAATGGGAAAACGATAGCAATCGTAAACACACCTATTGAGCAAGATATCTACCCATGGAAAAACCGTAGCCTTGCCGAAGAGATTAGAAACAAAGGATGTATTATTCACCCATACGCCACAAAGGCAGTTGAACGCAACGAGAGAGGATTGAGTCAATTCTCAAAGCGTTTAATTGAACGTGATCGACTATTGGCAGCATTGTGTCCAAAAATCGTTACAGTGAAAAATGAAGGAGTGATCGAAGGTGGTACTAGATATGGAATGAGCTACGGGAAGGTATATGATCAAAATGTATTTAGATTAGATAATGAAATGAATCTCCAAAAAGATCCTGAGGTAAAAGAGGGTAAGATTTGGTGGGACATGGAAATAGATATTGATGAAAAAATGAGAAGTTTTTCGTTTGTTTAAATATGATTGTTTCAATGAAAGACAAGTTTTAAGAAGAAAAGGGGTGGAGAAATCCACCCTATAGTTTTATTAAACCGTCAGAGAAAAGGTCAAATTTATAAACATTTCCTGTAGTCAATTCTACATAATAAAATCCATAAGTGACGATGTATTCTTGATGATCTTCATAAGCTCTGATCGTAAAATATTTCCCATCATCACTATATCCCTCGTCCATGAACCCCAGTTTGTATTTATCAGCATCAACTTTGATCTTAGCATAAACATACTTGTAGGCATTGTCCTCATTTACAATAAACTTCGGCTGCTTGCCTATATAAAGATTATCCCCTTTTAATGAAACCTTCTCACCAATTGCATTACTCATACTTCTAACTGGGATATATGTAGTGTTCTTGTACGTTATTGCATCAGTTGTGGATTTCTTAGTTCCATCTACATAAAGACTGACTTTCTGGATTGCTGCTTTAATTGGTGTTGTAGTAGCTGCAAATGCTGTTGCCCCTGTAATTGTTGATCCGATCAGAATACCAATCACTAACCCCTTTAACTTGTCCTTCATTTTAATACTCCCTTGTTATGTGAGATAGAATACCTAATGTATTATACAACTTTAATGTTTAATTGAACTACAAAAATTTCCTGTTGCATAAAGAACGTCTGTTCGGTGTATAATACTAATACAAACAAATGTTCTTATATAACTACGGGAGTGATAATGATGGCGAAGAAAGAGCGGACAATTATGTTAATTGACATGCAATCGTTTTATGCCAGTGTAGAAAAGGCTAAAATGCCGCAACATAAAAACAAACCGTTGGCAGTTGCAGGAGATCCAGCAAGGCGTTCAGGAATCATACTTGCTGCATGTCCTCTAGCTAAAGCAAAAGGCGTGTCAACCGCTGAACCATTATGGCAATCACTTCAAAAGTGCCCTGAGCTGATTATTGTAAGGCCACATATGCAGGAATACATCGAAGTTTCAACTCAAATTATGTCCATTATTGAGGAGTTTACTGACTTAGTGGAACCCTATAGCATCGACGAACTTTTCGCGGACGTGTCAGGATCACTACACCTTTTTGGCAATGATCCCATTGATTTAGCAAAGCAGATTCAAGACAAGATTTACAATGAAACGGGAGTCTATGCAAGAGCTGGCATCTCAACAAATAAAGTGATGAGTAAGCTTTGCTGTGACCTGATCGCTAAGAAAATTGAAGGTGGAGTATTCTTCCTTAAAAAAGAAGAGCTTCATCAGCACATAGGCGATAAACCAATTCGTGATATGTGGGGTATTGGGTCTAGGATGGAAAAACATTTATGGAAAATGGGCATTCGAACAATAAGACAGCTTGCGAATACTCCTCTGTCAAAATTGAGAAGCAAATGGGGCGTAAACGGAGAGGTTATTTGGAGAGTGGCAAATGGACTGGATGACTCTCCAGTAACAATTAATACTCATAGTGTACAAAAGGATATTGGGAACGGTATGACGCTGCCTAGGGATTATACAGAAGCTTGGGAGATTGAAGTAGTCATTCAAGATATCTGTACTGAGGTTTGTAGACGTGCACGTAAAAAGAGATTAATGGGTAGTGTAGTTACAATGAGTTTATCGGGAGCAGACTTTGATCATCCTACAGGTTTCAGTCGACAAGTTAAGTTGCAAGATCCCACTAACATAACTGTAGACGTGTGTAAGATAGCTAAACAAATCTTTAGGCAACATTGGGATGGTCAGCCTGTGCGAAGAGTGGGGATATCATTGTCCAATCTTTCCAATGCTGAGACCTATCAACTCTCATTGTTCGATGATCAAGAACAAAAACGTGCGATTGATAAGGTAATGGATGACATTAAGGATCGTTTTGGAGATATTGCAATCTTACGGGCAAGCTCAATTACATCTGCTGGTCAAGCCATAGACAGATCAAATAAAATTGGAGGACACTATAAATGAGCAAAAAACTGGAGGCAAATGGGCTGTGGGAATCAAGTCGTATGATGCTGCCACAACATAAAGAAAGAATCATTGAACATCGTTCAAGAGATAACGATTTATCTAAACCACTTTTACACGAGGACGAATGGGAAGTTATTTATCAAAACATAGGAATATCATATAGATATACTGAAGAAGCATACTTTGAGATTTTTGAATCGAATTCGAAACGGGCTGTAAGTGGGATTGTTTCAAAGGTTAATGAGTTAGGAAAGAAGATTAGAATCGAATGGGAAAATGGGCACGAATGGATCGACATAAAGAGTTTAGTTGCTGTCAGATTATCGGGAGGAGGATTAGAATAATGAAACAAAGTGCTGAAGAGTTGGAGTTGGTGAAAAAATATGCTGAGATGCCGTTACTGTTAGACGTTATAGAAGAAGACAAGAAAAGGATAGATGAGAGCAGTGTCATATTAAAAAGAGAGTTGAAATTTTATTTAAGTTCTTTGCAAGATAGAATAACCGCTGATATATATGAGTTGAAGAAAACATTAAGAGACCGTGACATTAAAATCATCGAACAGAGAAGAACTAAAGACAATTTGTTTATTTCTTACTCAATCCGTAAATATCAGCATCAAATGAACCCACTAATGAGCAGGGTTAGAACAGATGTGCTAGTAATGTTGGCTGACTACATGAAAATAGATCTAACTAAGACATGAAGTGATTTGTTACTTGACTTTTAAGAATAAAGATAATAAAATAACATTATAAATAATTGTTAATGACAAGAGACGCAGCTTTTATACATAGGATATTGTGTTGAACAGGATGATTAAAGGATTATAATGGTAATAAGAGAAAGTAAAATTAGTCTTTCATAGATAAAAGGGGGATTTCTTTATTGAGTTTTAATTTAATAAGATATTATGATACATGCTGTGACAGGTGTGGTAATTGGGCTAGTGGAGATATTAATCCAGCAGAAATGAGAGGTAACAAATCGATTGCTGAGAAGGCTTTAAGGAATCAAGGATGGAGAGTTATCAAAGGTGAGACGATTTGTAATTATTGTCTGAGTGGCACTGGTCGTTAAGGAAATGAGGGAATGGTATGTTCGTATTGATGCGTAAGTTTGGATTGAACTCTACAGAATACTTCTTAAGAAAGAAAAAGTTAGCAAGGGAGGACGAATACATAGCAGTGACAGTTGGAAGTGAAATTACAGCAAAGAAATATACTACTTTTGTAAGAGCAGAAAATGCTGCGATTAAATTAAAAGTTGAATGTGGAGAAGTTTTTGAAGTTATTGAAACGAAGTTTAAGTAAAAGAGTAGTTTCATAATAAGGGGAGAATCTTATGGGGATATTGCAAACGATAATAACGGCTTCCGTTTCTGCTACTGTAATCGCAGCCATTATAAACAAAATAAGCAATGATAAGAATCAATCGTTAAAGTACATAACGGATGAAAGAGCAAAGTGGAGAGAGTTTGTTAAAATTAGCGCTTCGAAAATATATTCTGGTAAATATGATCTAGACAAGGAGACAGAGGCGGGTGTCATCACACATCTGATATTGAGTTTAAATCCTCTAAGGTTTACTTCTGACAATAGACTAGATAACAGAATCAGAGAATTATTAGAAGAAATCGAAAAAGGGAATAGAGCACAAGAAGTGCTGAAAGAGTTTCGTTATTGTATTGGTACGCTTTTGAAGCATGATTGGGAAAGATCTAAAAATGAAGCAAGGCCTTGGATAAAGCAGGATTTAAATGACACAATTAAAAGAAGGTTTCTCCACAAATTTTATTTAGAGAAACATGAGCGGAAAAAGGAAGAACAAGAGTACAAGGTTGAGTAAGATCGGGTAAAACGAATCTTTTACATAATAGGGGTGAGATTGTGGCTATTTATCATCGGTTTTGGTTTAGATATCACGACAAAATGCGGTCTTTTTGTTCGAGAAATGGATGGATAAACTTATGGATATTTCACATGGATTCTTCTTTCCATCATCTTAATCTTTTCTTTTATTATTTGAAAAAGAAACAATATGAAATGTGAGATTTAAGGAAAGGGAGGGTATGAATTTGATTAAAAAGTTTTCAGTTAGAGAAGCTTGGCTGCTAGACGAAAATGGCAATAAATCACTCAAAATGAAACAACTTGACCCGAACGAAGTGATTGAAGTCCATGTCGACCTTAAGAGTATTAGAGGAGGTATAGGTGAAATAACTGATGACTCAAATAAGTCGGAATTTAATGAAATATGACTTTCATTTAAAATAAGGAGGTTTCAAATTGAGCAACTGGATAGAGTTGAAAGACTGGGCCATTGAAAATAAATTAGACATTGTGATAGAAAAAATGAATGAGCTTGAAAGCCTTGATTACTTTCTTGCTTATACAGATAATGATGGTTACGATCTTATAATGTCAAATACACAAGATGGTATCGCTGTTTGGACAGAAGAACAGTCTAACAGTAAATTTAAACTCAAAGTTAAGAAGTCAGCAATTTTTTATTATGATGATAAAGATAAGTTTTATGATTGTGATATTAATGGAATTGAAATTATCGAGACTCTAAAATGATAGGAGACATAAATGATCAATATTACTGGAGACATTCATGGAACAATTAGTGTGAACAAGCGACTCAATACTAAGAACTTTCCACAACAAAGAGATATGACTAAGGATGACTATGTAATCATTGCTGGAGACTTCGGTTTAATATGGGATGGAAGTAAAGAGGATCAATACTGGCTTAAGTGGCTGAATAAGACTAAGCCATTTATGACACTGTTTATTGATGGGAACCATGAGAACTTCGATTTACTTGAAGAGTATCCGGTGGAGATTTGGAATGGTGGTAAAGTACATAGAATTAACGACAGCGTTATTCATCTGATGCGTGGACAGGTTTTTGAGATTGAAGGTAAGAAGATCTTTACGTTTGGTGGAGCTGCTTCACACGACAAAGAGTATCGCAAGGAAGGAAAGTCATGGTGGAGTCGTGAAATGCCGTCAAAGGAGGAATATGAAGAAGGATTAAATAATTTAGAGAAGCACAACTGGAAAGTGGATTACATACTGACACATACCTGTTCCACTACAGCATTGGAATACATTGAGCAGCGTTGTAATATTAGAATGGATCGAGATGAGATGCATCCTTACTTCTACGGTATTGAACAGAAGGCAGAATATAAGCAATGGTATTTTGGTCATTTTCATCATGACTTTGAATTACCAAATAGGCAGAGGTTGTTGTATACAGATATGATTAAGATTTAATCAAACAAATATTTTATTGTGAGTGACTTGGAGATGAACTGAAATGAATAAAGAGTTTTTTGGTATACCACTTAAATATTGGATTGCTGTTATATTGATTCCTATTCTCATCAATGTGCTAGCATGGATTCCAAATCCTATAGCAATAGGAGACTCTGAAACCTGGGTTAGTTTTTTTGGTAGTTACGCTGGAGGTATAGCTGCGGCCTTTATAGCTCTATTAATTGCTAAATCGCAAACTGATATAGCCATTAAACAACTAAATCATGAAAGAGAACAACTTGAGATTAAAAGACTTGAAGATGAAACGAAAAAAGATAAACAAGAGAAAGTGTTTGCTGATTTAGTTTTAATCTATTTATATGATGAGATTCAATCTAATCTTGAAAAAATAGATCCTTCGACTCTTTCTGCGTTCGAGGAGAGAGGAAGAGATCATAAACTAAATTCAACATTTGTATTTAGCTATAAGAACCGTTTCAATTACGATGTGTTTAATGATATAAAATATGATATACCAAAATATGAGAACAAAATAATAATTGATGCAATTACTCCATATAAGGTATTCAAAATTTTAGAAAAACATGAAGCCGTAAATAAAATGTCTGTAGAAACTTCAAAATTTGTTTTTGATACAATCTCAGATTGGAAGAAGAAACTTGAGAATCACATATCTTAAAGAAACGTACATTTGATCTAGAAAGGTTGAGATAAAATGAAGACAGTTTTTTACTACAGAGCGGCAACAAAAGAACAAACTACTGAATCACAGGAACGAGAATGTATGAAGATGTTAGGTGTTAATGATAAACTGGTTGGTGTTTATGAGGATTTTGGCTATAGCGGTCTTAACGAGACTAGACCAAGTCTAATTAAACTAATTGAAGATTCGAAAAGTGGTAAATTCCAAAAAATCATTACATCACAACCAAGTGTTTTGTTTAGAAATGTTGCAAAAATGATTGAGCTTAAAGAAAAAATCGAACAGTACGGCGTTAAACTTGAGGCTGCAAATGGATCGTTCGATACCGATGATTTGACTAACTCAATCGCTATTCATTTAAGCAGAAAAACAAAATAATAAGAGTATTCTGATCAAATTTTCCTTTCATGGAGAAAAGGGTGAAATAGTATGAAGAAAAGAGTTATAATTAACGATTCAACAGTTTGGAAAGAAGCTATTGGAAAATCAGGAACCATAAAAGAAAACCCGATCCGAACAAGCAATTCTGAAGACTTATACCTAGTGGAGTTTGATGATGTCGCAACAAAACAACTTAGCAGCTCATATGGTGGTCTCACATTCAAGAAGGGTGATTTTAAGTTTATATAAAATCTTTCTTTCACACAGAGTGGAGGTGAACTATGTTCTCATCTAAAGAGTCGAATAATTTGATGATCGATTATTATCACACAGACATTAAGAAGTTGAATCCAATCGAGCTGATGGGTTTATATTTACTAGGTCATGTAACTTTAAATAAACTAGCTGAACTATTTGAAGTTACAGCAGACGATGCAAGAAAATTAGTCAATAGAGTATGCAGCGACATAGAAGTAACAGCTAATGTCGATAGATCTGTTCCAGATGCAGATAATCTCTAAGAAAGTTTACTTTCACAGGAAAGGGGAGAAATTGGTATGAATGTACCTATATGGACTTTAGTGGTATCATCAGCAGGGTTATTGTTGACAACGATTAATGTCACAAGACAAAAGAAGGCGAGTTTGGAAATTGAAAGAATTCGTATTAAACGAGAAATGAAGGTAGCAGCATATGATAGAGTCTCTCCTTCGTTATTTAAGCTTGTTGGTTTCGTTGAGATGGTTATATCAAGCGCATTAACTAGGCAAGATATCAAAGATGCCAAACAGGAATTTTCAAACTTCAGAGAGGCATACAAGAGCAGGAAGCACTTATTTAACTCTATGACTACAGTTAATACATTTGAAATCTTAGTTGGAAAAGTTAATAGCTTTTTTAAATTTGTTGAACCCTATTATCATGAAAATAAGGGACAGGTTGTGTTTATAGAAGAGGACGAAAAAAACATCATTTTTCCAGCAAGAGATTCTTTGATACATTTTGAGTCTTTATTGCATCAGGAAGTTTTTGAAGAGATAGCTAACCCACCAAGAAAGTGGTATCGAAGATTGTGGATGTTTCTTCGTCCTAAAGGAAGGAGGTGAACTAAAGTGCAAAGAGTGGATCTAGTCATTGAACATGAGAACGGAACGTATTACCTACATAGAGTATCTAAAAAGGGGAACCACTTGTTCAGAAGCATATCTGATGGATCTCAATGAATTACAAAATATACCGAACCAGTCTTGTTGTATAAGTGGGCAGATATCCAATTTAACCGCTATTTCGAGGTGTTGGATTTCGTGTTTGTTAAAACTTTTGGCGATGCCGCAAATATATCATCAAGAATCTTTGTAAAAGGTTGATTTAATTAGAATTATTTAAGAATAAAAATATGTACAATTACTAAAATGTATGGTAAGATGAATCTAAAGGAGGAATTAATTAAATGGATTATATTTTCGAAAAGAACAAATTGTACAATTATTTAGGAACAAGCTTGGTGAATACTCTGAAGCAGCAGAAAGCATACATAGCAGGAGGAACAATCACAAGTATTTTCAGCAACAATCCGGTAAATGATATTGATTTGTACTTCAGAGACGAAGAGTCTCTAGCCGAGTTGATTGAAGAGATTTATGATGACAGTAATGACTGGGTAAATGCTCTAACATCTAAGGCATTGTTAGTAAGAGTAGATGACAAGGAAATTCAAATGATTCACTTTAAGTATTTTGAGAGAGCAGAAGATATCTTTAATACTTTTGACTACACAGTATGTATGGGAGCATTTGATTTTGAAACAGAACAGTTTGTATTGCATGAAGACTTTTTGAAGCACAATGCACAACGAATTTTGAAGTTTAACAAGAACACTGACTTTCCAATTGTTTCGTTGCTGAGAGTTCAGAAGTATAAGGATAAGGGATATAACATTTCTAAGCCTGAGTTTTTGCGAGTTGCACTGAGTTGCATGGAATTATGTATCACTAACACAGACGAATTGAAACAGCATCTTGGTGGAATGTATGGTATCAACTACGACAAACTTGTTGAACTTGAAGAAGGTGAAGCATTTAGCCTAAGCAAGATCATTGATAAGATTGCAAATATTGCAATGAGTGAAGACTATTTTGAAAAACCTAAAGAAATTAAATACGATGACGTAGAGGATATTCTTGATGTGATTGTAAAAGGGCCAGTTAGAGTAGTGAATATTAAAGAACATACATACAGAATTACTAAGAAAAACACTCTTAGAGAATTTGAAAATGAACCTAACAATATGATCGAGATTGATGGAAAACAATACATAGAATCGCAGAAATACTACAAGTTCGTTGAGAAACGAGATGGTCAATACTTTAGTCATTATGATAGTAAGTACGAGTATAAGTTTGGTGAAATAAATGTACCTAAGAATGAACATCTATACTTTAGTGAAAAACTTGAGATCGACAAGTCCAATTATTTTAATAAAGGTGTACTCATAGAAGTTGTTATACCTTATGATAACTTCACTAAAAAGGACAGTGACAAGATCTTGGCAAATGGCTGCTATGTAGTACGTGAAATTCCGAAAGAAGAATATATCAAATGGACTGAAGTCAAAGCTGTACCGATATTCTAGGTAAAAGTACAGTTTCATCAGAATATTGGAATAGTAAATGGGAGATATCGAGAGAAAGAGTGAGTATTAGTGAGGTGATTTTATTGAGTTTCGAGGAAACCAAGGGTCAATCATTTAGACATTATAAGGGTGGATTATACAAACTTATAAGACTCGCAAGACACACTGAAACCAGAGAGGTGTTAGTTGTCTACATTGGCGAGGATGATCTTTTATGGGCTAGACCAGCAAACATGTTTTTCGGTTATACGGATGATGGCACAAAACGCTTTGTAGAAATAAATGAATGGGAAGAAAATGAATAAACAAAGATTGGAATGATTGTAAGTGGAAGTAGAGCTTAAAACAGTAGACGACATATTAAAACATTATAAGAGCAAAGATAGTGATAATAAAGATTCAGAAGCTTGTGAGAAGAGTGAGTAGATGTATTAAGTCATACATATATTACCGCTGAAAATACAAACACCTGTTTGATATACTTAAATGGGTGATAATATGTTTACTTCTCCAATGTTGCAATACAAGGCTCCAAACAATATGCCTTTCAACAGTAACATGCATATAACAGAGCTTAAACTCGATGGTATACGTCTTATCGTCGATTACAGAGATAAGGTAAAAATCTATACAAGACACAACAATGATGTTACAGCCAAGTTTCCTGAGTTGGTTAAAAACATACCGATACAAAAAGGGACAACGCTTGATGGAGAACTGATCGTAACTGACTCAGACGGTAAACCAAACTTTGAATCAATCATGGAAAGGTTTATGTCCAAGAAAAGCAGACATAAAGTTACGTTCTGTGCGTTCGATATCATTAACTATAGGGGTGAAAGTGTGGCTTCTGAACCACTTATGGAACGCAAAGTGATACTTTCTAATGCCTTCACGGACAATGACTATTATACAAAGTCGATCTTTATAAGAGGAAATGGAATTGAATACTTTAACCTTGCCAAGCAGCAGAAACTTGAGGGAATCGTTCTGAAGGATATTAATTCAAGGTATGAGATAGATAAGCGATCCGACAAGTGGTTGAAGGTAATTGCGTATGAGATAGGAGAATACTTCATTGCTGGATACAAGAAAAATGAATTTGGTTGGCTCTTGTCTGATGGTAAGCGAATGGTTGGGGTAATGAGTTTAGCTGTCGGCACAAACGAGAGAAAAGCGGGATATAAAGTATTCCAGCAACTTAAAAAGAGAGAGACAGAGGATACGGTTTATATTGATCCTGTCATCAAGTGTGTAGTCAAGCATAGAGGATATACCAAAAACAATTTGTTGAGATTGCCTGAGTTCGAAAGTTTTGTATTTTGAGGAGGTGATTAAACTGGCTAGACCAGTTAAGTGTCCTATCTGTACTCAATACGGACAGAAGGAAGACATGAAATATGAGGAAGATAAGAGATACTATCATGTTGAGTATTGTCATGATAAGTATTTAAAGTTGAAGGCAGAAACAGCAAGGGAAAATCAAGAGTGGAATAATTTATACCAATACATAATCAAGTTGCACGATATTTTATTACTACCAAAAGGAAACATCTCACGTCTCAAGGATCTGAGGGCTGGGTATGAAAATAAGAATGGAAGTAGGACTCGTAAGTGGAGGACTGGGCCTGATTTTGCTTTAATGCTCGAAGCGTACAGTCTAGCGGAGCAGACAAATAGGAATGCAATTAACAATAAAATAGGCGAGTGGGCTGTTGTGTCACAAATAAACTACACAATATCAACTATGCTAGGGTATTTGAATGATGCATTTAAAATCAGGCAGAACAAATCTAAGCAAGAAGCAGCAGAAGTTAGAGTTCAAGCAATGGAAAGTAAAAGGGATCAATCTTTACAAAACACTTTTAAGAACAAAAATAAAAGTGATGAACTTGATATCTCGAACTTTCTTTAGAATTAGGAGTGATACATATAGTATATATTAAAGAATTCGTTGATCCTTCAAAAGTACACGAAGCTATTTTCATTGGTTATCTTTGGAATTCGCCAAGTCTATATGGGAAGTACAAGACCCACAAGATTACCAAAGAAACTTTCACTGAAGCTACTTGGTGGTACTACTACTATATTGGTAAAGAGATGTTCGATAATGGCATTAGGAGTTTTGATGATGTAACTACATATTCTTTTCTCACCTCAAGGCCACAAGAGACAGGAAGGAAGTCATACTTCGAATATTATAATGAGTATGGCGGATATGGAACAATTGAAGAGGTTAAAGCAGAATGCGATGAAGACAAGGGTAATGATGAATACCATTTTAGTGAAGTTCAAAAATACGAGTCACTCAGAAATTTGCAGAAACAGGGTTTAATTGACACTTCAAATGAAAAATTAGTAACAACCCTTGCAAATATGAATTTAAAGCAAATGCAAAGTTTCTTTCAGTTCAAGCACAAAGAATCTTTCTCGCACGTAAACAGTGGAGAAGTAATAGAATACAATTTGACAGATGGCTTAGACGAGACAATTGAACAGTTAGAGGCTGGCGAAGATGTGGGAGTACCATTGTTTGATTCGCCACGACTGAACAAAAAAATAAATGGACAAAAATTAGGTAATCTTATTTTACTTGTTTTGCCATCGGGCGTAGGTAAATCGAGTCTAGTAACTGAGAAGGGTGTTCTCGGCTTAATTGAGCAAGAAGAAAAAGGAATTGTCTTTGCAAATGAGGAGGGGGTAAAAAGGTGGAGAGTTAGACTTCTTGTCACCGTAGCAGCCAGAATTTTAAATAAGCCGATCCCTCGTGATACTGTAAACAGAGGTGGATTTAGTAAGCAAATCAAAGACACTTTAAAGGAAGCAGCAGAATGGCTCAAAAAGCACAGACCGGATTATATAAAGTTCATACAACTTAAGAAATATCGGATTGAAGATGTTATCAATAGAATTGAACTGTATCGTCCATTGGGATATAAGCATATTTATTTTGACACTTTTAAGCCAGACATGACCCAAAATATAGATAGATGGCTGGCTTTCTCAAATTCAGCTCAAGACCTTTATGATTGCATTAAAGAAGAAGCAAATAATTGTTCGACAATTGCAACTGTTCAACTTAAGATTGGTAAAGAGTTTAGATATCTTGATTTGGACTGTATCGGTAAATCACCTGAAATTGTAGAAGTCGCGGCTGTCGTTTTAGCTGGAAGATTGGTATTTGCAGATGAATACGACGGACAAAAGAACGCACTTTCTCCTTACAATTGGGAGAAAGATAAGGGTTTTGGAACGTGGAATAAAAAGTCGTACAAGCTTGATCCAGAGAAGAAGTACCTTATCATGTTCCTTCCCAAGAACCGAGAGGGATCTGAAGATGAGCAAATCATTTTTGAAGTAAACTACGACTTCAATACATGGAAAGAAGTTGCCTTAGTAGTCGTACCAAATAACGGACGTTAAACTCCCTTGGAGGAGCAGCATGATTGATGACTTAAAATTAATCAAACAGAAGATACTTGAGGAAGACCGAGTTGGAGAATTGCTTGAATTAATGGGGTGTGAACATGTTAATCCCAAGAAAAATAGATATGAAGCACAATTGCCCCACAAATTTGAGTCCCCAAATAAAAGGTCTGTACAGGTTTACCTTAATGAATCTTTATCTAGCAGAATTAGGTCGCTTGGAGAATCAGATATCGATATTTACGGATTAGTATCATACATAGTTTTCGATGATTACACGTTAGATGAGCAAAAGAAAAGTCTACCAAAGGCGAAAAGATGGATATGTGATAAGTTAAATTATAAGCAATTTTTATCAGGAGTTTATTCTCCCAATCCATCATTAGATCATTTAAGCTGGTTGAAAAATGTAAAAAGAGGGCGCAAGAAGAGTCGACTGAGAGATGATTTGGAAAACAATATCTATGACGATGAGTACATGAATCAATTTGTAATGTTACCACATAAAAAATATTACGATGAAGGAGTTGATTACAAAACACAAATTGAATTTGGCATAGGATATGACATAAGAAGTCAAAGAATTGTATTTCCAATACACAACCGTTTCGGGGATATTATCTCTGTCAAAGGCAGAACAATTTATGAGGATTATGAGGATAGAGATATCTATAAATTTATGTATCTCATCAATTTTAATAAGATGATTGAGTGGTACAACTGGCATAGGGCTATGTACTACATTCTTGAGGAAAAAGAAGTGATCATATTTGAAGCTGAAAAGACATGTTGGTTAAGCAGTCAATTTGGCTATAGAAATTGTCTGGCAATTAGTGGTGACGACATTAGCGAGTATCAGGTAAAGATGATCAAAGAGTTAGGGCTAGACATCAATATTGTCATTGCTATGGATAAGGATAAGTCCGTAGAAGCAATAAAAAAACAAGCTGCTAAGTTTGGTAAAACACGGAATGTGTATGCGTTATTTGACAATAAAAACATGTTTAAAGACAGGGATAGTCCTTGTGATCTTGGTGTGGATACATTTAAGCAATTGTACGAAGAATCTAAATTTAAAATTTCTATATGAGAGAGGTGTTAAATGTTTACGGTAAAACAGCTTGAACAACTTAGCTTTCTATCTTGGTGGGATCTGGAGTGTCCACCCTTAAGGTTTTTAGTAAATGATTGGAAAGAAGTCAATGGGCTGAATGATGAGGACATTGAAAAGATGATGGATATTTTGACTGATGTATAAGCAGATAAAATATAGTTTTCATTAAAACAATTTAAGAATAAAAATACATATTGACATAATGAATAACGGTAGTATAATAACAATATAAGACTGAAAGGGATGGTCGAATGTATGAGCAGAGGATGGACGTATCTGATCTTACGCCCACACAAAATGAGGAGGAAGCCACCCATGTCAAAATACTAGCCTGTATAAGAAATGTACCAGTCACTATCGGGGGAATGTACAAGCTTTACATTATAAAGTATGACGATTGCGCAGCGGTTGAAGAAGAAATATACATATTGGATGACAACGGAAATGAGAACTATTCATTCTGGATCTGCTGCAAAAAAGAGTTTTACAAGTGACTGTACTAGACAACATTCATCGGGTTGAGAGAAGTAATCTGATGAATGTTGGATTTGATCAAGATTGGGAGGGATTTATTAAATGAATATTGAGCAGTTTACAGAGTTACTGGATGAGAAAATTTTTGAGATAGTAAAAGAAATGCGAGATGAGTACGGATTATCAAATCTAATCATCAATCAAGATGCAACTTATTCTTCCGGTCAAATAACTATCGAGCTAACGGAAAAATAAAAAGTAGATGAAGTTTGAATTTCATCAACAAAACAAATAGTTACATAGAAATTTAAAAACCATAAAAAAGGAGTTTTACATATATGCAAACCAAAGAGTTAAAGGTGCTGCTTCAGAAAAATTTCAACAAACTGTCTCAAGATGCCACCAAATTGTTTGAGGTGGATGTGGACAAAGACGAGCTCTGGAATCTATATCTTGACAGTTTCCCAAAAGGAACAAATGAAATTTTCCGTGAACGAAGAGAATACGATTGTAGTTGCTGTAGACAGTTTATCAAAAATATTGGAAACGCAGTGTTTATTAAAGACAATCAGGTCACTACTATTTGGGATTTTGAGACCAACGAAACAAAGTTCCAACCAGTACTTAACGCACTTTCAACCTTCATTAGGTCTCATGATGTTTCTGATGTATATGTAACCAAGTTTAAGAAAATCGGCACAGATAAGAATTTTGAAAAAACAAATACAAAGATCATTGAATGGGATCACCTGTACATGGAGTTGCCAGAAGGATTCTTTGATCAAAGCAGTAAGTCAGAAGCAGAAACAAAAGGAGTATACAGAGATACACGCAATGTATTTAAACGATCCCTTGAAGAAATCAGTGCAGACAGCTTACTTACAGTTTTAGAGCTCATTTCTCAGAACTCCTTGTATAAGGGTGAAGAGTGGAAAGGAGTACTAACTGAATTCCTAAAGCACAAAAAGACATATGACTTACTAAGTTCCATTCAGGAAAAAAATAACTATGCATGGGAACAATCCGTTAAAGTTGGCGGTGCAATCGGGCGCATCAGGAACCACAGTATTGGCACTCTGCTTATCAATGTTAGTGAAGGCTTGGATTTGGACACGGCTGTAAAGAAATATGAAGTGATTGTAGCACCTCAAAACTACAAGCGAAGCAAGCCAATTTTCACTCAAAGAATGCTTGATGATGCTCGCAAAACCATTGAACAGCTTGGATACTTAAATTCATTGGATCGCAGACATGCAACTTTAGATGATATTACAGTGAACAACATCCTTTTCTCTAACAAAGACTCAGCAAATCGTATTCAGGGCGCTGCAAATGTTTTTGATAAGATGTCAAAAGATATTGGTATTAACCCTAAGAGTTTTTCGCGAGTAGAAGAGGTTTCCATTGACAGCTTTATTGATCACATTCTCCCCACTGCAAATGAACTAGAAGTGTTTCTGGAAAGTAAGCATTCTGGAAATATGGTATCACTTATTGCTCCCGAAGACAGCAGCGCAGAGTCAATGTTTAAATGGGACAATGCTTTTAGTTGGGCCTATTCTGGTAATATTACCGATAGCGCACTGAAGGAACGAGTAAAATCAGCAGGTGGCAATGTAGAAGGTGTACTCAGATTTTCTATTCAATGGAATGACGAGCAATATGACGAAAATGATTTGGACGCTCATTGCTATGAACCTGATGGTAATCTACTTTATTATGGTGAAAAGAATAATAGATATACTACAGGTCAACTAGATGTGGATATTATTAATCCGCTTAGGGGAATTCCAGCAGTTGAGAATATTACTTGGACAAATAAAGACAGAATGCAAGAAGGAACATATAAATTCTTAGTTCATAACTTTTCACATCGCGGAGGGAAGACAGGTTTCAAAGCAGAGATTGAATTTGATGGACAAATTTATTCCTTCGACTACAGCCAAGAATTGAGAAATGGTGAGAAAGTTGAAGTAGCAGAAGTGAATTTTAGTCGAGACAAAGGGTTTACTCTTAAGGAAAAATTGCCTTCAAGTGCATCATCTAAGGATGTATGGGGAGTAAAGACTAATCAATTTGTTCCAGTAAGTGTTGTCTCATATTCGCCTAACTACTGGAATCAACAACAAGGAATTGGGCATAAGCATTATATGTTTTTCCTAAAGGACTGTACCAATACAGAATCACCATCTGGATTTTATAATGAATTCTTGGTAGAGGAATTGATGCAGCACAGAAGAGTTCTTGAGGCACTAGGAAGTAAACTATCTATTAAACCTGTGGATGATCAGTTGTCGGGGATTGGATTCAGTTCGACTAGACGAAATGATCTACTGGTTAAAGTAAAGGGACAAACTGAGAGAATTCTTAAAGTGAAATTTTAATAACCAATATTAAGGAGAGATTAACTATGACAACAGAAAACATTTTTGAAATTGCAACAAAAACTAAGATTCGATTCCAGTTTAAAGGCTTGATAAGCACAGAGGATCTGTGGGATTTGAGTGTTGAAAACTTAGATTCAATTTTCAAAACACTTAATTCTCAACTGAAACAAGTAAAAGAAGAAAGCCTATTGAATTCTAAAACAAAAGAGGATAAAGAGCTTGATGTAAAAATTGAACTAGTAAGGTATATTGTTTCAACTAAACTTGCAGAGAAAGAAGCGCAATTTAAGGCAAAAGCTCAAAAAGAACAAAAACAGAAGATCCAAGAAATCTTGTTCACCAAACAAAATCAAGAATTGGAGAACAAGTCCGTTAAAGAGCTACAAGCAATGCTTGGTCAATTAGATAAATAATCATTCGGGGAGATGGGAGTGACAAGTGAATAAAGTGACTTTGCTTGTTACCCCGTTCCTGTGAAAGAAGAGTTTGATGGAGAATCAGAAAGGAAGATGATGGAATGGTATATGTATTAACGAATGAACAAAAAGAGCTTATCAATGAGATTGTCAGTGAAGTTAACAATGAATGGTTTATCAAGTGTCACTCTCAAAATCCAGCTTTGTGGGATGATGAGATTTTGCACAATATCCCCCTTGAAACTATTTGCGAATACCTTGGAGAAAAGATTTCAATAGAAAAAAAGCTACGATTGGCCTACAATAGCTTCGACAAATATGTAGTAGATGGTTATCAGGGAAGAGAAAGTGATTTCAAGGTAGGGATGCGCACTGCATGTGATATTTTAGGCATTGCCTTCTAGCAACTGAAAATCTAAGTAAAAATATACTTTTACTTACAAAAGGAGAGAATGTAAATGTTAATTGCAGCCTGCTTGATTATTTACGCACTAATTTCAATTCCCTGTGTGCCTTGGTTAGGTCATATCTCTATGACCAATGGCGACACGCAGAGATCTGGATGGGGAAGCTACAAGAAATTTAAAGAGAACTGGAATAAATACGAATGGAAACGGCTGAAGTCTTATCCAAAGAGTTTCGAAAATGAAGAAGCTAAATGTTATTTTCATGCAAGCATCATCAAGTTTGAAGATAAGGGTATGAAGATTCGCGATCCAATCAGCTACTGGCTAGTCAAAAGATATGTAAGAAAGCTACATAAGCTTCCAAGTGTTAAGTGGTAAGAAATTCGATTTAAAGGAGAACTGAATATGAATTCAACGGAAGATATTATCAATCAATTGATTCAAAGAAGCAGCATTGAAGAATTATCGTTGTGTGGTGGCGATCCAACGAAGCCATATTCAGATGAGGATTATGAGGATGGCAAAAAGCAAGGACTAGATTTGGATAATTGGGATCACTATCAGCGTTATTGCAAGATGGGCGAATATTCAGATGAAACAGACCGATATTGGTGGTAATTTAAGGCTTAAATGAAACTGCTCTTTTACCTAGAATTGAAGATCAAAAAAGCCAGTAAACACAAGGGTTTTAAAATGCTGCTTAACTAATTTCTGAGGAGTGGATCGATTTGAGAAAAGTGAATATCAAAATCATCAACAAACATACAGGATTGGTAGACAAGTGGTTAACAAGTAGTTGGATAAATAATAATGAGAATATTGCATTACCTGAAAAATTCAAAATAGTAGTTCAGTAAAATGTTGAAAGGAGTGATTTTGCCATAGCATGGAAACAAAAGCAACCCAAAATTCCATTTGAACCTTATGACAATACATATTCAAAACTAGCGAAGATTAATGAGATTGAAAATATCGATGAATTTCTGAATCCGCTCTCTAATTTAGTGCATAGTCCATATCTACTGAAAAACATTGATTTGGTTGGGCAAAGAATTAAGAATGCATTAGATAAAAATGAATTAGTCACAATTTCAGGCGACCCGGATATGGACGGAGTGACTTCGCTTGTTATTCTTTACAAATACTTAAGCAACTTCACAGACAGGTTACACTATGTGTGCAATGAAAGATCAAAAGGCCACATGATTGGTAGTTTGATACAAAGTATTCCAGACGAAACTAAACTGTTTATTGCATTGGATAGCTCATCTAATGATACGGAGTCGATGAAGTATTTAACTGAAAAAGGAATCGACTGTCTAATTATAGATCACCACACAATTACTAATGCAAATTCTTTCGCAATAATCGTAAATCCACAACAAGACGATTGCGGTTATCCAAATAAAAATGCATGTGGAGGACTTTTAACCTTTAAGTTGTGTCAGGTGCTAGATGATCTAATGGAAACCTCTTATTCTTATGAATTAAGTGATTTGCCGGGTTTCTCACTTATGGCAGACATGATGTTAATGATGGAAATGGAAAATAGATATTATGCCAAGTTGTCACTAAAAGGTTTGCGGCATGAAGGATTAAAGCAACTCTTTAAAGGCATGAAGAAGGATTTGAATAACCTAACCGCAACTGATTTTTTATATGGAGTAAGTCCTGCTATTACAGCGGCGACCAGAGTTGACAATATTAAACTGGCAATTGATTTCTTAATGTGTGACAAAGAAACACCTGAATTGAAAGAGTATATAAAAGAGTTAATTAAATTAAATGAATATCGGAAAGTTGTGCAAGCTGAAGCTCTTGAGAGACACAAAGATAACATTAGTGACGACGATAAAGTAGCAATAATTTATGATCCATCAATCGGAAAAGGGATGAACGGCCTTGTAGGACAGGAGCTGTCTAAGAAATTCAATAGGCCAGCTATTGTTCTGGGGGATGGAGACGATAAAAATACATATGCAGGAAGCTTTCGCGGATTAGAAGATTTCTCCATGCTTGACCTATTAGAAAAATGTAGGGCTATTGAACATACAGGTGGACACCCCGGCGCAGGAGGGCTGAGTATAAAAAAAGAGAATTTACAAGAACTGAAGGATGAGCTCAATAATCGGTTAAGTAGTTTTGTTCCAGATGACACGCTGTACTATGACTTAGAGTTTAGTGTCAATGAAATCGATGAGAGATTTATCAATTATATTACCGAGTTTTATCGGTACTCAGGTAATGGTTTTAAGCCGGGAATGTTTTTAATCAAAGATCTGTTCATCTCAGATAGAAAACCATTAGGAAAATCAAATAACACTGTAAAGATAGATTGCGGAAAGTTACAACTAATGAAGTTCAAAGTCGATATTGAGTATTACAATAAGGTTCCGGTATTTACAGATATAGAGGCGATAGGTTCGCTCAATATGAACATTTGGACTGAATATAAGCCTAAATTTAAAGTTACTAAGACATGCCAATTGTTCATTGAAGATTATAGAGAAGTAATTAAACAATAAAATAATACATATACGAATGGAGAAATATACATATGAAATTTTACGGAATCGCAACTAACAACAACAATCAAAGTGTGGTAATCGACAATCTTCCTGCTGATTATCTTGGTGCAGTCATTGCAGCTAAACAGCAAGCAGCTAAAAAGGGTTTCTCATTCCATTATGTTAAGCCAGCAGAAAATGGTCGAAAGGAAGGATCTGTGTTGACTAAATTCAAGAAGCAACGTACTCAGCGCAAATCTAATAAACGGTAATACATATGAAGAATCAAAAAGTAAGAATCAAAGTCAGTGATCATGCGCGCGTAAGATGTGAGCAAAGCAATGTTGGGGTGGGATATCTCATTAAGATGATATCCTCCATTCCAAATGTACAAGGAAAAATAAGATGGATGACTGAAAAGGGTGTAATTGTGATTGAGCGTGTGAATGAAGGATTAATTCTAGTTCGTACATTCATCGCGCGATTCAAATATAAAGGCAAGAGATATCGTAAGGGATGTACAACATTTTAATACATAGAAGTCCAAGAAAGAACTGTTTCATCAAAATATGAGGAGATGGGCAATTGACTAAGGAGCTATTAGGCAGTATTGAGCTGAATCGCATTTATCAAATGGATTGTTTAGAGGGAATGAAATTAATTCCTGATGTTAGCGTGGATATGATACTGTGTGATTTACCTTATGGGACGACTCAAAACAAATGGGATAGTATTATCGATCTAGAAAGATTATGGATTCAATATGAAAGAATTATAAAAGATGACGGAGCTATTGTTTTAACAGCTCAGACACCATTTGATAAGGTACTTGGATCAAGCAATTTAAAACTTCTAAAATACGAGTGGATATGGGAAAAGAATAAGGCAACTGGTCATTTAAACGCTAAGAAGATGCCTATGAAGGCTCATGAAAATGTACTAGTCTTTTATAAGAATTTACCAATCTACAACCCTCAAGGATTAGTAGAAAAAGATAAGCCCACAATTAATAAAGGGGATCGTGGAAAGAAATCTGAAGGGGCTGGCGGTACTAACTACGGAAAGTCTGATAAAGATGCGATTCAGACACATACGGGCTACCCTAGAAGTGTACAAAGATTTGGGGTCGATATGAAGCCAATACACCCTACACAGAAGCCATTAGAACTCTTTGAATTCCTAATGTTAACTTACACAAATGAAAACTCAATCATACTAGATAATTGCATGGGATCAGGAACAACAGCGGTAGCAGCATTAAAAAACAATCGTAGATTTATTGGATTTGAAACAGAAAGTAAATACATAGAGTTGGCTAATCAAAGAATTGAGAGCACATATGATGAACTGGTTGATATCTGTTTTTAGAAAAATCTTAAGCGAAGGAGGATTTTTATGGCATTAGTTCCTTGGTGTAAATCGTCATATAAAAGATCATTTCTTGAACAAAAGAAAAAAGAACTAGAAGAGTCTGGTGAATATTCAAGAGTAGAGATTTTAGGTGGTAAATTATACATTGAGAGAGTATGTGCGAAATGTTCACAGGCTATAGATGGATACGTGTGTTGGAGTTGTAATTAAAAAAAGACATTCGAAATACTTTTGGAATGGATTTTTTAGACCCTATTTCCTTATAAAATACAAGTTTCAAGATAAGTGAGGTAGAGGTTATTGAGCGAAGAAAAGCTTGAAGATTATGAAGCAATGGACATTTGCGAAGATTGTAACTTTGAACACTTCTGTAGAACCGCAAATCTACTTTCCTGCAAAGGGAATGACTTTGTCCCTAAAAGTGATCGCGACAAATAAAATAGTGGCTTTATCAACTTTTGTGAGGAGGGATAAACTTATTAAAGAATGTAGTATCTGCAATGAATTAAAACTACTAGATGAATTTTATAGTCGACAAAAATTTAACTCAAAAGGAATAGCCTATACCTATTATCAGCCATATTGTATACTCTGTACCATTAAAAAGACTAAAAAATGGGCTGAAGATAATTATGAACGTCATTTGAAAAATGTGAGAGCTGGTGATGAACGGAACAAAGACAGAAGAAGAGTCCAGTTTAAAGAAAATACCAGAAGAAAGAGATCTAGAGGGTATTATGAAAATTGGTACAAAAATAATCCCGACAAACAGAAATCTTATAGGAAAAATAAAAAAATACATGAAATTACAGATGAAGAATGGGAAAACTGCAAGAAACATTTCAATTTCGAATGTGCTTACTGCGGCTTGCCCAAAGACAAACATTTAATTGAAGTTAAAAAAGTTTTCAAGTTATACGATTTTAGTAAAGAGCATGTTAATCCGAATGGAACAAACGATCTTTCAAATTGTATTCCTAGTTGCAGGCTCTGTAATAGTGAAAAACACAATAAAACGTTAACTGAGTGGTATAACGAGAAAAATGAAAAGTTTAGTCAAGTACGAATACATAAAATACTCAAATGGATTAGTGACGATTTTAAACAATTCATAGCAACAAGAGACGATACTTTTGTTAAGAAATGAGTGAGAAAAATCAAATCAACACTATTGATATTAAAGTTTATGTTCCTATGGCTGGTATTTGGATTCACATTTTATTATTTAGCTCAGTTTATATTCTTACTAAAACCTTACACGGAAATCGGGAAGATCATTGGAATAGCTTTGACTCAGTTGATGGCTCCAGCAGGTGCACTAATGGTACTACACATTCCGTTTTTTAAATCCAAGGGAGGTAAATGAAAAAATGGATGAAACAATCAATAAAATGAACCTCGCAATGAAATCTACAAGAGATTCATCTCAAGTTATTGGAGAAGCATTGAAAAGTATCCTGAAGAGATTGAATGAAGGAGGTAAATAAATGTTTCCTGAGCTTAGCTACCTAGATATCACAAATAGACTTGAAGTTTTACGAACACAACAACGAAAAACCAACATTGAAATTGCAATGCTTGAAGAGATGAAGAGTCGTAAGCTGTCTGAAGAATTTATTAAATGGAATTTGTATCAAAGTAGAAAGAAAGATATTTATGATCCTTACCCAACTGTACGATTCTAGAAGGGAGAAATACATAAATGGAAGCACTAATTGAAAAGATCATTGAAGATATTGAAGTATCACTTAATTACTACAAGGATACAGATCCAATTGCTCATGAAGGTGAAATTCTTGGGCTACGGGAAGCATTAGATATTATTCACGATCAGTACGAAACTAGCAAACTATACACAGGGGAGAATTGAAAATATGTTGATTATTGATTTGGAGAACGAAGAAAAGACATTTACGGAGGTAGACGAGGCAGTGGAATTTTGCGAGAAAGAGTTTGGCTATAAGGGTTTTATGTGGGATGCGGTTAAACGTAGATGTAATTTAAATCAACTTTGTGAGTTGCTTCGTGCAGACGAAATTCATGCCTGGATTCATCCATAAAATAATAGGAGTGATTTAGATTTATGATGATTTTTCTATCAATTTTATTCTTTGCTATAAACCTGTACACCGTCTTTAAGGGCTCCATATTCTCAGAGACAGGTAAGAAATTGAAGCTATTAGAGATTTCTGAAATAGAAGGAAAAAGAACAAACAGTGAATATAATAGTAAGTTACTTGATAGCTTTATGAAGGATGGTTGCTTACCGCTAATGATTGCATTAGTACTGACTGTTATTGAAGCAATTTATTTGGTTGCTGCCATTGGATTTGATCCGATTAAGATTCCAACACTACTTGCAATTCTACTCTTCATTTTTATGTGGATTCACTCTTCATTAAAGAAAAAAGCTAAAGATATGACCGATTCAGAACTTGTTACTGAAAAGATGAAAGTACTAAGTAATAAAAATGTGACACTTAATAGTACACTAACAGCAATGATCTGGACAACATATTTTGGGTATATGATTTACAATTTAGCATTCTAAGTGAAAGATATATTTGACTGAGAAAGGGAGAGTAACGAATGAATGAAAACTCTGTAGATCGAAAAAATCAGACTGTTACCAGCAAACCACCTAAAGAATTTAGAGCAGAATACAATGCTGTAAAGAACTACATGCATAATGAATTAGGAATCACTAAAGATGATATCCTCCAAATCATTAAAGAAACTGTCCAAACAGAGATAAGTAAGGTTAACAAGATTGCTTATATTGAACGAACAATTGAAGATGTTGTTAAGCAAGAAATTTACGGCTCATTTAGAAGTGATTATTGGTCAAAAGATGCTTTCAAGCAACGAGTATCTAAAGTATTGACTGACAACTTGACCGACATTGTTGCAAATCAACTATCTATTAGTGTTGAAGTCAATAAAGAAAGTTGATAAATGTGAGATTTCATCAGGAAATGAGTGATTAGATTGAGATTTATGAGATTGTTGATCAAAACGGTGTCGAGGTTCCAGATTGCATCATTGTTAAGACTAAACAAGATGGTTATGACATTTATGAAACGGCAGAAGATTATGCTGCTGGCTTAGATATTATTCCAAAAGAGTCAAAGGTATTGTGATATTATTCTTAAATTCAACTAAAGATAAATCTACTTAAGAGATGAGCTGAGGATATGAGTTTAAGTAAAACAATGAAATACATAGAAGAAAATAAAGATGAATACTTAGCTCAACTACTGAAAGGAGAAAAATCTATGGGACTGACACCAGAACGCCTAAGAGAAATTACTGATGCATATTACTCAGATGATGATTCGTTTAAAGAAGGAATGATTGTGGAACTGATCAACGGAATCAATGTCCTTCGTGAAGGATTTGAGTGGATCAAATATGGTGAGAACGATTTCTACAATCAAGTTTCCGAAACAGAGTTAGGTGAAATTAGAAGGTTAGATCCTACCCTAAAACCTTGGGCTAATCAAATTCAGGTTATCTTTTCAACTGTTAATGAATCTTTGAACCCCCGATATTGATATAAGCGCCCAATGGGAAAGGAGGACAATTAACTGAATTGTGTGAGTGGTTTAATATTGGCATGGTTCTTATCACTGTTTGGATTTGATGCAATATGCGTAACTGGCTTAGAAGAACTATTCGGTCTCACTATTACCGTCTCAGGATATTATGTAATTTTCTTTTTGGTGGGACTGTTGTTTGATTTGTCAAGTTTAGTGAGATCCAAATGAAAGGCGTATTTCAAAGGGAAAGGAGAATGATCAATGTCTTTTTATAAACAAGTCAAATATCATGAGAAAGAAGCTAAAAGATATCGTGAATTAGCTGAAATTGAAAATGAATCCAAGAAGCAGATTAGTATTGGTGTATACATTTTTGACAGAGAAGCGGGTAAAGTGGCAAGAGTAAGTGGATTAGAAAAAGGGTCTATAGATTTTTCTGCTGACAATTTAGATGGAAGCTACAGTAGGGGTTATCATTACGTAGTTAATAATTGGAGATTGGCTACTGTAAACGAAATAGATAAAGCGATCGATAATCCGCTCCACACAATGAACTAAAAGGCATATATCTCACAAGGAGGAGAGTAGTTGAATCACTTAGAGTTCAGATCGAAGGCTAAGATTGGTGATGTAGTTTGGATTTGTGATTATCGTTATAATGATGTCGACAACAAGGCAATTCGCCATATTCCACCTAAAAAAGTTGTAGTTATCAGCAACGAAGACTTACCAAAAAATAAAAAAGTCTATTATTCTGATTTTCACTTTCGAGAGGTCAAAGGTAATGAAAAACTGTCGAGCGCAGTTATTGCTCCATATGACAACACTGGTTACAGAGCATATGCAGGTGTGTCCCTCAGCATTTTCCGCACGAAAGAAGGATGTGTGAATCACTACCTAAAACAATGCTTGGATAATTTGAAGCAGTTTGAAGAGGCAAAAGTCAAGAAAAATACATACTACAATACAAAGATTGACGAGATTAATCAAGAGATTACTGAGTTACTGTAAAACAATTCAAGGAGATGTTTATATGGATCTTGCTGAAGCACTGAGAAATAAGATTGAGACATTGCAAGAGTATATCGATGACATCAATAAGGACATTGAAGAAGACTACAACCCTGAAGACTGGTCAGGAGGCAACTTTGATGATTGCTATGAGATGGGATGTAGTCATGGAAGGAAATTTGGTCGAATGACTGCCTATCATGAGATTTTAGCTTTACTTGAGTCAGAAAAGTATTGATATATAAGGGTTTTTAGAGGATGAAATGTTAATGAAAGTCAAATTTTATCTCCATTTTACTCGTAACGAAATAGACAATCAAATGGTATCTATTATTTACTTTAACCTATATTCAACCCATTCCTTACTAATTGGATCTTGAATAAACAAACTAACACCATTTTCACTTTCCGCTTTAAATATTTCTAAGTTACTTTCTACTCCATCGTCTGCATCAGTTTTTTCATTTGTTGAAATGAGAGAATCATCAACAGAAACATCTGTTTTGTAAAATTCGTACTTTTTGCCTTCAAAATTAATCCAGGATACTGGGTCATCTCCTTTGGGTAGATTATTTGCAGAATGATTTGAACAGCCACTCAAGAGAAGCATGAGAATTAAAATAATTACAAATTTATTGTTCATTGATTTCACCTCAGAGAAATTGTGCCATAAGTTGACAACACCTATGGCACAATTAAGATTATTTAGTTAAAAGTTGTTCCGTACCAAAGTTTTCGCAGAGCTAATTCATTGAAGTGAGCAGTATGCCAAGTGGTAGTACTATACATTGTATTATAATTCATAATGCAGATTGGTGTGGAGGCTGCTGTATCATGGTCCAAACCATAATTATGCGAGACCTCATGTTGTAAAGCGCGCGTTGTTCCCGATAATGATTGGTTGCTTACCACACTATAGCCTGCATATGGGGGCTTACTGGAGTACATATATGCGAGCCCACCAATAAAATCACCGTTTACTCCATAAAAGTCCGACTCACCTGTAAAACCGATAACTAAATCATAGGAATCTTTTCCGTCACCCTTTAAATGACTTAGTAACTCTGAAGCATTTTTTCCTTCTGAGAACCAATACTTATATGCAGATATATTAAGATCTATGTTAAATTTTTCGTTAAAAGGATCATCTGCACTTTCAACTATATTGGATACCCTTGTTTGCCAATCGCTGTGGGCGCTTCTATATTCTTCGTCCACAGCAACAAGAACGTTTACGAGCTTACCTGTTTGAAGTAGAGAAGTTTTTGATTCAGCACCAGTGTTTTTTTCAATTGTATATTCATTCAACAAGTTTCCATTTTCATCATAGACAGGGATTGTGGTTGATCTTTCAATGGTGGGATTGAGTTCTTCTTCTTTAATGAACTTATTTTGGATGGGTTCAGCTGGAGTATCGCCCGAAACTTTTGCATGGTTTAGATAGAATAGGGCAACATCATCATTGTTTGCAGCCTCGGCTGAGCCAAAAGACGCAAAAGATAGAGAACTGAAAAGAGCAATAGACAATACAAGAGAGGTTTTTGCTAGTTTGAACAACAGTAATACACTCCTTTTATAGTTAATATTTCTATCAATGTAAGTATATTTCTTAATCCCATTGTTCACATGGTCCAAAAGTACGATTTATTGAAAATAATGTAAAATATAGAATTTAAAATAAGTGGTTCGAGTAAGTTTGATCAAAAAGCAGCTTATAGAGCAAAAGAGTATGGATTTGTAATTCAACCTCTACAGTAGACTCTGTAAAATGTACCTTTTATTTAAAGTAGGTTAGAGACAAATAGAACTGGAATAAAAATCAGTTGAGGAGATGGACATTATAGCTAAATATGGACAACAAGTATGGGGATCTGTAGACATTAATAAGCAGGTCACAATTAATACTAGCAACAATATCTTTACATTCAGTGTGGATGGTACTCCGTATACGCTTACCCTACCTACTGGGACATATAAAACGATTAGGGAAAAGCATGAGTCAGAACTTATTCAGGCAATCGCAACAGCAGCTTCATCACAGAATATTCCCGTACAGTTTAAATTGGGTGGTATGCATTATGATGAGAAATATAACGTGTTGATTATTGAGCACACAGACAAAGAAAATGAGCATGTATTGGATAACTTTACCGGAAGCGCAAATGATACGTTATTTGGTAATATTAAATTTAACCTATCACCGCGAGATTAATATTTTAAGAGTGAAAATACATATTGACTAAACTAGTGTGTTGGATTAAACTGATAATACAAACAACAAGAAGAGGTGTTGAAGATGAATAGAAATAGTAAGCTTCAGAATTCGCTAGATAAGTTAAACAAAAGTTTGGAAGCTCTAAATATGGCTATTGATCGACAACATCTCAAAACAAACAGTATGGAAGAATCAGTTAAAGAGTATTTTGAAGTGAAGAACTACTTAGAAAGACAAAAAATGAAGCAAGTGGGGAGGAAAAAGAAGTTCAAAGACTAAATGAAGCAACATTAAGTTTATCGAGAGTGTTGATTGAATGTTTCAATGAAGATGTCGACACAGATAATGAAGCTAAGTTACATGAAGATAGTTATGTAACCAAGAAGTTGAAGCAGCATATAGGAAGAGAGCAGTTTAAGAAATATGACAAGTACGGAGAAGAGGTGTGGAATAACGCTTGGAATGAGTTTAGCCGAGTAGTGTTTCACACCAGAGATAGAAAGTGATTAATTCAAGGAGGTGATGATAATGCAGTTTAGAGTTGTACTAGATCGTGATTATGGAGAAGAACAGACAGAAGAGGTTGATTTTTGGGTCAATGTAGACGAGGAAGATTGTTACGAAATGGCGGGAGAGAATCCAGTTAGCATCAGTGAAATGAAGATGGTAGCCGTGGAATATGCAATGAACCGATTCTTTAAACAAAACTATACGATGAGTGTAGGGGATAGGGTTACGGTAGTAGAGGTTGAAGAGAAATACGTCTAAATAATACATATTATTATAATAAAATAATTCTTTTACACAGATATATACATTTGAAAGTGAGGATTTTAATGCCCCGATTAGTAAACAAACCGAATAACAGACAACTAGCGTTTGACGAAAACAGAATCAATACATATTCAGATAGAGTTTTAAGTGGCTTTGAGTTAGACAAGGGAAAGTTGGTCAAAGGTGTTAATAGTAAGCTAAGACGTGACGAGGTCACAGCGGAAGAGATTAGCGAAGCATTCTCAATGACTGCGCTTGACTTGATCACAAAGGAAGAACCCAACTGGAAATTTGTTGCTGCTAGAGGATTGCTGACAAAACTCTATAAAAAGGCTGCAAACAATCGGAAGTATAAGTCCTATGTGGATGAGCCATATGGTTCATTCTATCCTCTAATTCAAACTTTAGTTGAAAAAGGAATCTTCAGAGAAGAACTTCTCACCTGTTATACAAAAGAACAGATTGAAGAATTGGGAGATTACATTAACCCTGAGCATGATCTGCTGTTCGATTATATCGGATTGCTTACCCTAACAGAACGTTATCTTACTCATGACTTTGATGGGAAACTAATGGAATTGCCACAGCAAAGATACATGGTTATTGCTATGTACTTAATGCATCAAGAACCTGAAGACCAACGTATGGATCTAGTCAAAGAAGCTTATTGGGCTATGAGTAATCTATATATGACGGCTGCTACACCTACACTATCCAATGCTGGTAAAAAGGTTGCTGGTCAATTGTCTAGTTGTTTTATTGACACAGTAGATGATTCACTGGAGGGTATCTTTGACTCTAATACAGATGTAGCACGACTTAGTAAAACTGGTGGAGGAATTGGAGTTTATCTAGGCAAAGTTCGAGCTAGAGGATCTGATATTCGTGGTCACAAAAACACCAGTTCAGGGGTAGTACCTTGGATTCGCCAACTAAATAATACAGCAGTCAGCGTAGATCAACTTGGAACACGTAAAGGTGCTGTAGCGGTTTACTTGGATGTATTCCATCGTGACATTTTAGCTTTTCTTGATCTGAAACTCAATAATGGCGATGAACGAATGAGAGCACACGACATCTTCCATGGTGTCTGCCTTCCTGATTTGTTCATGGAAAGAGTTGAGAGTCGAGGAGAATGGAGTCTGTTCTGTCCACATGAAGTAAAGTCTATTATGGGTTGGAAAGATAGCGATGGACGATCACTTGGATTGGAAGACTTCTATGACGAGGAATTGGGCAGAGGAACCTTCAGAGAAAAATATGAAGAAGCAGTAAATCATCCTTTACTACAGAGAATCACTGTTCAGTCAATTGATATTATGAAGCGTGTGATGAAATCTCAATTAGAGACTGGAACACCATATATGTTCTATCGTGATACAGTGAATCGCGCAAACACTAACAGTGTACATGGAATGATATTTTCCTCGAATCTTTGTACAGAGATTATGCAGAATCAATCCCCTACTGTAGTTGAAAAAGAAGAGTTGGTAACTAAAGACGGTCAAACGCGTATCATTATCTCCAAAATTCCCGGCGACTTTGTAGTATGTAATCTCAACTCCATTAACTTGTCTAAAGCAGTACCAGATAATGTTCTTGAGCGACTTGTTCCAATACAAACTCGAATGTTGGATAATGTGATCGATATTAACAATATTGATGTACTACAAGCGCAATATACAAATGCACAGTATAGAGCTATTGGATTAGGAACATTCGGACTACATCATTTGCTTGCTCTTGAGGGTATTCGTTGGGAGTCTGAAGAAGCTGTCACATATAACGATAATCTATATGAAAAAATTAACTACTTGCTCGTAAAAGCCAGTATGGAACTGTCCAAAGAAAAAGGACATTATCCAAAATTCAAAGGGTCTGATTGGGATACGGGAGAGTATTTCGTTAAACGTGAATATGTATCGGGGAATCGAGAAGGTAAATATGTAACTACTGAACAATGGATAGAATTGCAGACTGAGGTACGAGAAAACGGAGTTCGTAATGCTTGGATGTTTGCTATAGCGCCTAACGGATCTACTTCGATTATTGCTGGCTCAACTGCAAGTATCGATCCGCTATATGAATTGATCTCCTATGAAGAAAAAACTACTTACAAAATTGCAAATCCTGCACCAGATTTAAACGAGAAAACAATTTGGTATTATAAGACTTCATTTAAGGTTGATCAACACGCCTCAATTAATATGGCTGGAGCTCGTCAACGTCACGTCGACCAAGGTCAAAGTTTTAATTTTTATGTTCGTCCAGACATCAAAGCTACAGAGTTTCTAGAGTTACATCTTCATGCTTGGAGAGCTGGTATGAAATCGACCTATTATGTACGAAGTCGTGCATTAATTATTGATGAATGTGACTCTTGTTCTAGTTAAATATAAGGAGAATATATAATTGAAAATTCAGAAAATCTTCAACACAGAAGCACCAAATAAATCAACACGTATTATTGAGGGAGAAAATTCGGGTATCCTTAACTGGAACGATATCCGAATGCCTCATATGTATAAGCTATACAAAGTGTTGCTACTCAATCATTGGATTGCAGATGAGATCCCAATGTCTAAAGACGCTTCCCAGTTCACTCAACTTAGCAAAGTGGAGCAAGACACATTCAAAATTAATATTTCACTACTTGCGGTATTGGACTCAATGCAAACAATGTTTGTTGGTGATGTAAAAAGGTATTTCACAGATTCATCATTAGAAGCAATTTCTGCAATCATTGGGCAACAAGAAGTAGTACATAACCAGTCATACTCCTATGTGCTTTCCTCAATTGTATCTGATCAAGAGCAGAAAGAGATCTTTGAGTATTGGAAACATGACCCTGTATTGCTTGAGCGTAATCAATTCATCTCAGATATTTATCAAGGATTTCGTGACAATCCTAATCCTCAAACATTTTTTAAGTCAATGGTTGCCGATTTAATTCTTGAAGGCATCTTCTTCTACAGTACATTTGCTTTCTTCTACAATCTGGCGCGCGATCAAAAAATGATGGCTACAAGTCAGATGGTATCCTATATACAAAGAGATGAGAATCAGCATTGTTACTTCTTCGCGGAAGTGTACAAACAGTTGCTGGTGGACTTCCCTGAACTGAATACACCTGAGAACATGGAGTATGTCTATAACACGATTGATCAAGCGGTTAAACTTGAAACCAATTGGGGTCATTACACCCTCAAAGACATTCAGAGTATTGATCTAGATGAGTTGAGCGATTACATCAAATACACTGCAAATAAACGTCTGAAGTTGATGGGTATGGAGAAGTTATATGAAGGTGTAGATGTGAACTGTATGCCTTGGATTAAACCGTTCTCTGATGAAGCTTTGAACTCTACGAAGACAGATTTCTTCGAGGCTAAATCACGTAACTATGGTAAGGTTGGCGATGATAACGGATTTGATGATCTTTAAAAAATATAGCTAAGAGGGGCAATGAAATACATATGACAGTATTAAATAGACAGAAAACAAACTTTGAAAAAGTAAGGGAATTTCAGAAAGCATTTAATTGTCCCGCACCAGAAGAACCTACAGCACTGGATGATAAGTTGGTCACTAATAGAGCAAATTTTATCATGGAAGAAGTAGTTGAGTTGCTCTATGCATCGTCTAACGGCAACAAATTAAAGTTCAATGAATTTGTGCATAACCTTATTAAATCAATTTACGATACATATGATAAGCAATTAACCAAACCCTTTCCTGAAGATCGTTTAATTGGTCAGATTGATGCGCTAATTGACATTAAATATTTTGCTGAAGGTGGACTTGTTGAAGCATCGGTTATTCCAGACAAAATTTTTGATATTGTGCATAATGCAAACATGCAAAAAATTTTCCCAGATGGAAAACCACATTATAATGAGGTTGGTAAAGTAATTAAGCCTGATCGATGGGAAGCGCCAGAACCGAAGATTGAAGAAGAAATTAAACGTCAGATTGAACTTGGAGCATCGCGATTTATCTAATACATATGGGCGGTGGTTAATCCACTGCCTTTTAATTTGAATTTTAAAGGAGATATATATGAATATTAAACTAATTGCTCACACACAGCTTTCTCATGAATTTTGCGATACTATTTCTAGTGATATCTTGAAGCTAATTGGTGATGATGTAATCAAAGATAGTCAAGTTGTAGCCTTAACAGCTATTCGTACATGCTATAGTCCAAACAAACCATCGGAAATTGTTGACATTGAAGGTGAAAAATATTTTAAAAACAAGGCAACAGATGGATTGGGTGGAACCGAAGCTGATAGGTTGTTTAGACACATTACTGGCTCAGGTCACACCTCTACACTTGAACACATCAGTTATACTTTTTCTGTAGAAGGAGTCAGCAGAGCACTGCTGGCACAACTAACTCGTCACCGTCATCTCTCCTTTAGTGTTCAAAGTCAGCGCTATGTACGAATGGGATCGGACGATAAAATTGGTGGATTTGAATTTGTTAGCCCTCCTAGTTTAAGCGGAAAGATTGCTCCAACTAATGACGAACACGAAGTATATGTAAATTGTTCGGCTGCGGATTTATTTGAGGAAGCAATGCAGGATGCTCAATATACATATGACCGACTACGAAAAGCAGGAGTACCAGCAGAAGATGCAAGAATGGTACTGCCTAACGCCGCTGCTACGAACATTGTATTGACTGGTAATCTGCGCACTATACTTGAGTTTTACAACAAACGTAAGCATGGCAAAGGTGCTCAGTGGGAAGTTGCTGATTTAGCTGAGGGAATTAAGGATTCAATCTTATCAGTAGACTCATGGCTAAATAAATATTTTGATTATTAAGAATAAAGATATGTACAAACAATATAATATGTGATAAGATGAGTACAGGTTAAAAACCTGTACTTTTTCTTATTTAAGGAGATGTGATATGAGAGGAGAATTGATCAGTATAAATGAAAGTATTGCTGCTACTGCCAACAGTGTTACTAGTTGTAATTATCAGAAACCACAGACATTGGGTCACGCATGAGAAAATTAAAGATATCGTCACTTTGAATTTTTGGAGACACGCTCTTTATGCTACAGCATTATCATTTATAGGATTTAACATTATAGCGTCTTTGGCAAGTTCAAATGATACTGCTACAACAATTATTAGTTTGCCAATTGTTTATGTCTACAGTATATTGTTTAGTCCTTTAATTGAGGAGCTAATATGTAGAAAATTTATGTTTGGATGGTTAGATAAAAGATTTGGGTTCATAATTGCAGCTCTAACTAGTTCATTGATCTTTGCGATTCCTCACTTTAATTTTTCCTTATCTTTAGGGTATATTTGGCTGGGACTTGTATGGTCGTGGCATTATAAGAAAAGTGAAAATATCTTAGTAACAATAGTGAGCCATTCAATTTATAATTACATAACAATCTTATTGATGTCGATGGGAGGATAGTAAATACATATGATCGACAAATTGATTCAATATCTGTTTTGGAGTAAAGCGTTTGAAGGAATCAGAGAGGCACACAAAAACATGTGCTATGAATTAGGTAGATATGATGAAGAACAAGAATACTGTTATACATACATAGATGAAAAGTATCAAAAATAATAAAAATAAGAGGTAAAATACATATGAAAATTAAAAATAATGTTGTTGAGAAGTATGCAGAACTCTGTCCTTTGAGTTACATGAAATGTGATTCATTCAGTGAAGTGGAGTACAAAATCGAAAGAAGTATTGTGCTGGGACAAACGATCAAGAGAACTGAAAAAGAGAGGCACGTTCAATATTACCATAACTGTTTCATTATTCAGAACAATACTGTAGTGGATATGTACAAGGACTTGAGTAAATGTGTTGATATAAGGAAATCGGTAAAAAATGCCTATGATTGGAAAGCTGGAAAAGCAATCATTTAAATGAAAGCCGTCTTTTATCAGAATTAATAATACATATAACAAGGGGTTGTTAGCAATGTGCTTGGCAGTTAAATACGGAAATGTTCTTATTGAAACCATCAATAAAATGAAAGAAGATTATGAGTCCTTAATAGCGCTACAGTCTGAATATGATAAAAAAGTGTCAAATATTTATCATGATATTGAGACGAATTATTTTAACGCTTCCGCAGGATTTAAGAAATATAAGGAACTTCAAAAAGTTTTAAGAGAGAGAAGAGTTATTAAACATGAATTAGCAAAAATTCAGCGTTTACATCAATCTTTAAGTGCTACGCAAATGGAAAGCAAAATAAGCAAAATTGTAAAGAATGTTGGAAGAATTGATGACGAAAATGAGTCCTATCGAGATGGATGGGGGATTAGAGTCGAAGAAATTCTTGTCTAAAATACATATAAAAGCGAATGAAATTATCAAAAATGAGGAGATATAACTGATATGAACTTACTGCAAGCAGCTCAGTACAGTGCAAATGGATTCACGGTGAGATCGAATCAAGGGAAGAGATATTCTCCAGAGAAACTTAACGTCAAATGGATCGGAGTACACTATGCTTCAATGAATAACAACGGGATGACAGATGAAGAACGTAAGGGTGAATGGGAAGCAGTGATTAGTTTAAGCAACAAGTCAAAGAAAATCTAAAGTCATAAGGAGAGAGAAGTATGAGGACGGTGTTTGGTGGTAAGGGTCAAATGAAAAGTAAGGATTGGATTTTTCTAAGAAAACACAAGTCTATTCATGGTTGCTCTCGAAAGACTAAAAAGAGAGTAAGATGTTCAGCGAAATTACTACGAGGTACTGATAAGTGGGGAGAAATACACCATGATTTATTTTTTGAAGGTGTGCTATGAAAATAAAGAAGAAACATTTTAACTACTCTTCTAAATCATGCAATAAAGTGTCACGAAAAACTAAAAAATATATACGGGAATATTGCAATTGGTTGGTTGCTGATACAGAGGAAGATGATCCAAACCTTCTCCTGTTTGATCTTCCAGATTGCAAAGAATGTGATGGTAAACGCCGCGTAGAGTATGGATATCCTTACGACCCATGGAACTCATATGATTGCCCGAAATGTGAAGGTACTGGTAAATACGGTTGGGAATACGACAAGCATGGTAGCAAGATCCGTATGAAAGAGTTTGTTAAGCCAAGCAACAATGCTCTCAGATTGAAGGGTAAAGGTTTACTGAAAAGTAGATACAATAACTTTAGGGAGGATATGCAATGACAAAATCAAATAAGAAAAATAGAGTAGTGGATCAAACTGAAGCATGGATGAAAGCTATTCACAACTCAGAGGAGGAGAGAAGAAAGGTTGATGCTTCACTTTCACCATCAAGAGATTCAATTCGATATGTAGTTGATTACGCCAAAACCATCGATGACACTGTTCAACTAATTAAAAACACGTCGAACTTGGCACATCAGGGCGTAATTGAATTTGAAGTTGCTCAGAGAATAATCGACAATCAAAAGAAGGCATTATTACGTGACATTAAGTGGCTTGAAACATTTTTAAAACAAGACGATGAAGAAGAGAAAGGAGAATAAAGCATAGAAAATCTAGAGAAGGAATGTAAAACCTGTCACACAGTAAAACCACTAACTGATTTTTATTCAAGAATTAACAGCAGTAAAACTAGAGGAGATTATGTTTATTATTATCCAGAATGCAAACAGTGCACCGTAAAACGATCAAGAAAAAGAAATCTAGAGCATTATGATGAATACTTAGCTGTAATTAACAGGATAGATTCAACACATAGACGAAAATTGCAAAACTATGAAATTCAGAAACGCCGAAGAGGCGAAGGTAAACAAAAAGAATGGCAGCAAGCAAATAAGGATAAAATCAAATCTTACAGAGAGAAAAGAAAGGATAAGGATTTTAAATTATCATCTAGCGAGTGGCAAGCTTGTAAGAAATATTTTGGATACTCTTGCTCCTATTGCGGGATGAGCGATGACGAACACAAGGAGTTATATGGACAACAATTACATAGAGATCACTTTGAATCCGATGGTGAAAATGATATTAGTAATTGTGTACCCGGATGTATTTCGTGCAACTCTTCTAAAAAGAAGCACAGTTTTTATGATTGGTATGTTAAGGAGAAATACTTTTTTAGCGAAACTAGGTATAGAAAAATTATTAGCTGGATTGACTATGATCATGCAAATACATAAAACCAAACTGGGAATAACATAAATAAAGAAAATTGGAGGAATCATTTTGACAGAATCATTATTTGAAAAACCAGTCACAGTAACAGTTGATGCATTATCATATTTATCTAAAGTTTTAAAAAATGGACTAAAAAAGGACTTACAGAAACACCAGAAACCGTGTGATGATTGTAAAGGAACTGGATTAGAAATTACAAACAAAATATACGGATTATCCGATGATCCAGACAAAAGCAAACTCTTTCCTTACGATAATCAATACATAATTAGCTGTAGACACTGCTATTCAGGAGTAGTGAATTTGTGTGAATTTTGCAATGAAAAACTATCACGGTTTAATGATTGTGATTGCCCAGATGCATTACATGAAAAAGATGTTCAAAGAGCAGTAAGAGAACAAGAATTGTGGGATAAAGCAATTAAATTAGATCCGACTAATGATATTGCCAAGAATATGGGGATGTATCAATCAGACGACTATCCATACAGCGATGGTTACTTTGCAAGTTTTGATGAATTCATTGAGACATGGGAAGATAATCATGAACCAGATGAGCCGAAACCAGTCTATGTGTGGGGTACTCGTTCAGCAAGTCTTTCTCTTGATGCTGACGACATCTTAGATCGTGAGTCCGAAGATTTACATGAGGATGCATTAGATAATATTGAAGGAAAAGATGAATTGCAAAAGTATCTGAATGAGTGGTGCTCAAAACAAAAATGGACAACTACATATTACGGTGAAAACAAATATGCAATCAGAATCCCATGGGATAACTAATGGAGACACATATGAAATATCATATAACGCCCAAGCAAGCCAAAGAAGTGACCGAAGAACAATTCTACTCATTTTTTAATGAAATTGTCCCTCGTAAAGATTGGGCTAATTATCACCATAGGAAGATGGATATTGGTAAGATGATTGACTATTTGGACGAAGTAACAGTTGGCAGAAGTATTATAGATGGGAAATGGAATGTGTGTACTTTTCATACTGATAGGCACTACGAAGGAAAAGAATTAGTTGATGCTCTATGGGAAGCGATGAAAGATGATATTGAAGATTAGATAATTGACATAAAAGGGAGAATATTAAACTATGACTATTCAAGAACCAAAAAAGAATTTCGTAACAGTAACTTGTCAACAAGGCAGATACACACTTGGGTCATCAGAAGAAAGTGCTCGTTATTATTTTGTAATTGGAAGAGATGACGCTAAAGATCTTTGGAAGTCATTTTTGGTTGATATTGAAAAAGATTGTATCAATTATAGAGACATGACACCCCTTGAAGTAGCGTATGAGATTAAAGAAGTCTACGATGGTTACTGGATACATAGTGGTGTTGGCGACATTCAAAAAATGATTGATTACCTTGAGAATATTGAAGAAGAAGAGGAAAAACTTCGAGAAGAATATGAACTTGAATATGCTAAGTATAAAGTTGAGTATTGGAGCAACCAAGTTAAAGAACTTGAGTCAGTCAAAATTAAAACTATCAACTAAATATGTGATTGTTCTAGTTAAAATACCTGTTTTACAGAGAAAGGAGATCGAATCATGGACTTTCATCGTGAATATTATGAGATATTCGCTTCACCAAGCCAAGTGCACTATGAACATGCATTTGTTAAGTGGCTTGAATATTATTATCAGACTGAAGTTTATGATAGACGAATCTGCTCTGGATTCAATGAGAAAACTCAGAGTGCGATACCATTGAGTACAGTTGAGTACACTGATATAAATCGAAATGCTAAACGTTTCATGAATAAGATAGTTGCAGAGTTTAGGGACAAAGAAATAGATGAAGACACTTGGAGAGCAGCAAGATATGAAGCCGCTAGATATTCGCATGTTAAGATTGAAGATTTGTTGACAGTGTTAAATCCTACAATCAAATTAGGAGAGATGAAATGATTCAAGAAAAAGCGATTTATAGGATTGATAATAGCAGCACAGGTTGTAGGCATGGAATTGTGCATACGGCTATGAGTGAGAATGGACTTATGTGGGCTTTCGATACATATTGGAGTAACAGCATTACGAAGGAGTTTGATAATAATGAACAATGGTATCTGGTAAATGGTATTGAGGATCGAATGAGTTTTGTAATGATGGTAGATGATGCCAAAGAAGTAACGAAGGAAGAGTTTTGTCTTTATGATGAAACAGACAAACTTCATATTCCTAGGGGATATCGGGGTGAAAAGTATCTGGTCAATAGAAACGCTAAAAAGAGTGCTGGTTTAGTTGTCGAGTCAATTAGGAGTAAGATGTATAGCAACGATAATATGATTAAGGGATTACAAAAAGACAACGCTAAACTACTCATGTGGGAAAAGAGTATTTTAATGAATGAAGGTGTAGCTCAACTTTACAAAAATGAAAAATATGAATTAGATGTTGTGGATGCGGTTGATATGTTTTCTCCCAAAAAGGAGGACAATTAATTGAGTAATGTTCAAGTAAAGGTTAATGTAATTAACCAATTAAAACTGCTACGACAGAGTACATTCAAGGACAAGCTGTCATTCCTTGATGAAGATATTCAGAACGCTCAACGAGCCAAAGCTACTGAGGTTCATGTAACAATAGACTACTACAACAAGAAAGTTACGATTGAAAATAATGGTCAAGCACTAGCCAATCCACAAGCCCTATTTTCAATCGCTGAGTCAGAGTGGGATGAAGATATTCAAAAATCAGAGTCGCCGTTTGGAATGGGATTCTTCAGCAACATTACTGTGAGCGATCATATTGAAGTGTTTACGGGAAACAAGCATATTGTATTTAATGTTGGCGAGATGATTCAGAATAACGAAACAGACATAGAGGTAACTGAGACAGACAATACATATGAAGGTTTCAAATTGATACTAAATAATTTTGACTTTACAGAAGTAGCACCATCTCTAATTCGAGAGCGAATTGAGTTGTTGGGAAAATACATACATGAGTTAGATATCTATTGTGATGATAAACTTCAACCGAAAAAGAATTTGACTGATACAGATGGCAGTGTGTTTTCTAGTGTAATTGAATCAGATAATATTCAAGGTTGGATTGCATTGAACTCAGGATTCAGTCAAGAATTAAAAGTGTTTTATAAAGGTAGGTTGGTGACGAAACTTGATAACTACTATTATGTTAAAGGCGATCTTCACATCAATGATAAAACCTTAAATCTAACCTCTCCAGATCGCAAAGACATCATTAGAGATGACAAATACATATTATTTTTAAAGGAAATATCTGAATATACCAAAGAGCTTGCTAATAACAGTTTCCTACAAGGGGAACAGAGACACATTGAAAAACATATCGATGCTATCTCATGGAATGCAGACAAAGATAAATTGAAAAATGAGATGTCATTCCTTGTGTTTGATACAGAAAATGAAAATGATTCCAAATACTTAAGTAAGATAGCTTTGGCTAAAAGGAAGAATCCAGAGATCAGAAGCGTCAACCAATATGAGGTTTTCATTAAATCAGAAGCTGCCAAACAGTCCGAATCGAATCATAAAGAAATAGAATTCACGCAAGAGGTAAAACGACAAGCACCTGAAGCTGATGGTATTTCTACTTGGTATGGAAGTGAAGGGTCGTCTGGTGGACGAAGTGAACCTAAAATTGATGAGGATAAAATCGAAGAAAGAAAAGGACGACAGATTGACTTTGACTCTGAACCAGTGTTCTGGTTATCATTCGATCAAATAGTTGAACATGAAAAGAAATTTAAAATTGCAGAGCATTACAAACTCAAGGTAATTGTGTCTAGGAATAAGTTAGAAAGTGGAATTTTAGAAACATTGGGGAAGGAACAAAACATTGTACACATTTCAGAACTAACTGAGAGCACTTTGATTAAAGCATCCATCTCAAATACTGAGCTGAGCAAAAAAGAAAGCCGAGCCCTAATGTTATTGGACATGATTAGTCGGATGATCGGATTCAGTAGAAATATCTTCGCCATAGGTGACGTAATGGTGCTAAAGCAAACTCAAATTGAGGTATTAAACCATACGATTGAAAAAATTGAAGACGAATTTGTAGCGGTACATGACTACATAAACAATAAAGTATACATAGACAGATCGGTAATAGATGATAGCAAACTTCGAGAGAGTAGCGATGAGAATTTAGATATTAGTGACTATAGATTTCTCTTAGGTAACTTGAAAGAAATTGTTCGTGCGGTTAGTCTTATGAATTTTGATGGCGTAGAAAGACCGAATGACTTGTATGACTGTCTGATTAATGGTTTGGCGCTGGCATAGCAGTTTTAATAAAACACTTGTTTTAAGAAGAAAAAAAGAAATCGCTCCAATTAAGGAACGACTCTTCATACGATTCACCATCTAATTTACCCTTGCAGGATTAATTTTACTTTGAAGTGTCATTTAAATCAACAATACAAAAGAAAGATTCTACATTAAATATGTAGTCAATGGTGGAGACAATGAAAATAAGCATCAAACTGGAGAAGCGTATCGCAAATTTTAACAATGAAGAAATGATTAAACTAGCAAAAGAGACAGGAGACAAAGAATTAAAAGACAAAATTATCAAAAACAACATGCATTTTGTAGTCAAATTGGCTAACAAGACGTTAACTAGCGGCTCACTTGAAGAACCAGATGAGTTAGTTAGTATGGGGATGGTTGGACTAATAAAAGCTTATGAGACATATGACCACACTAAGAATATTAAATTCTCCACTTATTTAGCAAAGGTGGTAGTAAGAGAGTTCTCAGCAAATGCCAGAGCAAAAGGTATGAAGTGTCGTAGCAAATATAGCAGCATTAGTATGGATAACAATCTTTACAAGACAAACTCAGGAGGCAGCGAAAAATTATTGTCAGAAATATTGGCAGATGATAGTCATCTTGACTTGATTGCTGTTGAAGACTCCATGTTTGACAATGTACTAAGTGGACAGATTGAACGTATATTAACCCCAAAAGAGAAGATTGTGTCTCGTAAGTATTTTTTCGATGGTATGAGTATTTCTGATATTGGCAGAGAAATGAATGTATCGAGACAGGCCGCGCATCAATATTTTAAAAGTAGTGTGAAGAAATTAGCTCCAGCATTTGCATAATACATAGTTTGAATGAAACTTATATTTTACATAGAAAAGAGGAACATCTTGAGCAGAAATAAAATCATTAAGTACTATGTGCATGATGAAATTACATATAAAATCACATATAAAAATAATTCAGAGTGGATTGAAGGAATCGGATTATTTCATAGTCACAATGTAAAAATCAAAAAGAAAATATGTCCTCTAGTATACCAAACAGTATTCAATAGGCATTATGCATTAAATATTGGAAAAAGTTATATTGATAAGGCGATTAAAGAATACTTCGGAGAGGAAGATGTGAATGGATAATTCGGAACTAAAAGAACTTTTCTACTCAGAAGAAATGGAACCAATCAGACAAAGTTATTATAACGAAGCTTACAGACAGGGAAAGTTCGATGAAGCAGCAAGCAATGGACACGCAGAGGAAGTGTTTGATTGGCAAGGTGACGACTTTAGTGTTTGGAAAGACAAGGTTTGGTACTCAGACAAAGATCGGTATCATGTCGGAGTCGAGGGATACATGGGATTTGAGAATATGACTCAAGCTATTGAATGTTATGAACAGTTTAATGAAGCGTTTAAACAATACATAGAACAAAATGGTGGATTAAAGGAAAAGCATCTCGGATGGCATAAAATCTATAGTGTTAGAGCTGTCAATGTGGCGTATGAGAATGAGTGTTATTGGATTTTTCTTGATGGGTACAAGTCTGAGGAAATAAGTGACTTGTATTGGTACATGCGTGATGTAATTAATCAACTAAAAGAATTGAATGATTCTTTGTAAAAGATGAATATTGCTGATAATAGTAGGAGGAGACAATGAGAGCAAGAGTAACTAAGTACATTGTGAATTACATCATCGATAATAAACATGGTGAAGTGGGAGATCTTATAGATTCATTTCTGCATCCCAATGGAAAAATAATGTACTCGTTGATGTTTAATGATGGAGAATTAAAGGGGTATTATAAAGATCAACTTGACCCATTTTTAAGAATTGTAAAATAAGGGTGGATAACCAATTAAAAAAATACATAGGAATTTTGGGATATAAACCATCTGCAAGAATACATAGCAACACCGATTCTCTATATTGCAGTAACTGTGAAGCTACACCTAAATTCACATCCACTAAGGAATGGTTTGAGCCATCTAAGTGGTATCAGTTTTCAAATTGCTTAGACACATGTACATGGATTATTTGTTCAGTTTGTTACACACCTTTAAAAGTAAAATAGAGAACAGGAGTGATGCGTTATTCAGATTCAAAGCTACACAAAGATTTTAAATAGTAGATTTGACAAGGGATTGATTGAGAAAGAGAAGTACGACAAATACATAGTTAAACTTGTAGAGTGGCAGCTAAACTACGGCATAGAATATTACCAGACCGAGAACGATCCATATTAATAGGAAGGTAAATACATATGATCAAACTAAACGATAAAGAATTGTTTAAACTTTTTGATAAACATTTAAGAGTATTCTATCCAACATTTAAAGATAAGCCATTAAAAATAGAATACATCTTCGATCAGAAAACTGTAACATACGACTACACGCTAAGACGGCTTCACTTTAATAGTTTCATTCTTAACTTTCAATTTGATGGAGACCACTTAAGGAGACTCACATATCATGAAGCAGTTGGTATGATTAAGAAAGAATATCCAGAAGCAAAAGTAAATTTAGAACTATACATAGAAAACAAATTGAATAGTATCGATAATCCCGGCAAGTATCATGAAAATGTGAATTTCTATTGTGATATAGAAGTTGATGATGTTGACCTTAATGGAGATCAAATACGTTCAATGATTGACCTTGCCTTGGATACACGAACAGAAAGATGCAATAATGAAGAATGGCTAACTGAATTATCCTTGAAACATAAGGCTTTTATGAAGAGCAATTCCTGATGAAACATCAATTTTACTGAGATACCTACGGTGAGTCTGTAATAAAGAAGATTTTAAAATATACATTAAGAATAAAAATATGTACTTTTAACACATTTGATGATATAATCGATTTATAAGTTTGTATTACATTGTAGTTGAATTGAGACAGCCGTACTCAGATTAACCGCTTTGTATTTACATTGATAAGGAGGTTATACCATGTCTTCTATATTGACCGAAGATATAAGTGTGTTTGATCTTGGATTTAGTTGGGCAAAAGGAAAAAAGAATAAGAAACTATTTGTCCAACCATCCATTGCTGGAGAAGCACAGCCAATGTTTGATACGAATATTAAACCCAATGATTTTTTCTATGAGGACACAATGTTTGTGGGAGATCTAGCTCTAAGACAGAGTGAAATAAAATACTTCACACTTAATAAACAAAAGAGCGAAGCAATGACATCTGAGATTATTCTTAAAACTGGATTGGGATATTTAAACGGAAGTAAAAAATTCAATCTCATTACTGGATTACCAATACTGTTTTACTTTAATCAGATGTCTGAAATGGAAGAGATGATTGTAAGGTTGGCTGACTCAAATCCTTTCGAGATAAAGAAAGGTCGTAGTAGCTTCAATAAAGTTAAACTCAACATCGATAAATATAAAATAGTTCCTCAGGGTTATGGTATTGCGATGAATCACCTGTTAAATGAATCAGGAAAAATCCAAAACAAAGGTGATGCAAAGAAAAAGATTCTTGTTGTGGACCTAGGATTCTATACATTGAATTTACTCGGATTAGATGGTCTAGAGATAATGAAGGAATCAACTAGCTTATTCTTGGGTGTAGAAAAAGCATATAAATTACTAAGAAAGTATCTACAAGAATTAGTTGGAACTGCCCCTGCTATTTATGAATTAGATAAATATGTGATCAGTGGTACATATGAAGGAAAAGATATTCGTCACTTAGTTGCAAAAGCATTTAAAGCATTGGCAATACAGATTCAGAATGAAATTGAAGGTTTAAACATCAATTTTGATATGTATATGATTGGTGGTGGAGCTGCACGTTACATATATGAATATCTGAAACTTGAAGAAAAATCTCTTTATGGTCAACTCGATCAGGTCAACGGGAATGAGAAAGTGGGTGTGCGATTGTGGGGAAGCAACATGTTATTGCGCGCCTAAGACCACTTAAAGATGATGATATTCGATTGGCTATGGATAAACTTCCAATCTATTATGATGAGGCTGATATAGTTAGGGAAGCGCTAAGGCAACTTTTATTTGGTCATACAGGGAGAGAGCCAATGATTAAAGGGGTACAGTTATTTAGTGAAACTACAATAACTGAATTAGACAAGCAAGACCAAGTAATCATGGAAGATGTAAGTTTAGATAATACTGAAGACAATGACGACTTAGATGCTAAACTGAATGAATTTCTTACTTCTTAATGTAGGCTTCGGCCTACTATACATAGATTATAATCAATAAAATCAGATGTGCATTTTGCACTTACACAGTCGCATATACTGTCTTAACGAGGTGATGACTGTGGACGAGAGCGTCAGAAGAATTACTGTTAATGATTCAAGGATCAATATTGTATTCAATGCTGATGATGGACTAAAAGCACCATTAGAGCAAAGTGAGGAGAAGTCATTAACAAGTAATCATAATGAATCCGCAGCAGACATTTTTAGTGAGATGGGCGAAATGATTGGGCTGGATAAGGTAAAGGATCTCATTTACGAAATTTATTCTTTGATCCAAATAAATAAGTATCGTAGTGAAGAGGGGTTAAAGAATAGTAAGCAAGTATATCACATGATATTTAAGGGTAATCCCGGAACTGGAAAAACTACAGTGGCAAGAATTATCTCTAAAATGCTTAACAAAATGGGTGTACTCAGTAAAGGCCACTTGATTGAGGTTGAACGTGCCGATTTAGTTGGGGAGTACATTGGTCATACAGCCTTGAAGACTCGCGACCTTGTTAAAAAGGCTATGGGCGGGATACTTTTCATCGATGAGGCGTATAGTCTTGCCCGTGGTGGAGAAAAAGATTTTGGTAAAGAGGCTATAGACACGCTTGTGAAAGTTATGGAGGACAAAAGTGATGACCTGATCATCATATTAGCTGGATATCCCATAGAGATGGACGACTTTCTTCAGATCAATACGGGATTACCCTCTAGGTTTCCTATTCAGATCAACTTTGATGACTACTCTACAGATGAATTAATGTTGATTGCTTTAAAAATGGCATCAGAAAAAGATTATACTTTTACAAATGATGCAGCAGATAAACTTAAGTACATTATTCAAGAGGAAAAGGACTTAAGGATTCATTTCAGTAACGCTAGATATGTTCGCAATGTAATCGAGAAAGCAATTCGTCATCAGGCTGTGAGATTGATGAAGAGACGAGAAAAGATGACTCGCCAAAATTTAATGGAAATTACAATGCGAGATATTACATCCAATTTAACCGAATCCAAAAAAGTAGAAGGAATTTATACTGTGTAGAGTCTCTAATGAGACTTAAAGGAGGTGATGATTATGTAAACACACATCTGAAATCACTATAAAATCAATATTTGATCAAGAATAAGGAGGTCGATAACCATTTGTGTATTTTGCAACTATCACAATCACAGGGACTACTCAAATATTTTTACTCCTGACTGTTCAGTCAAGATAGATGATTATGTAAGAAGATCAAAGGAACTTGACCATAAAATTCTCTCCAGTATGGAACATGGATTTCAAGGAAGGTACTTTGATACCTATGATGTCGCTAAAAAAGAAGGCTTGAAGTTCATCTTTGGAACTGAAGCATACTGGGTTAAGGATCGATTTGAGAAGGATAATACCAATGGACATATGTGTTTATTTGCCAAATCAGAGAAGGGAAGGCGTGACATTAATCGTATCTTATCTGAAGCCAACGAGACGGGATACTATTATAAGCCTCGAATTGATTTAGATTTGATTTCTACGCTCGATCCTAATGAAGTATTTGTCACCAGTGCTTGTATAGCTTTCTGGCAATATGAAGATATTGAAAAGATTGCTCTCGATTTAAATTCTTATTTCGGTAAAAACTTTATGCTTGAAGTGCAAGCACATCACACAGACACACAGAAAACGCTTCATAGAAAAATTCTAGATTTATCTGCGAAACATAATATCGAGTTGATTGCAGGATGTGATAGTCACTTCATTTATCCCGAACAGGCAAAAGACCGTGATGCGGTTTTAGAAGCAAAAGGTATTGTTTATGAAAATGAAGATGGATGGTTCATGGATTACCCTGATGGAGAAACACTCAAAAGACGGTTTATAGAACAAGGAATTCTAAATGAAGAACAGATTGATAAAGCAATTAAGAACACCTTAACTTTCATGGATTTTGATGATTATGACTCTGATTTAATTAAGGTGTTTAGCAATGAAATTAAACTCCCCACATTATATCCAGAGTTAACACAAGAACAACGAGATCATAAATATAAGCAGCTATTGAATGAAAAATGGAGAGAAGCGAAAGAAAGTATCCCAAAAGAGAAACATGCTAAATACATAGATGAGATTAGAAAAGAAGGTTCGGTAGTAATAAACACAAAAATGTCTGATTATTTCTTGATTGATCATAAGATAGTAGAAGAAGCTGTTGATATGGGCGGAATCATTACCTCTACAGGCCGTGGGTCTGGGGTTTCGTTCTATACAAATACATTGCTAGGATTCTCAAAAGTAGATAGAATATCTGCTCCTGTACATCTCTACCCTGAAAGATTTATGAGCGAAAGCCGTATCCTAGAAACGAAATCCCTACCCGATCTTGATTTGAACTTAGGAAACCCAGAAGTATTTATTGCTGCTCAAACCAAAGTACTAGGTGAAGGTCACTCATACCCAATGATTGCATACGGTACTTTCAAAAGAAAGTCTGGATTTAAAATGTATGCTAAATCTCAGAATCTTGATTTTGAGATTGCAAACGAAGTTTCAAAACAGCTTGAGGAATACGAAAATGATTTGAAATATGCAGAAGATGATGAGCAAGATTTGATCGATGTTTATGATTATGTTGATAAAAAGTATCATCATCTAATCAAAGAAAGTGAAAAATACACCGGAATCATTTCGGACAAAAAACCTCATCCATGTGGACACCTAATATACCAAGGAAATATCAAGGAAGAAATTGGTTTAATCAGAATCAAAAGTGAGTCAACAAAGAAAGAAGTCATAGCAGCTTTAATTGACGGCGATATTGCTGAACGAAAAAAATTCCTTAAGAATGATTTGCTTAAGGTTGATGTGGTTAAAACTACACATGATACATATAAACGCATAGGACTACCCGTACACTCAGAGACAGAACTTCTTAACGTCATTAAAGATAACGATAAGGTCTGGGATATCTATGCTAAAGGTCTAACAGTAGGTGTAAATCAGGTTGAGAAATATTCAACCACTCAAAAAGCAATGAAATATCAGCCTAAAAACATATCTGAGTTGACAGCTTTTATAGCAGCTATCAGACCATCATTTAAGTCCATGTACCATACCTTTGAAACACGAAAACCTTTCGCTTATGGAATTAGCAGTTTCGATGATCTCATTCAAACGGAAGAAATGAAGAACTCATTTGTACTATATCAAGAACAGACCATGGCTACACTTGCTTATGCGGGATTCCCCTCAGATGAAACATACGGAATTATCAAGGCAATTAGTAAGAAGAAGCCAGCGGTAGTAAAGCCTTTAAAAGAACGATTCCTAAAAGGATTCAGTGACAAGATACTTGAGAGAGAATCAGTATCTCAACAAGAAGCATTTGATATGAGTGATAAAGTGTGGAAGATTATAGAGGATTCAAGTGGATACGGTTTTAATGCGTCACATGCGTACAGTTATGCACTTGATTCCGTATATTGTGCATATCTAAAAAGTCACCATCCGATCTATTTCTATGAATCATTATTGAGGCATTTTTCAGAGAAAAAAAACAAAGATAAGGTTGGTCTTCTTAAAGAAGAAATGCAGAAAGGATTCGGAATTAAAGATGGTGGCATAAAGTTTGGGACTGATAATAGAAGTTTTGTGGCAGATGAGAAGAGAAATTCAATCTATGCCGATCTATCAGGAATTAAGTTCATGAATGTAAAAGTAGCCGAAGAACTATTTGAGATTGGCAAAAATACATATGAAAGCTTTGTAGACTTATTAGTTGATATAAATCTAAAAACTTCAGTTAATGCTAGACAATTAAAAATACTCATTATGCTTAATTATTTCGGTATGTTTGGTAACAATGGGTATCTTTCTGTCTTGTTCAAGGAATTCTCAGATGGTAAGTATAAATATAAAAAAACATATGTAGAAAAAACAATAGAACAACGACTCATAGAATTAAAGAAAATTGAAATTGAATTAAAGAATCAAGAAGTACCAGCAATTCTTCCAAATGAAACAGTTATGTTTCAGATTGAGCACATGGGTTATGCAGATGTCAAATATCCTGATACAAGTTCTGGATGGTGTGTAGTAACGGATATTGATACAAAGTATTCTCCAAAATTGACATTGTACGGTGTTCAAAAAGGAGAAACCCGTATCTTCAAAATGAGCAAAAAGACATTCAATGTTAAGGATAGAGATTTAAGAATAGATATCGGTGATTTAATTGAGATTACTGAGTTTAAGAAAAAAATGAAATCTGTGCCTGATGGGAATGGAAATTTCATTGAAACAAATCAGTCAGAAACTTGGATCACTGGCTACAATAAGTATAAGAATAAGGAGAATACTTAAATGGAAAACAAGCTTAGCAAATCAAAGATTGAACGGATTATTGGACGTAAGTTGACTGAGGATGAATACACAGAGGTTGTAGGAACGGTTCTTAATCAGTTGTTGAATGAGAAAATTGAGAAAACAAATGGATAGATTCGATAGTGATTATTACTATATCCACTTCCCTGATCCACAAGAAAAGATAATTCAATATTCGACTTGTTTTGGTGGGGAAACTATCAATATTGGGGAAGAAATTTTAGATGTGTATGGGGTTTGTGTGCATGATACATATGATTGTTTGTTTAAGGCAGTAGACGCTAAACGATTAATTGCAGGAGAGGAATGATTTATTGGCTACAAATCAAGGTAAGTTGTTTGAAGAGGACTTTCAAAAGTCAGCAGCACAAGGGGCGGAGAAGGTGTTCTTTGTTCGTTTGAAAGACACTCTTATACCTGTAGATCTTCGTTCACGAGTTAGAGTAACAAAGAATGACTATGACTGTATGATGTTTGCGAAAAGTCACTTATTCACACTAGAACTGAAGTCTACAAAAGATAAATCAATTAGCTTTCAAGAAAGTGTAATCAAACAACATCAGATTGATAAACTAAATGAAGCAAATGCATATGAAGGTGTCATATCAGGGTTTATTATGAATTTCAGAGAGCCTGATAACAAAGTGTACTTTATACATATAGAAGAATTTTTGAAGTATCAAAACATAGCTCAGAATCAAATCAAGGAACATACATATAGAAGCAAAGTAAATAAAAGTAGTATTTCAATTGCAATATGCGAAGAGATAGGAATCGAGATTAAAGGATTTAAACCTAGAACGAGATGGCATTACCACTTAAAAGATTTTATAGAGGATGCGATTAATACATATGGAACCAAGTTGAAAGGAGTCACAATTGAACATTAAACTCAGAGAAAAGAGAATGGCTGAATACACTGTTGTAGACAGTTATATAGATAAGAACGATTATGCCCAATCTAAAGAAGAGATTGAAGGTAGGCTTATGAGTTGGATTGAAGATATTCTCAATAAATACTCAGATGAAGATGGTCATTAAAATAAATTAGTGTTATAATTATAAGAATAAAAATAATAAAACAAGGTGATGTTATATGATTGTTTTAAAGGATATGGAAAAGCTAAATCGTAGTGAAATTGAGGCCTTGATCGGAAAGATCAAGGCTATTGTTTATACCCGTGTATCATCAGAAATACAGATAGACAACTATTCTTTAGAATCGCAGATTGAGATATGTGTTAATGAAGCAAAAACAAAGTTTGATATTAGTAAAGATGAAATTATTGTACTCAGAGAAGAAGCAGAATCAGGAGACAATCCTAATAGACCTATGCTCAACTACATATTGTTTCTATTAGAAAAGGGCTTAGGGAGCAAAGTAATTTTCTTGCATCCAGACAGACTAAGTAGACATCTTCATTTACAACAACAAATCACACATAAGATATGGGAACTTGGATGCGATCTTCATTTCGTTGAGTTTGACTTACAAAAAGGCAATGCAGAGTCAATGTTGAATTACAATATTCAAGGTTCTATTGCTCAATACAACAAAGCTAAGATTCTTGCTAACACTAAGCGTGGAAGAAGAGCTATGGTTGCTGATAACAAGATTCCCGGAATGAACAAAATCTATGGTTACGATTACGATAAAGACCTGAATACATTAATTGAGAACAAAACTGAAAAAGAAGGATACTCGATCATGGTAAAAATGATCTTGGAAGGTTCAACTTGCTCAGAGGTTGCAGAGTATCTAGCCATAAAAAAATACTTAGCTCCAAAGGGGGATATTTGGTATCAAGCAACAATCAGCCGTATATTAAGAAACGAAACATACAAAGGAATTTATTATTATGGAAAGACGGAAGTAGTGCAGGTATCTGGAAAGAAGAAACAAATTCCAAAACCTAGGGATGAGTGGCAGGAGATCATCATTCCACAGTACATAGATGAGGTTCGATATAAGAAACTACAGAAATGTCTTGATGACAATAATAAGAACAGCGGCAAGCCATCAGAAGACTACTTATTAAGAAGTATCGCTAAATGTGGAAGATGTGGAGCGGCAGTATCATCAGGAATAACAACTAAAACTCAAAGCGGCACTCTTAAGTATTACACATGTACAAGAAAGGCTAAGAAATCCTATAGTATTGAAACTGGTCAGTCTAACTCAACATGTAGAGGAGACAACTGGCGTGTGGATATGATTGATACTATAATATGGAGTGAAGTACTTAAGATCATCAATAACCCCAAAGAGTTGATCGATAAAATTTTAGAAAGGGCTTCTGATGCATCAAAAATTACTGAATTGCAAAAGAATCGAGATAATTTAAATAAGTTAATAAGAGAGAAAGATGCCTCAAAAGCTAGATATATTGACCTTTATGCTGATGGATTTATCAAATCTAAAGATGAGTTAGCAAACAAAATTAAGCCAGTTGAAGATGAGATTGAAGCTCTTAACAAGGAACTTGCTGCAATATCTTACAACATTCATATTGCTCAAGAGAGTGACGAGAATATCAATGTAGCCGTTTCAATACTGAGTAAATATCAAAAGATAATAAAAAACAATTTAAAAATGGAAGATAAGAGAAAAATATTGCGTGTCTTCGTTGATAAAGTGGTACTACATGACAATAAAAAACTAGAAATTGTCTATAAGTTCGTCTCAGATGATAAACAGTATGAAAGTGACTCTACTAATTCTTATTTGGATTCTATCAATCGCCAAGTCAATGGAGGATAATAAGAATCAATTTATCCTCATTTTGGCGGGTTACTCGGAAGAAATTGATTTTTTTCTACAGACGAATCCCGGATTACCTTCCCGTTTTCCGATCCAGGTTGAATTTCCAGACTATAGCATTGATCAATTGATTCAAATCTCCGAAATTATGGCCAAGGAACGTGACTATATTCTCATGCCACAGACCATACTCAAACTAAAGCAGCATCTGCTTCAGGAAAAAAATGAGTCTCTTCATGCGTTTAGCAACGCCCGATATGTCCGAAATGCCATTGAACGATCGATTCGCCATCAGGCAGTTCGACTATTGGAACAGTATACCCAGGGGAATCCGGGAAAACTGGAGCTGATGACTATCCGCACAGAGGATTTGAAGTTTGATCAAAAGTAAGCGATAATATAGTTTTTAAAGCAGCCGGCCGGGTTAACCGGTTCGGCTTAAAGCATGCCATGGAACCATGGTGGCACAGAATATATGCGGAAACGTAATAGAAGGAGTGAATATACACGATGACAAATGGCACACATGATACAGATATGGTAAAGAAGGATCGCGCCGTATTGGTGAGTCTGGTTACCGATGAGGTCAAACGTTCAGGTATTAACCCGGAGTACTCCCTTGAGGAGTTGGTAAAACTCGCGGAGACGGCAGGCGTAGAAGTGCTGAGTGTATTGTCACAGAACCTGAAAACCCGGGACACCAAATGGTTCATTGGTAAGGGGAAAGTGGAAGAACTTCGTGCAGTGGCTGAGGAAATGGGAGCAACAACAGCTATTTTTGACCAGGAGCTGTCCGGTGCTCAGGTGCGTAACCTGGAAGAAGCGTTGGATCTCAAAATTATTGATCGCACCCAGCTGATTCTGGATATCTTTGCGCAGCGCGCCAACACGAGAGAAGGTATTATTCAGGTTGAATTGGCTCAGTTGAGCTATTTGTTACCACGTTTGTCGGGTCACGGGAAGAATTTGTCCAGACTTGGTGGCGGAATTGGAACGCGGGGTCCAGGTGAAAGTAAACTAGAGACGGATCGTAGACATATTCGTGGCCGCATAGATGACTTGAAGCGTCATTTGGAAGAAGTGACACGTCATCGCAAGCTGCACCGGGAGCGTCGCAAAAAGACAGGGATCGTTCAGGTAGCCCTTGTAGGTTATACGAATGCGGGTAAATCCACCTTGCTTAAACAATTAACGGCGGCAGATGTGTATATTCAAGACCAGCTGTTTGCCACACTGGATCCAACCTCTCGGACGATGGAACTGCCAAGTGGTAAAGAAATCGTACTCACTGATACGGTTGGGTTTATACAGAACCTTCCTCATGATCTGATTGCGGCTTTCCGTGCAACGCTGGAGGAAGTGAATGAAGCGGACCTTATATTACATGTGGTCGATGCATCGTCTGCAATGCGTGAAGATCAGATGAAAACGGTACACACCATTTTGCAGCAACTGGGTTCAGGGGACAAGCCTCAATTGGTATTGTATAACAAAAAGGATGCTTGTACACCGGAGCAACTTGAAATGCTTCCTTTGGATAAAGAGCATATCAAAGTGAGCGCTCTGGATGCCGATGACTTGCAGAAAATTCGGGAGCTTATCCAGGCTGAATTGACTGGTGACACGAAACGCTTCCGTATTCCGGCTGAGCGTGGGGATCTTACATCTGTACTTTACAAAATTGGTGATGTGGTTGAGACCACATTTGAAGATAATGATGTAATTTATGAAGTGGAACTGCAAAAAGGCGAATATGAGAAATTCGGTTATTTACTTGAAGATTTCATACAACTGTAA